TATAGTAGCAAGAACACGGTTGGTACATATGTACTATGTGTACGTGATAACGGAGATATAGTTCCTGTGTATACAGAGAACAACGCTAATACCTTCATGCATGCAGTGAGTGTCGGCCCTGATGGGGTACTACAGGATGTGGAAGGCAGTCCCTCGGCGGCTACAATCGAAATAGGCGAGTAGGGGGCTTGACAGGTCGGGCGGCCTGTGCTATACTGCGGTTGATGGGGCGGGGTTGATCCAGGCACACTGAGAGAGATCTCTGGGCGGAACCGCCCCATTAAGACAGTGTTAAGTTTGTGTCATAATATCGTGTATAACTGGCCAATAACATAGCTAGTAAAATTCTTAGGGAAGTAGAGCATTTATATGGGTAGGTAGTCCGGCAGAGGGCCGGGTCTGACTGTAAATCAGAAGGGGCAAAGTCCCCCCCTGTGGTGCGACTCCACATCTGCCCACTGGCAGGTTACTGCACGTACCTGCTTGGTGATACCTCCTTTCTCAGGGGGAAGAGACTTCCCCCTAAATATAAGGGCATAGCTCAACAGGCAGAGCGGCACTGTTACATAGTGCGTGTTGTAGGTTCAAGTCCTATTGTCCTTATTACAACGGTATAGCTCAGTGGTAGAGCAACCAATACCACAATACATATCTTTTACCAGTAGTGGTCGTGGTAGTGTGGTTATCAGATTAGTCTGCCGTAGGTTCGAATCCTACTACCGTTGTTTAGCAGTGATATAGCTCAATTGGCAGAGCACTAAAATATCCGTGGCAAACACTTGTCAGTAATGGCCAAATGCAATACGGTTATCAATTTGGGATTGAGAGGTTGTAGGTTCGAGCCCTACTATCACTGCCTGCAACTAAGATAAGTTAATTGGGAGATAATATACCATGGGTATATTGGTAAGAGTTCGAGTCTCTTTCTTAGTTGTTACTTACTAAGTAGCCGAATGCTCACCCCGTGTAAGCAGGTGGACAAGACACCGGAGAAAGATAAGCAGACTGCTGGAAGTCAAGTAGAGCTTCTGCCCTTTCTCGCACACATGACAGTCGGTGCAAATATAGTTGGTATTGCTGATGGGTCGTAACCGTAAATACTATATTATATATATATTCCGACCTTACACTAAAAGCTTTGATTACCAAGTTTGATAAACGGGGAATTTGGAATAGGCGGGTTTGGAATCACACATACCCCACAGTACTTAGTAGTAGGATGTGGTGAGAGCATATTAGATATACGTAGATTTAATATATTCTAGAACAGCAATAATCGTGCCTCCCGACATGAGGTCGCTCCTAGTCCCACGAACACGATTAGAACTGTTGTGGTGCAAATCCACAGCCACATTTATCTGGTCAATTGCAAGAGTATATAGGTAAGCCTCTAGTGGCCACTAAGCTTACTGATTATATGAGCACGTCTGCCTCGGAGAGGATGCTAAGCTAACATTGGGTACGGGGAAGGGTAGCATGGAATCTATCGCCAGATAGGGCACAATGGCGTGCCCAATGGGGGAGTAACTCAGTAGGAGAGTGCCACACCTGCAATGTGGTGGTCAAGGGCGCAAATCCCTTCTTCTCCATATCGTGGTATTCCTGGAACGGTCTGCCCCATACGCAACCTCTATAGATATCAAGTAAGTTGTAGTAGCGCAAGACGCAGGCACATAAAAAGGCATCCCCTGTGGCCACAGGGCGCTTGGGAGAGAGACCCTAAACTACCGTAGTAAGCTGTAAGCTACAATACCACGAATAGTGAGCCGTTGTACCTGGGTTACCCTGGAAATGTAAATATCCAGGTGCGATTCTTTGCTCACTAACCAACTGCCTCGTGGTTCATTGGTAGAACACATGGCTTTGAACCATGAGAAGATAGTTCGAATCTATCCGGGGTAATGCTCCATAGCTCAATGGTGAGAGCCCCTGCCTTTTAAGCAGGTAGTCAGAGTTCGAGTCTCTGTGGGGCAACTGGAGGCCAAGATGGTCAATTGCCACGTTTGTCATCATAAGGTTAAGCGAGTAATATGTGAATGCTGCCGTGGTGCGGGTGCAATCTTACAGCACACTCCGGGCCGTAGTGAAGACTACTATGAGCCCTGCACAGTTTGTAATGGCCAAGGTAAATATCTGCGATGCCCTCATTGTACTACTAAGCAATTTGAGATAAGGTAATATTATGGATGAACTAAATAAGTATATATTTGATGCAAATGCCTCTGGTGATCAATATACTAACGCTCTTTTTACAATTGAGCGCGGTTGTATGTCGGTAAATAGCCAAGAGGATCTCGATAGAATTATAACCTTCCTGGTAAGAGGAGAGCCTGCAAAGATAAGTGATTATGGGGAACTTATCTTTGGACCTGTTGATGATCTCTCTGGGTTCGATTTATGTAGAGCCATGGCATTCATACCCCATGTGTATGATGAGTACTTTGCTAGATATATAGAATATGAATTGAAGATTACTGCGCAAGAATACCATGAAATCTGTCAGGCACTTGTACAGGCATTAACTCAGCATAGTTGTTCTATGTGTTCATAATATTATGAGTATAATATTAATATTAGTAATATGGGGCAGCACTATCAAAGGAGAGCCTATTGCTAATGACCTAATGGCCTGGTATGCTAGGCAGGGCATCTCTGTAACGGTAGAAAATATTCAATATAGGGTCATCCCTAGTGATTCTTGTAAGGAACCTTACTGGTGGGCAACTATTCCAGAGCGGTCCCATAATTATGTCTACTTAATAGATATGCCCTGCTTATTCTACGGTAAGTATGTAGGAGTGGCCACTATCTCAGGTAATCTAGGTATGGTCAGACTTGGGCAGGGCTTCTCATATGTCCTAGTGCATGAAGTAGCACATATGATGGGGGCACATGACCGATACCTTAGTTATGATATAATGTCCATATGGGCAGACAGGGCCTATGCTCAAGATAGCATTAGCCCCACCACTTGGCAGGAACTTGGTGGACAAATAGTGTGGCTACCTTATATTAGATAATGGGCAAGTGCTTGGAATAGGAATACAGGGCGCACTTAAAATGCGCTGCCGCAAGGATTGTGGGTTCAAATCCCACCTTGCCCACTAGAAGGATAAACATTATGAATCATTGTGATACATGTATATATTGGCATAAGTTTACACTATCCATATTTAACAGATCTCCATTACCTATTGGGCACTGTGATATTCTCACTAATATAGGATTAGATGATAATAGACTTGGTTGGGCAATTAATCAGATAGGTCCATACGGTAAAGAAAACTTTGTTTGTACCCCTGATTGGTTTGGATGCCAAGAACATGTGCTGGGCTAGTGGTGCAATGGAAGACACGGCAGCCTCAAAACCTGTTTAATGTAGGTTCGAGTCCTACCTGGCCTACTTATAGGTATGCTTTTACAACATGGGGAAGTGTCGTAATTGGAAAACGAGCGCGGCTTAGAACCGCGTGCTGAAAAGTATGAGAGTTCGAGTCTCTCCTTCCCCATAGCAGGAGTTAAATTACTGACCCACTGGAGGTATCAGCTAAAGGTGAGGCTAGAACCCTTTCAAGGTTCCAATGGGGGTTCAATTCCCCCTACCCCCGCTAAGGAGATATTATGATAATAATATGCCAAGAATGTGGTGGTTCATATAAAGAAGTAACTTGTCCAGAGTGTGAAGGCTCTGGACTTGTTATTAAGTACTCACCAGGGTATGGTGATGAATATACAGTCTGTGACCTATGCAACGGCCTCAAAAAGGTAAAACGCTGTAGAGTGTGTGGAGGTATTTATGACAAAGGAAGAGGGTAAGATTAATGATTCTGCCTACCCCGGAAAAGATCAACATTCTAGTAGATTTCTGCATCTTGTGTGGTAAAGCGTTCGAGACTCCGGAGGAAGAATGATAATATATCTGGTGTTAAATTATGGACAGCCTGTAGCGGGATTTACCTCTGAAGAAGTGGCCAAGGCTTCTACTAAGTACTTTGGAAGTGAAGAGATAAGTATTCTCCCTCTAGAGGTAGATAAAGATGCCTATAGGTACCAAGATAAAATGTGGTATAGGGCTGAAGTAGACAGAAATGGTTGGTGCCCAACATACCTTGTAGATGATCAAGATATGGTTTATGAAAGGGCTGTTGTAGTTGATACCACAGACAGTGGCCCACGTGTTATATTCCATGTACTGGCCTCTTCTTGGGAGGAAGCCTGGCACGCAGTAAGGCGTATATTTAGGGAGGAATATTGGGATATTATACAGCATACAGTCTAAAATATGTAGAATATGTAGAAGGGGCACATCCAGATGATATGCCTATGGTGTCAGATGATGAGGATAATTCTATACAGAAGTATCTAGAAGATTATGAACTTATCTACTATTTTGATGATATCCATTCTTGGTATGATCACAGCATAGATATGAAGGCACTTAGTAGTGCTTTCCCCTGTGTGTTATTTATACTTGGGGGCCTTGGGGAAGAGAATGTAGATATGTGGATTAAGTATTACTGGGCCGGTAAGATGCAGACGTGCCAGGCACAAATAACATATCCACCATTTGACCCAAAGGAACTAAAGTAGTGTACAAGGTACATGTTACTCTTGCTAAGGATTTTATATATGAAGTAGAAGAATCTGTAGTTAGGAGAGGGCTAGCGTCTATCTTCGCAGTAGACAGAATGCTCAATAATAGAGAAGACTATGATTATGCGTTTGAGCAGGAATATAAAAGGATAGATGACGCTATTATAAAGGACTGGATTGCTAAGAACGATGTATCTTCCTTATTAAGACCACTTATTTACCTTGAACAGATACCACTGGTTTTTGAGATAGTATGCTAACACTATATATTGATGATATGGAACTAGTGTTTGATATCACAGATATAGTAAGTTATGAGTACTATGACGGGTGTACATATATACTTCTAGTAAATAGAATATCTTTTTCCTTTACAGGCTCAGATGAGATATATCAGTACCTAGTTAATTACTATTGGGAGGGCTTTTTATGAGGAGATACAACTTATGAGCATGGGGTACCATCTGTTACTAATTGCTGGAGCATTATATGAATCATATGATGAATATAGAGATACATTAAACACACGCATCCGAACAGCATATGCTATCTGTGAGGACGAAAGTGTAGATGAAATAGAAAGTGAACTGATGGATGATGCGTTGTGGGATCTTAATAATGAGTACGCCCTTGTTTCAGAGTATGACGAAGGTGTAGGATATTATGTTGGATTTAGAATGTATAGTACTGATGGCTATCTTCATGACCCTGATACAGACTTCTCTTCCTATGAAATAGATGTAGAGCTTGCTAATAGGCTCCTGGAAGAGGCCGAGGATATTCTTGGTAGGCCCACAAGTCTTATACTGTGCTTCCCATTCCGATGATATATTACTATGCACTCGTAATAGACGTTGATGGTCTGATAACCATAGAAGAGTTTGTAGATATTAATGTTGCCATGAAATATCTAGTTGATAGTGATGTTACTGATATTATATCTGAGATAAGTGGCCTGAGAAATGGAAAGACATTCAGGAAGAGGGGCTTTATTATTAAGGGAGAGAAGGTGCCTGTGAGATGGAAGACGGTACTTGTAGAGTGTCAATAGAATTTATTGTAGGCATAGAGATAACAGAAGATGAGGTTAATGAGCTAGAGACCTACTATGATCTATGGCTTCCTCTATACCGTGAGGGCTGTGGAGAGTTATGGGTAGCACCCTTTGGGAATGCTTGGGTAGTTGGCCGCACCATTAGAGAGACCACTAAGAGTCTACTCGATATTACAGGTTTTGAATACGACTGCTGTATCGAGTCAGTAGAAGACACTATTCACAAGTTCAATATAAAGGGTGCCTTCCCCTTCCTGGACAGGCCCGTGCGTTGCTATGTCGGTATAAATCCATACTGAGATCCTATACTCTATGTATCTATACCGACACGCTGGGGTTGTCGGTATTAATCCATAGACAGGGCAATGTCGGTATAATCCCATAGAAGATTAATATATACTATGGATTTATACCGACATCGGGACACGCTATGTACGAGCTAATCTAATAATTAGAGGTACTAAATGATTGAAGAGGTTGGGAACATCTGGGACAGGTATGATGCGGGACACATTATATGTGTTACCACTAATGGTTATGTGAATCAGAAAGGTATGGCAGTAATGGGCCGTGGTGTAGCCAAGCAAGCTTCTGACCGTTTTCCTAACTTACCAAGCCTCCACGGCCAGTTCCTCAGAAGTACAAGTGATTGGGCACACGTATATGAAATATTACCCCGCCTAGTTATCTTCCCTGTCAAGCGCGATGCAGGCCCCCCATCCCTCGGCATCATCCCCCACTTGCGGAATCGGTACGCCTGTGCTACAATGGTGCCAGGCTTCGCGCTACTGGCCGAGCTTTCCATCATAGGTTCCAGCTTAGTGAAGTTACGGTCCTTAGCGTTGCTGAATTCTTGGAATACTGTTTATCTGCCTCGCCCTGGCTGTGGTGCGGGCGGGCTGTCTTGGGAAGCCGTTAGACCACTATGTATTGAATATGGAGAATGGTTACATGTCATCACTATATAATTACTATCTTATAAATTCAAGGTCCTTTGGGCCGCTAAGTAGAGAGGAAGTTATTTCACTGCTTAATGGGAGGATGATATTGGGTGTTAAACTAGAAGATCTCGTTGGAGAGGAGCCTGTGGTAGGGGATAAATATATTACAGGTAAAGAGGGCGAGAGTATGTGTATATTCAAAGGTACAGTAGTGAACCCCATAACAACTTATAAGCAGGTTATTGAAACTGTGAGTATACCCGAATAATGAATAGCACATATTACGTTATTATTCATGGCCGTCCTGCAATATTTGTTGGGCCCTTCACTAAGGGAGAGTTAATAAACTTTCTCAATAACAAAGAAAGTGATAATCACTGGGGCATCGGTAAGTATATAGAGGGGCAGTGGATAGGCACCCTTCCCGTGAATAATGATTATCTTGATGGTGATCAGCATATTACAATACTAAAGGGTAAGTGTGTGTATCCTGATACTAAAATTTCTGTATCAGTTGTAGATGTGGAGTAACATATGTGCCTGCCAGATAACTATTATGTAATTATATGTAGAGATTGGGATCCACAGATTCTTGGCCCATATACTTTGGTAGAACTCAATAGGTTCTTCAATGATGAAGACGATGAGGGTATTAGTGATTTCCTGCCCGACTCAAGATGGGAAGATAGTTGTCCAGAGCATGGTAATATTCTAACATATGATGGTATTGATGGTGCTGGTATTGTATACGTTATACAGGGACTACCTGCCTCTGTAACAGAAGTGGGCCGAGTAATAAAGAAGGTTATGAAGGTAGTTCCATCTAAATGGACAGAGTAAAATATCTTGGATTCAGTCAATCTGACTATAAACTTAATATTAGAACTCGTCCATTAGACCCAAGGGTGGTCTCTAATTATTTTAATCATGATTTCATATGCCCGGTTTGTCGCGCACAAAATCCTGCCTTGGATCACGGTGAACAGGCCCCCTGCCCCAGGTGTAGCACACTATGGTTTGCAGCGGGTAACTCACTTAACGCTAGGGAAGATACAGTTCCTGTATATGCTCTAGAGTGGCTGTATGGTAATGCATTATGTGTATTATATAAATATGAGAATATCCAAGAGGATGAACCTTGGAGGCTCGATGAGGTTGAAATATTACCTCGTAAGAGAGCCCAATATAAGAGTAATGTAGGGTGCTTCTCAATACTAATATGTATTATACTGCTTATTATTATCTTCTAAAAGGATATAGAATGAATATTACTAACCTTGCCCCAATCTATGATGAACTGCTATGTGCAGGTGCTACTGATGTATGTGTAGTTGGTGGGGCCGTCCGTGACCACTTCCTTGGTATAGAATGCCTAGATATTGATACAGAGGTTTATGGACTAACAGCAGCCCAACTTGTAGAGACACTTCGTATGTTTGGCAAGGTGTCTCTTGTTGGTGAGAGCTTTCAAGTATATAGGCTAAGCTATAATAATTGCATTTATGACTTTTCGTTACCACGACGGGAGCGGAGTTGTGGTCCCTCTCATAAGGACTTCATTACTGAAGAAGATTCAGATATGACATATAAAGAAGCCGCGTCCCGTCGTGACTTTACCATGAACGCCATCATGTACTCTTACAAGAGCAAGACCTTTATTGACCTATATGATGGCATCCGAGACATGAAGTATGGAATCCTTAGGCGCGTTGGCCCTTCCTTTGCAGAGGACCCTCTGCGCGTACTACGTGGTATGCAGTTCTGTGGTAGGTTTAATCTACGGCCTGACATGGGTACCCTAGCCACTTGTCGTAACTTGGTACCCCAGTATTTCACACTAAGCCTAGAGCGAATCTGGGGGGAGTGGTATAAGTGGGCAAGTATGTCAACAGCACCATCTTCAGGAATATGGTTCCTGAGAGAGACAGGTTGGCTACAGTTTTACCCAGTACTCAATGATATATGGGGAGTTAAGCAAAACCCAAGCTATCACCCTGAGGGAACTGTATGGGATCACACCCTAGATGTAATTGATAGAATGATTCCACTTACTAATAATCTATCAGAGTCTGATAGAGCAATATTGATTCTGGCTGCACTACTACATGATGTAGGAAAGTCCTCTACAACAGCAGTTGGTGAAGATGGTCAAATACATAGCTATGATCACGCTAAGGTTGGTAAGGAACTTGCAGTAAACTTTCTTACGAGCATTGGCGCCCCTAGTTTATACCTAGAGACTATTCCTAATCTTGTAGCAGAGCATATGTTCTTTCAAGAGACCTTTACTATGAGCGCAGTACGAAGATTGGCAAAGAGACTATACCCTGCAACTATCTCTCAACTCTGTACTCTTATTACTGCCGACAAGGGTATACCTACCATTGGCCTTCTATCTATGGCTGAAGCTGAGAGAATCCAAGATAATGCTCCGAAGCCCCTTCTTATGGGTAGACATTTGATTGAGCAGGGAATGCAGCCTGGCCCAGAGATGGGTAAGATTCTGCGGGCTGCTTACGAAGCCCAGCTTGAAGGAGAATTTACAGACCTATGCGAAGCGATAGAGTGGTCCCTTTCCAAGATATAGAGGAACATTTAGTAGGTAGTCGATGTGCAGTGTGTGGGAAGCTTATAACTGCTGGTAATAAATATAATGTGGTTATTATACTCAATAAAGGTAGTGTAACAGTTTACTGTTCAAATAAGTGTAAGGAGAGCATAAATGGGTCTTGATGTAAGAGGTTATTCTAATATAGAACTAGTAGGGAGTATTAGTGAAGAGGGTTGGGAAGTAATATGTGATTCTGAACTTATCTATATGCATCCTTACTACATTGAAGAGTTCCCTGAAGCTACAGAAGGTCTCCAGGCTAAGGGATTGTACTTATATGGAGATACAGAGGACAGTAGGATTTCAAGCTACTCTGGCTATAACACGTGGAGAGATACTCTATCCCATGCTATATTGGGGGTTCCTGCTGAGACTGTGTGGGGAGACCCTGATGCTTTTGCAGGCAAGCCCTTTGTAGAGCTAATAAACTTCTCAGACTGTGATGGAATGATGGGAACAAAGGTTTGTGCAAAACTGTATGAAGACTTTATGAAGTATAATCCACGTATAGACATTATGGATGAAGATTGGTTTGTAGATATATATGAGATTTTCATTATGGTGTTTAATCTTGGTAGAAAGAATGGATGTGTGGAGTTCTGCTAATGACTCTAACATATGTTGATGGTGAAGAGTGGTGTGGGATATATATTAATAATGTACTTATTTATGAGAATCATAGTATAAGTATTATTAACTTTATAGATATTCTTATAGTGTAGATAAGATTGAGGTTAGAAAACTTACTGATATGGGCGAGGATATACTAGAATATAAGAGTCTCCCTACTAATCTATCAGATATGTCTCGTGAGGAGTATATATGATACTACATCTTCCAGTATCGGGCAGAGGGCGCCTTATAGAAGGGTTATTCTGGGTAACTTCACGAGGGACTCTCTCTATAAACACAGAAGATATAATAGCTGTAGAGCGTGGTAAGGACTATCTGTTAATATACATTAATGGTTATAACTCTCCTATAGAAATAGAGGATGTTACTCTATATATGACTCTAATTAAGTATCTGTAATAGGGGGTAGAGAGGATGCTAACAAAGGCACAGCTTAGTGAGCTAAAAAAGTATTATAGTAATCTTAGTGGCAGCGATCTTGGTAATTATGCTGTCTGTAATGAGGTTGACAGTAAACGGTTATATGGTCAAGGCTGGGATGTTCGCAGCAATGGGTGTACTGGGCGAGCAGACTTTGTGGCACACACATACAGCAAGGGTGATGCTGAGGCTATTGCATATATACTTAACATAGTTCCTATTATATTGAGAGATCTAGACGCTGGTCAAAAGTCTGAGTGCTACCAAACTAAAGTAGAAGAGATTGATAAACTTGTAGGTAGAGAGCTAGATGCTGCTGTAGCAGTGCGGGTATTTGGGCGACAAATTGCCTTAGGGTCTGAGCTACCTCAAAATGCGCTTGGGATAGCTGGGGGATTCCCCTGGCCTACAGAATATTATCAAAAGGTATATAAGTCTCTCTCCTGGGAAGTAGTTCCAATTTATAGCTATAACTGGATTATGATGGAATATGTTATTGAGAAGATAAATAAGATGCAGGATGTGGATGGACCTCTTAGTTTCACCATGGGAGTTGGAGTAGGTAGGACAGTTATAGTTCTTGGTGAAGAGGCAGAGAGGGGTGCAACAGTTGTTACAGGTCCATCTTCTACAGCCCTACCTATTGCGGTTGCTCGTGCTGCACTTAAAGCAGTGGCATATAATAACATCTATGAGATAAAGCAATGTTAAGTGGTGAACAGTTAACTAAGATTAAGAAGCGTTGTGAAAGTTGCACACAATGTGGTGGGAAGGGTTATTACTCCATAGCAGGCACCATGTCAGTCAGCAGTGTTCGCTGCCCAAATTGTGCAGACCTACGGGATGCCCTAGAAGAAATAGCAGGTCTACGTGAAGAAAATAGAAAGGTGTGGAAAGTAGTAGAAGAGGCTTATGAATTCAGGGAGTGGTCACGCAACTATTGGTGCTGGCCTATCTTCGGTCCATATAAAGACACTCCGGCAGAGGATCTTGATAAAGGATTAGCTGCTCTTGGTTATACTGAGAAATAATAATGGATATTCATATTTGTAACTATTGTATGCAGCTCTGTGATCCTGTGGATTGTGAAGGTGGTACTATCTTGTGGTGCAGTATGTTCAAACGGCGACAAGTGCCATTGCCGTCAGAAGGACTAACGAGAATATTGATACAAAGGAAGAGTGAGAGATGCACAAGCAGACGACTGAGCTAATCCAGTACGATGAGAATGGTGCCATACTACCGCCCGGATTCAGCCCCCTCCCCGATGGTCTGCGCACTGATGCACAGGCCGTGTTGGATAACCGCAATATGGTAATCGTGGCAGAGGAACCAGAGAGTGCCGCTCGTGAGCGTCTACTTAAGTGGGCACACCACAGCAAGCGTGCGGATAAGACAGCTAAGCGACTGCGTAAGGTTAGAAGGGAGGCTAACAATGCGGTTGAATGAGCAGCAGATAGCTAAGGCGCAGGCACAGTGTGAGAAGATGGAAGCGGCGTGGCAGGCACGTCTATCTCTCGGTGAAAATGGTGATATGGATGAAGCACTGAGGGCTAACAACCGCCTTACCAATGCCCGACTTGAAGCATGGCGTTATCTGCCTGATGCTCTTATTGATCTGGCCGAGTTGCATGAGGAGAACATGCGGCTGCGGACGGCACTGGACGAAATCCGGCCCTTCATGGCGTTCCTGGATCATGCGTTCTGGCCGGCCTTTGATGAATACCCAAACACCGCTGGCCTGGTCGCCGCCCTACCCGCCGCCGGGTACGGGAAGGAGGGGAAGTGACGTTTCTTCTACCTTGGTCTGCTCTGCTCGCTTCGTTGGCCTATGACGATACGGAAGAGGAAGAAGAAGAAGTGCTACCAGTGCCTAACCTGAACGTGTCATTGATGCACCACCGGCCCAACGATGAAGAGTGGTATCTAAGATATAGCAAGCGTAGGGACATAGATCACGGCGAGTCATTGTACGCCGGGTACGGACCAAAGGTGGTCGAGATCGACCAGGAGGGGAAGTGAGCGAGAATGAAGCACATATACTAGCTGTAACACTGCGTAATTATGGTTATGATGCCCGTGCTCACCCTTGTGGAAACTCACCTGAGACGTGGCATGTGGCATTATATGGTACACCTGATATGGGTCTGCTAGAGCAACGTATTCACGACCTGGAGGCGCAACTAGCCGCCGCGAATGAGAGGGCATTGACGGCTGAGGGCATGCTCGCCAGCCAGGCCAACGGTGCAACCTGGATGGCCTACGAGATCGCAGAACAGACGGAGCGGACCAAGGAAGCCGAGGCCGACCGCGCCACACTGGCCGAGGCGCTGAGGCAGGCGGGGGCCGATGCTGCGGTCATGCGGGAGGCACTAGAAGAATTACGTTGGGTAGATGATTGCGATGAAACATGCTGCCCCACAGGTTCACATTCCTGTGCAGGCTGTCTAGCACCAGAGAAGGGGCTAGAAACTGGAATCTGGAAACATGGTCCTAACTGCCCTGTGAGCAGAGGGCTCGCCCCCGATAGTGGTAAGAGACTATTGGCAGAGATCGCACGATTACAGGAAGTGGAACGAACATTTAATGAGTGCCAAGATGGATGCCCAGCATGACTGGAGAAGTTAGATGAGTAATCAATGTGAGGAGTGTCGGGCTAAGCTTACCGCACAAATAGCCTTTGCAAATAAGAGAGCAGAAAAGGCAGAACAAGATTTAGAGTTAGCTTGGAAGAGTTGGCCTGAGCAGCAGCAAATAATATTCTCTAGTAAGGACGACTGGAGAGAACGTGCTGAGGAACTTGAAGATAAACTAGAAATATCTCAGAGAGAATTAATCTTAGTAACTGCTAAGGTTGCAACTATGAGGGCAGTACTAGAGAGTCTGCCGAGTCAGGCAGCTATTTATAAAGCTCTTGATCCTGATACTGGTAAAATGCTATTAACCCGCTTAGAGCAAGCAGAGTATATTATAAATAAGATCAAGATTGCAAACGATGTAGCAACTAATGATAGTTATTTTAGGCGTATAGTACATAGATTACTTGTGGACTCCTTGTTTTATGGTGATACTATTGGTCATGTGCATAAGTGGGTGCCAACTAAGGATCAATCTGAGTATTGGCTAGAATGTGAGTGTGGGGAAGCATTAAATTCTCGTGATATGATGAATGAGATATTAGCAGGAGTTTAGTATATGAGTGTGTTTCAAATTATCTTCTATGCAATAATTATGATAGACATTGGTTATATACTTGCTAAATGGGGAGAGGTTCCTAAACAGAAATTTGGTATAGGTCATATTATAGCTGAACTCTCCTTTGCAATACTACTAACACTAGCAGTTAACCATGGATGTTAATAGTACGATTAAAAATAGTATTAACAAGCTGATGAAAGAGGCCCTCTATGGCCAACCTCCAGTAGAACCTGAGAAGCCGCGCCTAACTCTAGATATACTTAACAACACTCTCCTTAATCTAAAGAGAGAACTGCTACTGCAAGACCTAGTAATAGATATGTGGTCTATACTGGTAAAAAGACTATTCGTTAATAACTGGGCTATCTTCATGATAGATGATATATATGGTAAGTATATTATAGCAGTCTCTCCTGACCACTTAGAGTCTACACTTCTTATGACTAAGGATAATTATGAAACTAAAACTTATTTCGGACTTTACTGATTATTATGATCACTGGTTTGACACTAATGGTATTCCATTCTATAGAATGGCAGATGATAAATCTTATGATCGTCGTACTGCTTTTAGAATCTTAGAGGAACTTGGCCTGCGAGTGCCAAGGTATGGTAGCATAAACCTAACCTCTTGGGAAGCTAAGGAGTTAGTGATTTATACTAATGAATATTGTCATATAGGAGAGGGTAAACTTAAGGTACAGATGGCCCACATTCCCCCTGCCTTACAATACTCTTTCGCTAGTGAATATATATTAGGTTACCGTGGAGTTAGCTATCGTCTACTATATATAGGTAATAAGACCTTCTGGTTAAAGTATATTTCGCATAATGATTGGAGATCTAATTGTGGAGATTGTGCGGTTGTGTGGCACACAGAGGCTACCCCAACTATTCCCAGGCGCCTCCCTCTGCCACTCTATGCAATAGACTTCGTTATAGATTTATCTGGAACATTTTATGCAATAGACCTGAACCTTGCTCCAGGGCTATCATATACGCCAGTACAGGACTATTTTACTGGGAAGGGAATAGTTAGTATGCTGTACGAGTTCTATAATTGACAGGTACGCCCGTATCTGCTATAATACTATAATCTGACTTTGGAGGAACGAAATGACTTATCTTAATTCCTATTCTACCAAGACCACCCCTCAGAATGAAGCTGTGCCAGGCAAGAATACAGTGCCAAATAATGCTGGTGGCTTCGCATTCGCTATTGACAAGTGGCAGCGGCTACACCGCTTTCTCATTCTTGGTGGTGAGGGGGGTACTTACTATGTAGGGGAGCGTAAACTAACGGTCGATAATGCTAGCAACGTGATAGCATGCATTGAAGAGGATGGTGCACGAGTAGTCTCTACTATTGTGGATGTTAGTAATCGTGGCCTTGCTCCTAAGAATGATCCAGCATTATTTGCATTAGCACTCTGCTTCACATTCGGTGATGTACAAACCAAGCATCTTGCACAGGATGCTCTGCCAAAGGTTGCTCGTATTGGTACACATCTATTCCACTTTGCTGCCTATGTAAATAATATGCGGGGCTGGGGTAGACTCCTACGTAATTCTGTGGCAGATTGGTACCTAGAGAAATCAACTAAGGATCTAGTTTACCAGGTAATTAAATATCAGTCTCGTGATGGCTGGTCACATGCTGACCTTCTTCGTTTATCACACCCGCGCACAGAGGACCCTACTCGTAATGTTATCTTTAAGTGGGTTGTTGATGGTTGGCAAGAAGATTGGCATGAGGCATCTACTGGCTTTATAGGAACAGTCGGCAATGTTCGTAATGTTAATGGAAAGATAATCTCTACTATCACTAGGGCAGAGCCTGGTGTTAGGTCTGAGCTTTATACTCTTGAAGCTGTAGAGCAACTTAAGTCAATGACAAACTCTGCGGATGTTATAGATACGATTATTAACTTTAACCTTCCTCGTGAGGTCATACCTACACAGTGGCTAAACGATACCCTGGTGTGGGAAGCTCTTCTTGAGAAGATGCCACTGACAGCTATGATCCGTAATCTTGGCAAGATGACTGAGGTCGGGCTTCTTACTCCACTATCTGCTGCTAGTAAGAAGATTGTAAGTGAGCTAGATAATATAGATCATATTAAGCAAGCAAGGTTGCACCCACTATCCATTCTAGTTGCACTTAACACATATGCCGGTGGTATGGGTATTCGCGGCCACTTGACATGGAGCCCTGTCCAGCAGGTAGTTGATGCACTAGATGGGGCATTCTATAGTAGTTTTGGCACCATCACACCTACTGGTAAAAACACAATGTTAGCACTAGATGTTAGTGGTAGTATGGGTGGGCCTGAACTAGCAGGAATGCCTGGTATCTCACCACGAGTTGGTAGTGCTGCAATGGCACTAGTTACTGCTAATGTAGAGAACCAGTATATGATTACTGGATTTACAAACGGTACTAACTATAATGCAGGTATTATGCCACTAAAGATTAGTCCGAAGCAGCGTCTAGATGATGTAGTAAGATATGTTAGTAATCTACCGTTTGGTGGCACAGACTGCGCCTTGCCAATGATCTATGCAATGAAAAACAAACTGCCTGTAGAAACATTTGTTATCTATACAGACAGCGAAACTTGGGCAGGTTATATTCATCCTTTCCAGGCTCTAAAGCAATATCGAGATGCCCTGGGTATCCCTGCAAGGTTGGTTGTTGTTGGTATGACGGCTACAGAAATATCTATTGCTGATCCTAGTGACGCCGGTATGATGGATGTTACCGGGTTCTCAACAGATACTCCTGAGGTTATCTCTATGTTTAGTAGAGGGGAAATCTAAGTGTATGTTGTAATGATAGTAGGTAAGAGGCCCGTAGTAACATATGTAAGTGAGAGTCTAGAAGAAGTGGATGCAGAGGTATATAGATTACATTCTATAGTATATGCTATTCTTGCTATAGAAAGTAACTATGCTAAACTTCTCGCTATGCTACGAGCACGATGGCGCGCACAGGGTTTCCATGATAAAAAACAACAGGAGAACAGACGGGATAGGCTTATATATAGGATGGAAGATGAGATCAGTTCTCTTCTACGGAGAAGTAATCTTAGAGATGTTTCAAGAGATATGATGAATATTGATAATATTCGTAGTGTTAGTTTTATGCCGGGAGAGGTAGTTCCTAGCTATGATGTAACAGATTGGGTAGCAGATGAGAGTATTTATACTAGCAAACACTAATACTGGGCTAGAAGAAATTCTAGCCCAACTAAGTAAAGAAGATGATACAATAATCTGTGACTTAGATACAAGGGCTGGCTTAGCCGCTGGGGTACGCGCTGTAGCTGAGGGGTACAAGATAGACTGTACCCCTGCGGACTTCTACCACAGTGGTGCTACTACTCACAAAGATCTGATGATGGGCCTAGACCGTGATATACAGGTAATAGAAAGTAGACCAGATAAGGTATTCATTTTAGGAGAGAGTGATGTCTTTAGACAACTAGCTTTCTTTGCACTAAAGTTGAAGATACCTGTGGAGGTAATAGTACATGAATGTTGAACTTCTAGTATATACACCCTGCCCTGAAGAGCTTATTGAGCGTGCATATAGAATATGTTGGGGTACAGATAGTAATGAGGTTACAAGAGATTCCTTTATTAAGCGCTGTATTGGTCGTGAGCATGAGACTCCTCTAGAGCATGCTAGCGCTACCTTTTATATTAGTGGGGTTAGTCGGGCTCTTTTAACACAGATTACTAGGCACCGTCTGGCAAGCTTTAGTGTGGCTAGTCAAAGATACATAGCAGCAGATAAATTCTCCTTTATAGGTATTCCTAGTATGAGTGGTACAGCACATTTAGAAGAAGCACGTCTGATATATGACATGCATATGCGTAATCAGCAGCATGTGTATAGTCAACTACGTGATCTGGGTGTACCAAAAGAGGATGCAAGAATGGTGCTGGGCCAGGGTACAACTACTGAGTTTATTATGACTGCAAACTTCCGTGAGTGGCGGCATATTATAAACCTCCGTTGTAATAAAGAAGCACAGTGGGAGATTCGAGAGGTTATGAAAGAGGTTCTTAGACAACTATATGGCATTGCACCAGCAGTATTTGGTGACCTCCAAGAAAAGTTCAGTGGCTAGGGTTATAGTCTGTGGTGACAGGAACTGGGAAGATAGTGGTAAGATACTGGGGAGGCTCACTCGTCTCCCCAGTGATACTACTATAATCTCTGGCCACTGTCGTGGTGCAGATAAACTAGGAGAAGCCTCAGCAAAACTGCTGGGCTTAAAACTTGAGGTATACCCCGCATATTGGAAGGAAGAGGGAAAGGCTGCGGGTGTGCTGCGTAACCAACGTATGTTGGATACTGGAGCAGACCTTGTTATAGCATTTCATAGTAATATAAACAGAAGTGTGGGCACACGGGATATGCTTACCAGGGCTACTAAGGCAGGGGTGCCCACGGAGTTAATAAGATGATAACTAGAGAAGAAGAGTTGTTGGCTATAGAGAGAATAAAGGAGCTTGATATAACCGAACCCCTCACCCTGGGAGAGATTGCCACAAAAGCAAGAATAAGTTTCCAGGCGGTAGGGCGAGCGGTTATTTGGCTTATAGGTACCCACCTAGCTTGGGCAGAAGATAGAAAGCTAGTGAAGGTATCTTGACATATATATGATATATATGGTATAATTACTGTAGGAGTGAATATGACAACAGTAATATATCACAATGATATAGATGGCTTCTTTGCAGGTATGGCAGCCTGGAAGAAGTTTGGAGAGGATGCAATATACTTGCCACTAGATTATGATAATTATTCTATAATACCACCTCTTGAAGGGTGTACAGTTTATATACTAGATTTATCATTACCTGTAACTATAGTAGATGAGATAGAGTTAGAGTGTGATAAAGTAATAATTATAGATCACCATGCTAGCACTATTGATACTCTTGGCGAGCGTGATTATGTAAAAGTAGATGTGGAGTGCTCAGCAGCAGTCCTAGCTTGGAAATACTTTCATCCTCATAGAGACATACCTTGGTTATACTACTATGTACAAGATAGAGATCTATGGTATAATGAGTTAGTAGACACTGAAGAGGTAAATGTCTCAATAGAGAGCTACCCCAGAGAGTTTATAGTCTGGGCACCGATGCTTAAAGAACCTATAACCAGGTTTGCCGAAGAAGGGGCTATTATTAAGCGTTATAAGAACGCACTGGTGGAGAGGATTCTTAGCAATGCCGAACCCGCAATACTTGATGGGTATGCGTGCCTTATGGTAAACTCTCCTATACTACAATCTGAGTTAGGCGGTGCCCTAGCAAGTAAGGCAGATATTGGAGTGGTTTGGTATAAAAATAAGAGGAGAGAAGTAGTTTATAGTTTAAGAAGTATAGAAAAGGATGTTAAATCTATTGCCAAGAAGCACGGCGGTGGTGGGCATCTCCATGCTGCCGGATTCACTTGGAAGGAGTAAACTTGTGCTTACATTAATATGGTGGATCGCCTGCGTTCTGATGGGTGAAGCGGGTGCTATTGGAACTACAGGCATGTATATGTGTGCTGATACTATGCTCGTTCGCTATGCAGAAACCCCAGACTGGAACACAGTGCTGGATGCCTATTATGCTTATGATTCAGAGCCCTCTGAGGCTGCCCTGCAAATTGCAGCACAGGTGGTACGACGCCCTTGGAAGCCACTGTTGAATTGTCGCTATGCGTACAGTGCCCATGACGTGCAGAATGGATGGGAACCCGGTAAGTATCAAATTACCGCTAATGGTTTAACGCTTCATCTTAATGACCATTATCCAGGAGGGTAGCAGTATTGAAAATAGTTAGAGAAGTAGATGACCTACCGAGGCATCTAATTGGTACAGAGTTTGCCTTTGATACAGAAACTACTGGTCTCAACTATGGAACATTTAAAGTAGTAGGAATCAGCCTTGCAAATAGTTCAGATTCATATTACATTCCAGTTATAGATATAGAGGGTGCAATACCAATTAATGAATTAAGACCTTTCCTTCAAGAACTATTTAGCAAGCCAAGTACTGCTATCGCACATAATATGAAGTTTGATATAAAGGCACTAACAAAGTTAGGTGTAGAAGTATTGTGTGATATAGAAGATACTATAATTGCTAGCTGGTTACTGGATGAACGTAAGGATAAGCATCGTCTAAAAGATTTAGCAGTAGCGAAGCTTGGATTAGACGCCCCTGAGATAGAGTTCAACAACAATGGTGCACTAGATTATGCTATGAATAGGGTAGGGGCTAAAGAAGGACAGTTAGGATTACCTTGTCTAGGTGACCTTGGCTATAATCGTATTCTAGCAAAGTATGCTGCCGCAGACGCTCTAAATACATACCTACTATGGTTTGGTTATTTTAAGCCCAACTTAGATAGATTTCAAACTCTATATCAATATCTAGATAAGCCCCTTATTAGAGTACTAGCAAAGATGGAGATGAGGGGTGCATATATCGACGTACCACTATTAACCCAGTATGCAGAGGAAGTAGAACACGTTGCTATACCAAAGATTAAAGATAAGATATACCATCTAGCAGGCACAGAGTTTAATATAGATTCTGTAGTAGAGTTAGGACATCTATTATTTGATGTACTAAAATTGATTAGTGTGAAACAAACAAGTAAGGGTAAGAGGTCTGTAGACAAAGAAGTACTAGAGGAATTACAGCATCCTCTTGCTGAAGCAGTGCTTGAATATAGAGATCTAAAGAAGTTACTGAGTACTTACTTACTTCCCCTTATTACAAACTCAGTAGCTGGTCGTATCTATGGCTCTCTCAATCAGATTGGAACCGTTACCGGCCGACTATCAAGCGATTCTCCTAACCTCCAAAACATAAGTGCTCATCGCACAGTCTACAACATTCGTAAAGCATTTATAGCACCCCCTGGCTATAAACTAATAATTGCTGATTATTCAGCACTAGAACTGCGTGTCTTAGCACACTTTCTAATAGAATACTTAAATAGTGATGGGGCACTTGTACAGGCATTCAAACAGGGGTATGATGCCCATAAATATATGGCAAGTCATCTATATAACATGCCAATGAGTAAGATAAGTGATACCTTGCGAAAGCGTACCAAATCTATTACCTTCGGTATATGCTATGGTATGGGCCCAGAAAAACTCCACAAAGAGATTGGAGTGTCCTACCAAGAGGCCCGTGATCTGCTAAATAAATATTATGACACTTTCTCAGACATAAAAGACCTACAAGACCTGTGTGTGCACTGGGCTATGCAGAGAGGAGTAGTACAAACCTTACTAGGGCATCAGCGCAGGTTCCGAGGTGACGATAAAGAAAGCCCACAGACGCAGGCCATGAATGCCCTTATTCAGGGCTCAGCGGCTGACATTGTTAAACTAGCCCAATTAAAGATAGATAAACTATTACCAGATGGTGCTTACCAGATTATCCAGGTTCATGATGAGATATACCTAGAAGTAGAGGATGGCTTAGAGGAAGAGGTAGCAAGCATAGTAAAGACTTGTATGGATACTGCGTATCCCCTACATATATCATTAGTAGCTACACCAATTATATGTAGTAACTGGTCAGAGGCTAAGTAAAACAAATAATACTAAATTAGTATACTACCCAAGGCACTCAATCTGCCTTGGGTATTTTTTTGTCCAAAAATATAGCACATTTCACATAGATTATATGATATAATATAAGTATATACTTATATAGGAGTTATTATATATGGTTGATTATGAAACTTATGGGCAGGCTGTAGATGTAAAACGTAATCCTGCTAAATTAGAAGGTGGTATCACAGAACTTGTTGGTATTAATGAACAGATTGATCAAAATGATTATAGTGGAAGTGTTGGGGTAGCTCTTACAGAGACAACTTCCGGTCTAATAGAATACTTTAATTTCTATGCTACAGAGGCGGGCACAGGTGCCATTCAGGACAGTGCTGGCAAACTGATTATCTTTGATGGGGACCCTTCAGTAACTTCTGGTGATACGGCGCTCTCAGCAGCAGCCTGGGCAAAGGTGCTGGGCATTGTGGACGTGCAGGCAGCGGATTGGGTAGTGGACACGGGTGGAGGTATGGCCGCAGTCGCAGACCAACCTATACCATTCCACAGTCTCGCTACACTATACTTCTCTTGGAAGCATTTAGATGCTACCGCACTTAACGATGGTGCTGGTGATGATGAGAAGCTAGAGTTTAACTTCTGGTATACTCCTTGTAACTAATAGGCAAGCAGTAGGGGGGACTAACCATCCTCCCTATTTTTTTGCCTAAAATTATTTCAAATACTGTTGAATTTCTTGACAGGATGTGATATAATATAAGTATGATAGTAACGATTAAACTAGAGAACAAGTTAGAAGAAACTGTAGACAATCTGTGTGAGAAGTACCGTACAACTGCTCCTGATCTATTCCGAGCCTATGTGGTCTGGTTAGCTATGAATAATATACCCAAAGGGTACCCACGTAAGGTAGTACAAAGTAAACATGCTACTCCAGAAGACTATGCAGATGAGAATACAATGATATTAAATCCTGGAGAGAACATAAAGTTTCCTGCTATTCTTGCAGAGGAATTATTAGAGATAGTTAATAATGAGTAATGATATACTGCTTCAGGAACTAGAGCTATTCACAAATAAAATAATAGAGAAGAAAGATAACATAATATCTTTTGAAGATTACTATGATACCGTCTTTGGAAGAAGTATACCAAGCTTCTGGAGAGATACTGTACGTGAGATGCCTAATATCCCTCGATTACTCATCCTGTTACCTCCTGGGCACGCTAAGACCACAACTATGGCTACATATGCTGCTTGGTGCCTTGGTACTAAATATCATACACGTATAATGATTGTTAGTCACAACAGCAGTCTTGCTAGTGATATTATGAAATATGTATGTAATATCTTAGCGAGCCCAAGATCAGAAGATATATTAGGTAAAGTTATACCAGAAAATACTAAGACCACAGGGCAAGCTTGGACACATAATAAACGAGTACTATATTATGATCCCTTACACAAAGACCCCAATCTTATTTCTTATGGTATAGGGGGTGGCATACTAGGGTATCGTGTAGACTTGATATTATGTTTTACACCTGACACAAACATTAGTACGATTACGGGCTTGGTGCCGATAAGTAAAGTCAATCTTGGTGCTAGGATATATACATGTGATGGCAGTATTGGTACGGTAGAAAAAGTGTTCCAGAGGAATTATACAGGTGAATTAATAACTATTAAGGCGCACGGGTGGCCGATTCCCTTGCGTGTGACACCAAATCATCCTCTATTTGTATTGCGTAGAGACCGTTGTTCACTTCCTCGTGGCACTGCGCTAAATCGTTGGTGTTGGGAAAACTGTATTCATGAACGTAGAGGCACAAGATCTTGTCATCTCTGCTATAATAATTATGAGATAGAAAAGGTTCCAGCAGGTAATCTTAAACCTGAGGAATACTGTCTTGTACTCCCGCGTAAGTTGGAAACAGAGCGTGTTGGGCCCCTCATCCCAGACACATATTGTAATTGGAATAGACCATTTAATTATACTAATTCAGACTTCTGGTGGCTGGTAGGGTTATACTTAGCAGACGGACATAAAAGCGGAAGTCAAGTAGTTATTAGTTTAAATAGTGAGAAGGACAAAGATATTATTAATAAGGTCTGTGCTGTGGCCAATAGCACCCTTGGGTGTAAAACAAGTATACAACCACACGGAACTGTCACAACACTACATATACATTCTGCTAGGTTCACAAGATTTCTTGGACAATTTGGAAGAGATTGCTATAGTAAGTACATTCCCCTAGAAATAATTAATTGGTTAGACAAAGAATCTGCACGGGAGCTTATACGAGGTTATGTAGACGGCGATGGTTGTGCAATGTCACACCAGTCTGGGTATAGAGCAATTTCTGTATCCTTAAATCTACTATGGTCATTACGTCAGTTAGGGTTTAAATTTGGTTGGCCATTATCTGTTATGAATGTCTCAAGCAAACACGCAGATATTGGGGGTAGAAAAATACATAGCACTGCTAATAAGTGGGAGATACGAATTGCAGGTTGGGTGCTAGATGGTGAGCAAGGTAAGAGTAAATATTGGTTCGATGAGAAGAACGTATATTTACCAATAAGCAGTATATCTACTAATATATATTCTGGCCTGGTGTATAATCTCAGTGTTACCCCAAATCACACCTACATAACTGCTCAGGTAGCGGCAAAGAACTGTGATGATCTAATAACACAAAAGAATACTCTCAGTCACACTATGCGACAACAGATTACCCAAACATTCTGGGCTGAGCTTCATAAGCGTGTAGACCCAGGTGGCCAAGTAATCTTAAGCGGTAGTCGTTTCTACACGGGTGATCTCTATGAAGATATAAAGAAGAACCCAGATTGGAAGATAATAGAAATGGCTGCCCCAGTAGATAAGCCATTGTGGCCAGAGTTTATAAATAGTGAGCAGCTTCGTAAAGAGAGTGAGAGTAACCCACTCTTCTACCGCGCTCAATACTTGCAACAGCCAATTGCCCCACAAGCCTCCCTCAATCCAGACTGGTTATCTTTCTACCTAGAAGAAGTAACCCCGGAGTCCTTAGTCTATTATATTGGTGTAGACCCCTGTGATAAAGAGGGTGGCTCAGATGAATTTGCTGCTGTTGTGATAGGCCAAGATAGTTTAGGTCAAGGATATGTTGTTGATATACTAACTGGCCAATATGGATTAGAAACACAAGTAGCTATAGTTAAAGAGTTATCAGAGTTATATAGACCTGCATTGATAAATGTAGAGGATAGAGGGGGACTCCATGCTCTTATTGCTTCCGCAGTTACCTCTTATGTGCGAGCTTCGGCTAGCAGTATACCCAAGAGCATCCGAATACAACTATTAGCAGAAAGATTTAAGGCTAAAAAAATACTATTACCTGCTAATGTTGAGGAGGGCGGGTACCTTCCAACCTACAAATCAGAATTATTTATAAAACAGTGGTTAGCATTTACTGGTAGTTCTCGTGATGATATATTAGATGCTACAGAAAAGGCGTATGAAGGAATGACTGTTGGTGGGGAAGCCGCCACTGAGTATGAAAATACAGCAGTCAATTATGGAGAATTAAAAAGAATTACAGAAGGAGTATATGGTGGGCAGGACTCAACATTCTCGGTTAGCAGGCTATTCGACAGCAGCACTCGTAGACTTTTCTCAGACAATAAATATAGCTGATAAATATATTGTTGGTGAGTTAGTTGGTGGGGGCAGTTATGTAGTTATTGCTGACCTTAATAATATGGTAAATGGTGATGTATTAGAGATAATGGTAGAAGTACCTATTAATGATTTCTGGAGAGTTTTTTGTTTAACAGAATTAACTAATAAGCAGACAGAACCTGCCTATATGCTACAGTTTAATTATGTAGAAGGAGTGCGTGTTACTTTACGGATGAAGTATGGTAATCCACTGTCTATATATGCGCAGATTAGGAGATTATAATGCCTTGGATAAATCAGCAGAAGCAGATAGTTATATATGAGGCAGAGGATACTAGTAATCATAAAGATGGTGATTCACACCTGTTTCTTGCAATAGGCGGTAGCGGTGTAACACTGCCACTTGATCCTGAGAAGCAACAGCAGGCCCGTGAATTAAGTTTAGATTACTACTATACTAACTTTATCTATCATAGGATGATAGAGATATTAGCGGATTTCGTTGTTAGTGCTAACTTTACATTTACAATACAACCTGAGCAGAAAGCTGGTAAGAGTCAGCAAGTTATGGAAGAGTTCTGGACTGGGCACCCTAATAAGATATCTGAAAGCCTACGTAAATGGATATTAGAATTATTAGACACCGGCGAACTACTCTGGGTATTTGATGTAAACAATATTAGTGGAAAGACCTATGTAACCACTGTAGGTAGTACGGCTATCCTAGAAGTTACTCCACAAAAGTCAGATTATCGTAAGCCGGGTAAAGTTGTAGTAAGCACGGAGAGTGGCACTAATAAAGAGTATGAATTACTTAGATATGATGCAGTTGTAGATAAGATTATTGGTAACTCTTTCTATCTATCATTAAATAATATTGGTGATATGTTGCGTGGTGTTCCCTATTTATGCTCTGCATTAGATTGGGTTGCAGAACTACAAGCCTATCTATTTGCTAAGATGCGTGGTAGTGCTTTCAAAGACAGTGTATGGATTGATGTAAATTTAATGGGTAAGTCAGAGACAGATATTAAGAAGTTCCTTGCGGATCGCAGTAGGCAGCCACCCCCGCCTAATTCTCTCATTGCCCATAATGAACGCGCCACATGGTCAGTGCTCTCTAGTAGTAGCACCAGTGCTGGTAGTAGTGAGGTCAGTGAATTCTTCCTTCAACTAGCGCTCAATTGCGCTGCTTTGACTATGGATATATTTACAGGCAGCCCTGCTCGTAATATCTCTGAATCTACTAACGCAGGAATAAAAGCTATAGAAAACGTACAGCTATACTTAGCCTCTTGCTTTGAAACCATACTAACCTTCGTTATACAGAATAGTGTAGATAAGGGAGCTATTGGTAAGCGTAAGTATGTGGTAAAATGTAATACACAGAAACTTGGTATTAAAGATATACAAAGAGTTGCTGGTGCAGTTGCGCGTCTATTGGATGCTTATGGAAGGGCTCTTCAGTCTGGTATTATTAGTGACGAAGAAGTTAAGCCTATTATAGGTATGTTGAATACTATGATAATGGATGAGAGTTAACATGAGTGTTGTTGCAGTAGCAATGCCTAGACAGGAATTTACAAATATAGCCTCATGTTGGGACAGCAGAGTGCGTGTAATGGAGGGTACTAAGAATCATAGAGTAATTCCACTATATAATAGCGGTACCCTCCTATCCGCAAATAGAAACGGACTAATGGCTAAAGCACTATCATATCCAGATGTAGAGTGGGTACTATGCTTAGACACTGATATGTACTTCCCCCCTAATTTAATAGATAAGATGATAGAGCGTGCAGAACGTAATAATATAAAGGTTCTATCTGGAGTCTACTTCAACCGAGACCTCGAATTCATGCTACCAGTAGCCTCTAACTATATTGGAGAAATACTAGGTATTCCAACCTTTATGCCTATAAGTGATCCAATATGGAATTTTATAAAGAAGCATGGTTTTGATAATATAGATAATCAGTGTGCATACTTTGATGCATCAGATGAAGAGGCACTACTGGAGATTGGTGGGTGTGGTGCAGGATGCTTATTAATACACAGATCAGTACTTGATAAAATAGGTAAAGATTGGTTCTCATTCAAAAGAGATTGCTCAGAAGATTACTATTTTTGCTTAGCAGCCACTGAGGAAGGCTTCAAGATATACCTAGATATGTCTATCCAGTGCGGACATTTAACTTCCCAAGCAATAACCTTTAGAGATTTTATGGAGATCCACAGAGAAGATGAGGTAATGTTCAGAGCAAGAGTCTTGCATAATCACATGGTTACTGCTGCTCGATACTTTAATACAGACTATGAGGGTCTTAATCAGCGCATATGTGAGAATGCTAAGACATTACATACTACTTGGAAAGAACTTGGTTTAGGAATACTTAATACTGATGCATATATATTAGACCAGCTATCATGGGCTACCAGCCCCACATTTGCTGGAATAATACATGATGCCTATTCGACAATCATTACCCCAAAGGGTGAGGGTAAGGCATTAATCTTTGGTGGTGGTATAGGCACGGAAGCTGTACTGTTAGCAAGCCGTGGCTGGAATGTAACACACTATGATATATCGGATCACTTACTAAGATATGCACAACTATATGCAAGTACTGTACAAGCGCCTGGCACTATCACTTTTACAAACTTTTTATCAGGTAAGTATGATATAATATCTATAATAGATGTTCTAGAGTATGCTCCTAATCCTAAGCAAATATTATCTAAACTCGTAGATAAGAATCTAAAAGAGGGGGGGATACTTATAATTGGTCTATCACAAACAACTAGAAGAGATTTTATACACACAGATCTTACTCATAACTGGGAAGTAACCATAAAAGATCTATCAATTAAACAACTTTCTAAATATGTGTACCAGAAAGTATAAATTTTTACCATTGATGTGCTATAATAATAGTAGGGGAGAAATATATAATGTATGAAGAGATAACTTCTACAATCAAAGAAATACTGGGCATACTCCCTGAGGATGCACAGGAACCTATAACTTCTATAAAGGGATACTTAGGAACCCTAAAAGAAGTAACTAGCAATGACCTAGTCTCTTTATTTGATGCTATTACATACCTTAACAAAGTATATAAAGAGGATCTAAATATTGCTAAATGCCTCAGTAAACTACAGGAAGCTCTTAGCAGCGTTGGTATACATAATTATACCTTCCTAGAGAAAGTAGAGCAGCCAAAGAGGTTACTATTTGAGGCTGTTTTGCTAGAGGCAGAGGCTCCTGAGGAAGGCACTCCTAAGAAGGGATTACGTTGGAAGGCCCGTCTTATTAAGGCTGGACGTTCTCTCAATTACAGGGTATATCCTGAGGAAGTACTGAAGGCAGCTGTTTCACTATTCGAAGGCGTAAAATGTTATGCAGATCATCCTGACTATTTTGATATGGGAAGATCGGTACGTGACGTTGTTGGGTGGTTTGAGGAAGCTCACTGGTCCGATGTAAGTGGATCAGTAGATGCTATATTAAATGTTATGGAAAGCTCAGCTTTTCACCCGTTCTTGCTAGAAATGTACGAACGCAACCGTCCTGATCTTATTGGTCTATCAATAATTGGCCAAGGTGAGGGGGTTCTTGAGCAGTACGGTGAAGAGCAGCTTTACGTGATAAAGAAGATTGGTAAGATTGAGAGTGTTGATTTAGTTGCAGAGCCTGCGGCTGGAGGCGGCATTGCCGGGCTGTCCGAATCCGCAGCTATCGCTATGTATGAATCTGTTCGTAAGCAAGGAAGTATTTCGGAGGAAATTATAATGGATAATGAGAAGATTGAAGAGCGATTAGTTGAGCCCGGCCCGGAAACTGTTACTACAGTACAGCCTGTAGTTGATGGTGTTGCGGCAGGTTCCCAGCATATTCCCGTTATCACACCTAAGGAAGGCAGTGATATGGGGGCTGTGCAAGAGCAGCTTGAGAAGTTAGCAAAGCGCCTTGATATTGAAGCATGTGCACGAGTTCTATCTGAGCAGCTGGAAAATAGCCAGCTACCTGCTCCGGTAAAGACAAAGATCTATAAGAAGTATGCGGGCACTACCTTTGAGGCAAAGACACTAGAAGACGAGATTACGATAGAGAAGGATGTGTATGCGAGGGTCATTGAGGAAAGTCGTGTTGCGGTTAATACATGGCGTTCTACCAACGACTTTGATCGGCGCCAGAAGGCCCTAGAGGGGCTACTGACCGGCAAGATGGTTGATAATATACGTCCGTATCGTTCTCTACACGAGTCGTACCTGGAGTTCAACGGCGTCAACCCGTTTGATCTTAGTAGGGATGAGATTGCACAGGGCATTATGATGGCCTTACAGGCTAACGCTGATCCGTTAACACGCATACGTGAGAGTGTTACGTGGTCTACAGCGATTGGCAATACACTACATCGTATGTTAGTAAAGGAATATCAGATACCGACACTAGATGAGTGGCGGCTGGTCGTTAGCAATACTCGTAATGTAGCTGACTTTAAGAACCAGTATGTTGAGCGGCTAGGTTTCTATGATGTACTGCCTACAGTTGCTGAAGGTAATCCTTATACTGAGCCTACAAGCCCCAGTGAGGAAGAGGCGAGCTATGTAGCAACCAAGAAAGGTCAGCTTGAGAGTTATACTTTCGAGAAGGCTGTCAATGATGACATTGGTGCACTTGCCCAGATCCCTAAGAAACTAGCAATGGCAGCGAAGTTGACCCTGTACAAGACAATATTCGATGTGTTTGATACCAACCCGACTACTACGTATGATAGTACAGCGTGGTTTGATAGTACCCATAGTAACAAGGGCTCTGGTACGACACTATCAGCGGCTAATGTAGCAGCTGCGATTACCGCTATGCGCACACAGACAGCACTTTCGTCTTCGAGCATGGCCCTGTCGATTCGGCCCAAGTACATGGTTGTTCCGCCTGCCCTAGAAGCAACTGCGAAGCAGATTCGTGATGGTGACTTCTACTATAATGCCTCTAGCGTATATGTACCTAACTCGGTAAAGGGCTCGTTTGAGATCATAGTTATTGATTACTGGACTACACATACTACATGGTGGTTCATGGTTGCGGACCCGAACCTTGTTCCCACTATAGAAGTTGGTTTCCTGAATGGAAAGGATACTCCTGAACTATTCTTCGAGGCTCCTAACAGTGGTAGTGGTTATACTGCTGATAAGGTCTATCTGAAGATTCGGTTTATCTTCGGCTACGCTGTTGCGGACCATCGTGGTGTCTGGGGTTACTTAGGATAAGGATTAATAGGGGGTAGAAATACCCCCTCTCTAAAGGAGATAATAATGGGTAATAGATTTAATGATATTCCTGGTACACGGCCCGCAGTAGTGACACTTGGTGATATTGCAGCTAATGCTGATCTAGCTAGCATGGTATTTGTTGCACCGTTCGATTGTGAAATTGCAGCAAAGATCATGGTTGGTGCTAACTCAGCATCTCATACTGCTAATTATGCTACCATTGCGCTGCTAAATGGTGGGGCAACTGGTACCACTACAACGAGTCTTGGTAGTCTAAGCACACAGGATACTACTGGAGGGCAGTCCCTAACTGCTAACACCCTAACCACACTTACATTAACCTCTAATGAATTGAGTGAGGGTGATATAGTTCGTATGACTGTAACACAGGCGTCTACTGGTGTGGCACTTGATAGTTTATCTGCTTATATAACGTATTGGCCGCCTACCTCCTAAATAATGTGGGGGGAGTAATATCCCCCCATAGGACTACTTTATGGCAATAGTAGATACAGTTGAATACTATATTCCGCAACTGACTTCTGAAGGTATAACAGACGCAATGCTTAGTGCATATGTGTCAACTACCCTTGGCTCATTCTCTTCACTATTCCCTCAAGAGACCGTGGCAGAGATTACCGCAACTGGAACCACTTCTGTATTTACTCTCCCCATAAACTGGGAGAATCGTTTCAGTAGTGTGCTACAGATAGAGTACCCAGCAGACCAAGATCCTCCTGAATTCATTGATGAGGAATATTATACTATTGGTCTGGATGGTGCCACAGGTCTTTATAAACTTAAGTTCTTAAATATGACACCATCATCTAATTTCTACTTGTATTATACTATAAGATGGGAAGAAGCAGATTTAACAGTCTTTGATGCTGACTCTGTAGCTTTCCTAACAGCCGCCCTTATCTGTGATAGGCTAGCAGCAAAGTATGCAAGTGCAGCAGATGAACGATTCTCAGCAGATATTGTTGTGTTTGGCAGTATTAGTAAGAAATATGAGGATGTCAGAGATAATTTCTTGCAGCAGTTCGCATTACGGACTGGGGTAAATCCCCGCAAGTTAGAGCCTGTAGCCGCGCTAGGTTATACAAAGAGCTATCTAACAGCGACTATTAATGGGCTATTTAGGAGTATTACGGACGCATAATGGCAACATACGCTGCTATAGAATCTGCTATAATCACAGTGCTTCAGGGTAACTCTGAAGTTAATACTATATATGCATATATGCCTTTATTGCCAACAGATGCAGACGTAAAAGCATATATTCCTTTTGACTCACAAGATAGATTCAACTTTTGGGTTATACTGAGAGAATCTATTGAACTTAATAGAGAGCACACTACTAATCATGAACAATGGTGGTTGCACTCTTTTACTATACATGGATGGATAAGTACATCTAATAATGGGGCATCCTATGTAACTTTCCAGGATACAGTAAACTCTCTCTTACAATCGTTATCCTCGAATATAACATTAGGATTATCCGATGAAACATATAGTGGCCCACCGTCTGCTATCATATCTGTAGAGAAGTTCTATAATGTTATTTGTGATCATGTAGAGATGCACATACAGGTGCGGACTAGGGTTACGGTGAATTATACATAATGGGAGGCTATAATGTCACTTTCAGCACTATCTAAGTTAGGAATAGGGATCGAAACTAGTTGGGGCGCAGGTGCGGACCCACAAATCAACCTCCCTGTTGAACCATATAATTTGATGTTCTCCTTTGAGAACACAGTTGACCAAAGCCTACGTGGTGAGGTTGCTTTAGACTTTGGTATATATCAAGGAGTATACAGTGCCACAGGTGAAATAAGTGGCCACATATTCCCTGATGAAGTTGGTTATATACTTTCTGGGTTCTTTGGTGGTCCGAGCACTACTGGTACTCAGACGCCCTATGAACATACATTTACCGTGGAAGAAACTCCATATTCGTTAGCACTAACAGATTATGTGCCGGGAATTAATACCTATCAATATGTTGGTATGTATGTAAGTGAGTTTGGTTTCTCCTTCTCTAGTTCAGAAGGACTATTAGACTTTACATCAAGCCTATCTGGAAAAATGTACAGCACAAGCACAGCTACCGTACCAGCGGCTACGGCTGATGATGCATTCTCTGGATGGATGGCAGCAATTATTAAGGGTAGTGATACTCAGTATGCTAATCTAATAGAATTTGAAGCAAACCTAGCACGCGAGCTTACCCTTGTCTACACAGCTACCAACACGCAAGTTGTACATGAAGTTTATGTAGGGCCTATGGAAGCTTCAGGCACCATGACTCTGGACTTCAAGACTGAGGCAGATCTAACAGCTTATTTGAATAATACCAGTGAGCTACTTGAAGTGGACTTCGTAAATAGCACAAAGGAATTCAAGTTCATTGCAAATAAGATGAACTATGGCGATAGTGCACCTGAGATAGACCGCAGCAACGTCAACCTGCAATTAGTATTGAATTGGCGTGCCCTGCATAATAGCACGGACAGCGGCCCATGTCAAATAGTAGTTGCCAACGGAACGAGCTCCTATACATCTAGCTAAGTAATGGGGTGGCAGCACCCCCTTACTTTTAAATAAATTTGGACAAAATATTGTGAACTACTTGACAAGAGAAGAAATACTTGCTAAAATAAGAGATGAGTATGGTATAATTATTACAGATAGAACACTCAAGTATTGGGAATCTATCGGTCTACTACCTCATCCTACTTATATAGGAAGAGATGCCTGCTACTTACCAAGCATGGCCAAAGACATAGTAATGATATATCATATAAAGAATGATATTGTAGCAATAGTTAGGAAACATAGAAAACATTTGACTACAATTATACTTGGAGTTAGTAATGAGCAAGAAGTGGAATAAGTTTTATACGAGTAGACGTAAGAAGGTTGATCTAGCAGAGTTTGGCCTTCCTGAGTTCTGGGTTGAACTATACCCAATAACGGGGTATCCTCGTTCTATTATGAAGGAATTTGAAGCCTCAAGCAAAGAAGAAGAGAAAAAAGAAGAAGAGAATAAAGAAGAGGGCACAGAAGCAATTACTACTAATCTAATGTATAAGTATTGCATAGTTGCCTGGAATTTGACAGACCCTGATATAGAAGAGGAAGTGCAGCTACCACTGCCAAAGGATAATCCAGGAGTTATAGACAGGTTACCTGTAGATATAGTATTCTGGCTTTCCAAGCAGATTCAGGTGGTTAATGATGAAGCGCTCCCCCCGGAGTTGAGAACGAAGACTACCTCTACCTCTTAGGGAAAGGGCGGCGGCCAACTGATCGCCTAGTGCGGGGGCTATTAATGGCAGAGATGCACTATACAGAGAATGAAGTAGAGAGTATGTCATCTATGGCAATGAATGACATATTTTATTACTTAGCAGCTAAGGGAAAGGCGGAGAAGCGAAGTGCCAATAGTAGTAAAAATAGAGCTCAGAACGGACACGTCCGCCGCGTTTTTAGGTAAACTTGGTGCTGGACTAGAACGCTCTGTACAAGAATTATCTAATGATGCTAAGGATCTAATGCGGAAAGAGTTCTCTAGTAATACCTGGACAGGTGCACTAGATAGCTCTTTCAACTATAAAACCGTTAGAGAAGGCCCATTAGGTTTTACCTCTTATATTGGAATTAGTAGCGAGTGGGCAGCCGGACCAAAAGTTCCTACTCGCGATGCCAATCCTCCAACTAGATATGTAGTTCCATTAGACAGGGGAGCAGCCCCGGCCTTACTGGGGAAAGACGCCAAGGCACGGTTAACAGCTTGGGCTGTAGCACATGGAATACCGCCGAAGGCTATGATTGCTAAAGCAAAGATGGGCACTCTTAAACGAGTACAAGCGACGACTAAGTGGGAGCCAAAGATATTACAGATGCTTAGGTCTAAAGGTTTAATTATAATTAAGAAGAATACTGGTGGTCCATAAGTGGCAGCTAATATAACATATGGCGCAATATTCAAACTACAATCTGATGCTGGCGATCTACGAAAGATTAAGTTAGATATAGAGGCTCAGTTAACATCTGCGCAGAAAACTGTTGCTGCATCCTTTAATCAAATGCAGGCTAGTATTAATAACTCTGCAAAGACTGCGGCAACTTCCCTGCCTGTAGCTTGGAGTAAGGTACACTCTCAAGTTGGTCAGGTGATTAACAACCTACGTCGTATGGAGCAGTTTCCTAGTACAGCCAATGCTAAGAACATATATGCACAATACTATAGATTAGAGGGTGTTATAGCACGTATTAATAGCAACATGACACAGTTAGTGCAGAAAGAGGCTATGGCTGCCGCACAGGCTAAGGTTGGTAATAAGGCATGGGCAGCTATGTCAGATGCACAAAAGGCAGCCGAGGCTATACCTCTCCAGCCTGGCATAGCGCAGGACATGCGCGACTTTGCAGCTTCCCTAGATGTGGAAAAAGATGCTCTAAAGGCTGCCTATGTAGCAATACGAGACTACGAGATATCTTTAGCAGAGTTAAATCCTCAGATACAACGCCAAACCCTTGAAGTAAACAATGCTACTAATGCTTATCGTAATCATGAGAAGCAGTCTCGTGGTACCTGGCTCGTTATGTCTAAAGCTGGTGGTGTACTACAAGGTGTAAACATGTCTCTAGCTGTAGCTACTGGTAATATCCAAGGCATGGCTATGAGCATGATGTTTGCTAGCACCAAGACACTAGGCATAATGCTTGCAGTGACGGCACTACTATCCCCTATATTCTTGGCCATACGGGCAGCTAAAGCGTTAGGAAAGGCAGTTATTGATCTCGCGCTTGAGTTAGGTAAGACACTAATAAATGCTTTAGTCGCAGTGGGCAAGAAACTTGCAGAAACCTTTACAGACTTTATAGTAAGTTCTGTTAGGGACTCAAAAGAACGTGTGTTAGAACTTGCAACTTCCCTGGAGATGCTAGGTAGCGCTGCAAGTGGACTAGCTACTGCTGAGGGCGCCGCTTCTAGGTTTGGACGTACAACAGATGATGTAGCAACTGCTATAATTACCCTACGTAAGAATCAAATACCGCTAAATAAAGGTCTTGAAGCTACTGCTGCTATCGCAGCCCGTAATAACATAACAATGGAAGCTGCTGCGCAGGCTCTAGCAAGTGGCATTGGACTAACAAGTGAAGGTACTAAGTCTCTGCGTGAATATGGTATAGTAATGGATAACGTGGAGAAGGGTACTAGCCGTGCGGCAGTTATGCAGGAAGTACTGAATGAGACTATTGCGCAGCTTGGGGCGACTTCTACAGAGTACTTAAGCACACCCAAAGCTATGATAACCGGGTTTACAAGTGCTCTTAGTGAAATAAAGGCTGGTGTTGGTAAGCCCATATGGGAGAATTTATTAGCACCATTAGCGGGTGTTATAACTCCACAATTAAAACCTATAAGAGAAGCATTAAGTAATCTATTTGGTAATATTGACTATGGTAAATTAGTGGCGGGCATCTCTGGTATAACAGGAAAGTTATCCACTGAGCTGGTTTCTTGGATTGATAATATAATAGGAAAACTACCTGCTATTACAACAGTTATAGAGGATATAGCTGCTGGTATGGAATCTTGGGCAACTAGTACCGATTGGGGGCAAATACTGGCAGATGCTCAAGTAGTTATCGGTAAAATCTCTGCACTAGTTGTAGGTATCGGCAGTGCCTTTGCAGTTGCTGCTCGATCAATGGTTAGTAACTGGGGTGTTGTTCAGGAAGCTATGAGGGAGGTTACTACTGAAAAGAAAACATCTTTTGCAGAGCAGGCAGCAGATTATGCGGCCCTTATTACTAAATCTAGTACAGAATTTTATCTAAAGGTTACGGGTGCGGCGGAAGTAATACAGGGTATTATACAAGCAATATCCTCTATAGCAGTTACATCAGCTACTCTAATAGTTACTTCAACTAAGGCACCATTATATGCAATATTAGCAGTAGTAGACTCTGTGGTAAAACTAGCACAAATAGCTGATGAATTACTTAATAAGGCATTTACATTATTAGGGATGCACCCGACTGGTGGTATTGATTGGGATTCTGTAAATGTTTCGATACAAGGTGCTTATGAATCTCTTGGTACATGGGATAGTGTTGTAAATGATATAAAGAAGAGTTGGAGTGGAGTAGTAACCGGTATAAATAGGGTCAGAGCTGGTGTTGATAGGGTAAAGACAGCGGAAGATGGGGCAGCAAGGAGTGCCCAGGAAGTTGGTACCATCACTTATGAAAGCACATCTGCCGCAACAGCAGCTATAGATGAATATATTGCTAAGATCACCGATCCTGCACTCACTGCACAACCTCATAGTGTGTTTGGTAATGCTGATGAGGAGAGTGCTTACTATGTAAAGAAGTATACAGAAGCTGGTGAGGAAATAAATAGTGTTTGGGATTATGTATCTGAGGGTGCCGCAGAGAGTAACTCTAAGGTAAAACAAGAGCTAAATAGCTTAATAAGTAGTTGGAAGGATCTAGTAAGTAGCCAACTAGACTTTACCATAGATTTTGACTATACTGATTGGATGGACAACATGACCACCGCTTATGATAAGGTTGGCCAAGGTGCTGATGCTGCTGCAAAGGGTATTGGTCATACCCCTACTTGGGACGAGAAGTTTAGACAGGTAGTTGACATAGTAAATCGTGGTGGTGAGAGTCCTTGGGCAAAGGTATTTGTGCCTCCCCCTGAAGTAATGCAGTTAGGAGATGATGCGGTGAAGGCATGGGCGGCAAACCTTGCTCGTGAGTTCCAGCTTGGTATGCACCCTGAGATGATTGACTGGGGAGCATTCATAACCAACCTACAAGAACAAATACAGTCTAAGGCCAACTGGGAAGGCATAAAAGAGACAGCTATGCAGATGGCTGAGGCGCAAGGGTTAGGTATTACTGAGGCTGAGGTACAAACAGCGTTAGGCATTACACTCTCTCCTGAAGCTGCAAAGTCACTGCAAATGTTCAGTGTTATTCGAGACGGCTTCCAGGCACAAGCTGACGAGGCTGGGCTAGGCAGAATAGTTCTCTATTCACTGATTACTGATGTGACAAATAATGAGGATGGTTTCAAGGCTGGTGGGGGTAGTATAGGTGACTATATTAAGATAGGTTTACTTGATTATATAGATAGCGCCAGCGAAGAAGTACAGTTAGAAATATTGAAGAGATGGGTTGCTGTCTATACTCCTCCTAATGAGAATGATGATGAGGATGAGGAATAATGGTAGCTTGTATAGTAGGTGTTAACCCAAATTATCCGGGTAGTATACCAATGGTAGAACTATCTACTATGAAACTTATATATAATATGGCACTTCCAACATCAAGTTTTGCTATGACAACAGATGGCACATATTTATATATAGGATCATTCTCTGACACTGATAGTACTATATATAAGATAGCTTGTAATGGGCTAGAAACAGTAGCCACATCCCTTAGTTATGGTAGTCAGGTAATGGCAATTGCATATTTAGACGGTTATATTTATACAGAGAGCGGTAATGGTATACCAATAAAGATAGATACTAGTGATATGACCAAGGTTGCAGAAGGGCCTGACTATGGATCTGAAATAAGTGCAATAACTGCTGATGATAATTATGTATTCTGTGGGGGCAATAATCCATTAGATAATGTATGGAAGTTGGCAAAGAGTGATCTAAGTTTCATAGCAAATAGTAATGCACACAGTGGTAATGTAAATGTAATAGTATCCGATGGTACACATTTGTATATTGCTGCTAACTGGTGGAAAGACGTATCTAAGAATCAAATATCTGACATGACAGAAGTTGATTCTACAAGTGTATATGGCACTACTATCAATGCCTTGATTTCTGATGGTACATATCTGTACTGTGGGGGGTGCTATAATCTCGCTCAGTCTACTGTAGCTCCTATATGGAAGATAGATCCTAGTGATATGTTGGTGCTTGCTAGCAGTACCGACATGTATACAGTACAATCATTATTATATTATGATGGATATTTATACTGTTGCTGGGGTTGGAACTCCTATTATCTATCAAAGATAGACCCCAGTGATCTATCTGTTATTACAACCATTTCTGTACCATGTATGAAAACATTGGTTTATGCAGACGTTACTTTTCCAACTGCTTCATTAGCATTAGCGGGCACGATGCTGCCTTATGCCAAACCCGGTTCACCAAAGCGTGAATTGAGCAATCGTGATATAGAACGCACTGAAGATGGTAAAGCACTAATCTATGATGACCCTTTGTATAGAATACGCTTTAGTTATACATGGGAGCCAGTAACAACAGAGCAGGTAGACGACCTTCGTGATGCTTATCTATCAGCTTATAATGGTACAGTAATGTTTGTTAATGAAGAAGGGAATACTTATTTAGCATATACTAATAACTGGTCTTGTAAATATTTACATGCTAGTATTGGTACAAGTATATGGTCAGTATCTTTTGATATAATAGCCACAAGTGCGGGACCGTAATAATGCTCTCACCATATCATATTAACTTAGATACAGAGTTTGAGACAACTGTAGGTGATATAGATACTCAGTACAGCCCAAACGGCACCGCAGAGGATTTCTCTATAGTAGGTGGGGGGGTATCTGGTAACTGTGGGCACTTCTATAGTACAGGCAGTGATGGCCTCCAACCACTGCTTGGCTATTGGTACCCACACTGGTATGCAATATTTACTATAGAGTTTTATCTTAAGATGGACTCAGCTACTGCTGATGATTATATGCTTTTTACTCTTGCGGCTTGGAATACAGGGTTAGAATATAATGCAACCACAGATGAGCTATTTATAGAAGATGAGTATGGTACTGTTTTATGGTCAGAGAGCCGTCCAACATCCTGGCAAGAGTTTAGATTTGAACTAGATAAGATATCATTAGGTACATATTCTTTATGGGTAGACGATGTGCTTGTAATAGGCAATCAAAGACTATATGAAGAATATATACCATATTGGGAGGATGAGTTCTGGTTCAATGTTTGGAGCTATAATACCAATGTAGATTTCTATGTGGATAGTCTAACAATAGATGATCATGTAACTAGTACCGGCCAAGACTATGAACCCTTTACAGCATCATTTCTTACTACTAGTTGGTATAAGTACTACTCAACTTCTTTTGGAACATATGTTACTAAACCTGAACTCTATGATAATTATATACACTTTACCGAAGAGTCTGTACTATCAAAAACATTACCTATAAACTATCAGCAGATTATATCATTTGATATTAGAATGATAAATAGTTATAATAGAGATAATACAGTGTTTGAGATAGAACTAGAGCATAATTCTATACCAAGTACATATTACCACCCATTAATAGTTGCTTATAACCATACTACAGATAAGCTTTATATAGATTATAGTTCTACTTATGGCACACCGATGTATGACAGTAATGCGGCTTATACTTGGGATAGGCCACAAACTTGGCAGAATGTATCAATAATGGTAGATTATGAGAATTCCACTCTTTATCTATATCTAGACTACGAGTTGGTGAAAACTGTATCTCTTACTTGGCCAGTTGTTACTAAGGAATACTGCTTATACATGAATTGGGGTGGAGTAGGATATGTTTATCCTAGTAACCAACACTGGTATTCCCCTCAGATTGATCTAAAGGGCATAGTAGATGCAAACAGTGATGAAATATTATACTCTCTACCATACTTTTCTAAAAAACAAGTAAGTGTGGGTAAGCGTGATACTGAACGTACCGAGGACGGCAAAGCATTAGTTTATGATGAGACTATTAGTAAGATAACTTATAATTATACATGGAGTTGTGTCACACAAGCGGTTATGGAATACTTACTGTCTGTTTATCTATCTGCGTGTAATGGAAAGACTTCTGTAATAGAGTTGCCCTCTGGTACTACCATTACTGGGTATACTGAGGGTTGGCAGTGTAAGTTCTTATCATACTCAGACTCTGGATTTTTATATGAGATTAGTTTTAGGATAGTAGAATGAGCATAGACTGGAAGGACTGGCAACTATTCGCTCCTGTGGCACTCTCACTTTCTGCTGCTATTATTATCCTATGGAAGCAACATCAAGAAGATCTTAAAACTATCATAGGGCTAACTAAAGATTATAATACAAAGATAGGTGAACTCATCAAGACTCTTAATGAGCTTGAGGCCACTGTGACATTACTACAGAAGTGGTCAGAGCTGTGTGAGGCTCTAAAGAGGCAAAAATAAATGCTTACGGCTATTATGAAAATGTTAAATATGAGAACAACTAAGATTATACGCGAGGTGGTGCGGGAGAAGAAGCTTTGTGACATAGAAGTGGACAAGAGTTTCCTATCAATACAACGATATATGTCAGATACCCGTCGGACAGTACAAAGAGAACTAGAAAGAGGAATTAATGGAGTTATTTAATATTATTCGAGCATTAGAGCTTTCTATAATAGTAATACTAGGTACCATGATGACCGCCATCTTTATTCATAAAAAGGATGGTGTAGAGAGAGCCATCCTGATTCTATTATTTCTCTCTATAACAGTCTCCTCTTTCTCAGAACTATTAACTTTTCTAGTAAATGTGCCTGAGGGAGTGTGGTGTATATTGGATACTTTTACCGTAAGTATGGTGCTTCTAGCTATATTTCGTACAGTTTACTATATGGTGAAAGAGTAATGGATATTGGAACAGCTACTAATCTATCTGATCCTATAAAAGTGTCTGAAGGTATACCACTTAATAGAACTATTAGAACTACTAGTGAGGGTGTTGTTGAGAATGCAGGTAGAAGTAGCTATTGGATAGAATATACTTATGACTTTGTTGTTATAGGTACTACTGCTAGGAATGCTCTACTTAGTGCCTATAGTCAAACTATGCCTGTAGATATTGTATATAATGAAAATACGTATAGTGGGATAGTAGTTAGTGTTAATTCTACTACTAAGCACGATGCTCCAGGTTTATATGAAATCACTATGAAGATTGAAACTGATAGATTGGTGGTAACGTAATGCGTACTGATCCTGGTGGAATGATTAGTATAGTTAATGGGCAACATTTTAAGCCTAAAGCAAAGATATACATAGACACAGGGTCTGGCTATATAAAGACCACAGTTAGTAAAGTTAAGTATAACAGTACCCTTACTAGCTTAAGCACCCCCCTAGTATCTATTGGAGATGACACTTCTACAGAGTTATCTTTTGATATCTCAAATGTTGGAGGAGCCTATAGTTACTATGGTACATATATATTATATGACGCTAATGTTAAGATGGAACTGGGCTTTATAGATGCTCTCGGCGCGGATGTGGTAGTTGAAGTGTTTGAGGGGCAAGTGAAGTCCTTTACAGAGAATGATAAGGATATGAGCATATCTGTAAAATGTAGGGACTTTGGCGGGTCTTCCCTACTACAAAAGCGTTATAGTACAGTTATATATGAGAATTATAGAGTTGATCAGTGGATAGAACTTCTTGCAACCGCTGCTGGAATGAGCTTTATTACACATGGTTATAGCCCAACAACTATACCTTGGCTATGGCTTGATGATGAACCTCTCCTTGATCAAATGATACAAGCCGCACAAAGTGAGGGTGGTCTTGTATATATTGATGAGAGTAATACCGTACATTACTGGGCACCAGCATATTGGATCAGTCCTACTTATATCGCAGGGACAGAGTGGGAGAGCTCTCTACCTTGGACTATAACCGACCAAAACACCTTTACTGATTTTAATATAGTATCTTCTGATAAGAATCAGTATGATGATTTTATTGTAAGTTACCAACCAAGATATATAGGGTCCTTATGTGATATCTATGAATTAAGTCATACTATTGTTATACCCGCAGGTACTACAAAGAGCTTTGTTGTTAGATTTTCTGACCCTGCTTATGATAAGCATTCGGTGGATTATATCATAACAAATGGCTTTGGTACAGATCTCAAAGGTTCTGCCTATATAACCTACAATGGGTTAACTGCCCCTGATCCAATAGCTGACTGGGGACTTCATTTACACGCTGAACACTGGAATGTAAATATAGAGAATACAAATACTATAGAGGATGCATACTTAAGTAAATTTACCGTTAGTGCACGTGTGCTAGTGGGGGCGCCTGATGTAGAGTATGTAGAAGAGGATCCTACTAGTCACGCTAGAGTATACAGACTCACTGGTAACCCCTATATTCAGACACCCGAACAGGCGGAGTCACTAGCTGCTCTGATGCGGGATAGGTTTGAAGGAGACCCTTGTATACAAGCAACAGCATCTGGTGTTAAACCTAACCCATTGTTGCAAGTCGGTGATACAGTACTTGTTACTTCTGTGAATGCTAATCTATCCGCACATGCATTCTATGTTATTGGAATAACTTATGCTGGGCCAAAGTATAATATGTCTCTAACACTTGTAGATGCTGGGTATTACTTTGAATCAGATAGTTATTTTATTATTGGATATCATCATCTTGTGAATACCGCACATACGTTAGAAGGGGAGTTATATTATTAATGGAGTATCCTTATTTTAAACCTGTAATAGATGGGCAAACACTTGGTGCTAAAACTGGACTAAACATCCTTACTGCACGCAATCAGTGGTTATACGGGCAGTCATTGTTTGTGTATAGTATGTTCAAACAAAAGCTTATAGGAGGAGTAGGCACACAGGTGCCTATTGGGGATTCAAGTGTCTGTTGGATAGGAGCCACCACCTACCGTGCCGAGCACCCTAATCTTCATATTAGTGCTTATTGGTCTGGAAGTTGTAGTGAGGAAACCTGGAGCACTGTTATGGAACTCCAGATATGGGCAATGGACCCACTTGATAGCACATACAAATGGTTAGTTTTGGACACTGAGACTATAACAGAAACTACTGACCCAAATCCCAGGTTCTTTAACAATACTCAATATAATATTTATGATCTAAGTACTTACGCGTTACAGAATAGTTTGATTATGGTTAGGTTTAGGCGTCTAAGCAAGCCCCCTAATGGCACAACTGGCGGTGACTTGCAGATCTTCTACGCATTTATGGATGGTTGGGTAGGGCTACCTGCATATGTGGAACCCAGCGTATTCGATGGTGAGGTCACACCAGTTGCTGCTGACTTCAATAAACTTATTGCTGCACAGGACTTTGTATATAACAAGATATGTCATAATGATACACCATCTTATACACAGAGATTAGAGCATACTCAAGGTGGTGCATTTGCAATTCTAGATAGCCTGGCTTTTACTTATAGAGGTTGGGGAGAGTTGTACTTAGGTATACGTATAAATGAGACTGACTTAGAGGGTAACTATCTAGAAGTAAAATTAAAGTCTTTTGATCATCATGGAGAATGGGGGGGCGGTTTCGGTGGTGCTGATACCCCTGGAGACTTACCTGGTGGTGATGTATTTACTCCTGTAGAACTGCCCCGTATTGACACCATAGGTACCACATTATATACTTTTGATTTATCCTTAATAGGAACTGGTGGTTACGGTACAGAAGCACTAACAAAATTTCATACTTATAGAATAGACTTGGGTACTGTGGCTGGGATTAGTGTATCAGTCTTTGAGGCTTATATAAGAAAGCTTCCTGCTGATTGTCGCAGCACAACATTACCATTATGGACTCATAAAGATAAAGTAGAAGATACTGATCTCAATCTTCTAGTCTCTGATATTATAGAGATGGCTGATAATGATGGGGACTATCGGGCTGCTTATACGCATCCACTGGTTACCTGGCTGTGCGGTGACAATGTTTCATATCCAAGTGATGCCACAGATCATACTGGTAATCTTAAGACAATAAATATCAATCCCAGTTATGGTATTATGCACAGACTGCCCTGGCTACGCTGGGTTGGCAAAGGAACCTTAGAATCTCGTACAGGAATATATGCTGCGGACGGTAGCTGGGTGCCTACTTATTCTGTAGCACTACAGGACGTAAAGGAGCTTATTAATCCTAACCTAGAAGGCACTATATATGATATAGACGCATATAAGGTTAGCGTGCTGCAAGCTCTAGACCTGAATACTATAAAGTGGATGGCTTACGGACTGGAATATAATGTCCGCGGAGTATTAGTTGCATATGAAGATTATGCACTCTAGGGAATATGATTTATGAAGAAAGAATATATAAATAAAAGAGACCTTAGAAAGTTACTAGGTACTAAAGCTGCTGGGGGACTATCGACATATGTTGGTAGTGGAACAACAAGCACCCCTGCTATTCCCGAAACCAACGCAGACACTCTTGATAATATACATGCAAGTGATACACCACTCCCTAATACACTAGTAGCGCTTGACTCAAGTAGCAAGTTTCCTAATTCTACTATAGATAGTGATAGTGAGACTTTGGGTAAGTTTGTACAGGCAGACGGGACTGGAGATATTTACTGGGGAGAAGCTGTGGTAGTAAGTGATACAGAACCGACAGTGACTTACTCAGGCTTATTGTGGGTTGACACTTCTGTATAAATAGCATATAATTGATACAGGAGTGTGGTATGTATATAACGAATGAGTTGTTAGAGAATAGAAATAAACTTGTGGCCTGGCAACGTGAAAAGTGGTTTAAACCAGGAAACCGTGAACGTAGACTACACCTGTGCTGCGGCAGTGTACACCTAGATAATTATATCAATATTGATATAGCGTGTGATAAAGCAGATCTACTATGTGATATGCGAAATCTGCCTTATCCACACGACTCTATGGATGAGATTATAGCACAGCACGGTCTGGAGCATCTGCCTCAGCGTAGTATAGAAAGAACACTTAGGCATTGGTTCGATATTCTGGCTCCAGGGGGAACATTAGAGCTTGGTGTTCCAGATATAGAGCTCTGTATGAAATGGTTCCTAGAGAGTACTGAGGGCGACCAGTGGACTAAAGCTATATATACTATATATGGTTGCCAGATGAGTGATCAGGTAATTAATCCTACTGAGGATGAACCTTTTGAACTGGGGCAGGTTCATATGTCAGGGCACACATTAAAGTCATTGACAGATCTTCTTGTTAATATAGGATATGAGATTATTGATAGTTATAATTATGATGGGTATGGCACACCATCGGCGTTTGTATTTGCAAGGAAGCCCCTGCCCGACGTAGGGGCGTGCTTTACTGATGATGTAGTAATGGGTACATTTACCAATCGTACTACATATCTACCAACACTATTAGACTCAGTAAAGAAGTATCTATCTAATGTACCATTTATTGTTAAAGTAAATGATGGCCCTATAAATATTAATATGGAACTACTTAGGCAAGACTTCTTAGCTACGAACAAACGATACTGGATATTCCTTGATGATGATATACAATTCTTACACAAAGATACTATAAAGGATGCTATAAAAGCCCTTATACAAAATAAGTGGGCAGCAGCGCATGTCTATTCTACCTTTGATCCTGATTGGATAAAGAATGGCTATAACGTAAGTGGACTACAGTTACGAGAGACTAAGTGGGCCACAGGTTACTTTATATTAGTAGACAGCACCCTCGTTGGTGACATAGTCCCTGACCAGGCTCTCCCTGATGGCAATACCGCAGTAGATACCTCTTACTCAGTTGAGATACGTAAGCGTGGCTATAGGATTGGCATAGTTCCTCACGTTGTGTACCATACTAAGAAAGATACTAAAGTAAATGATAGTATTATTGAAGTTACTAATAAGTATCTTATGGGTAAGTATGGCCAGTTCTACTTTGATGTCGCGCAGTATGATAATAATGTCTTAGAGTGGAAAGTTTAATGGCAACAATATCATTAGTTATGATAGTTAAAGATGAGGAGAAGATTCTAAGACAGAGTTTAGCTGCCATAAAGAGTACTGTGGATGAGTTTATCATTGTAGATACAGGTTCCACCGACTCCACTAAGAATATTATACGTGAGTATGGAAAGCTCCATGAGACACCTTTTGTAGACTTTGTCACTACTAAGAATGAGGCTCTAAAACTTGCTACTGGTGACTATATCCTATTTATGGACGCAGATGAGATAGCAACAGAGGGTGTGGGTAAGTTGCGGGATTGGGCTGAGAAAGGTGTAGACTGCGTGTCCGCACTGATTGTAGAAGGAGATCCCGTTGTTTGTGCTTATTACCGACCCCGCTTATGGAAGAATAATAAGTGTTGGTTCTTCTCCGGTCCTGGAGTGCATGAAGCTATTGTTGGCAATACTACACCTATAGAAGACCCTGATATAAAGTTCTATCACGAGCATGCACACAGGACTCCAGAGAGTTATAATCTTCGCTCACTAAAATATATAGAAATACTTCTTAAGTTTCTGGAGAGTAACCCTAAAGATGGCAGAGCATGGTTCTATCTTGGAAGGACCTATAAAGACCTTGGTAGACCCCTACAGGCTATTGATGCTTATAAACAATACCTAGATTTAAATGGGGTATTTAAAGGTGAGCGCTGGCAGGCTGCCTATGATATAGCAACATGCTGGAAAGGCTTAGGAGAATATACTAATGCACTTATGTGGGTAGACCGTGCTATAGAAATAGATAATAGAATGGCCGAAGCATACGCACTAAAGGCTGATATATTTATGAAGAAGAAGGATTGGGAAGCGGCTATTAATGTACTAGAGCAGGCTGTTAACTTACCCTTCCCAACCACAGATATACTCTTTGTTAATCCAATGTACTATAATACATTAATAAAAGTTTCATTATTAATCTGTTATGATAAGTTACACCTATACTCGCCAAAGGTAGAAAAGTGTGCACGAGATATAGTAGAAGATATTCCAGATGCTCCTGCAATAAACAATATTACTTGGATACAATCATCTAGACGAAAGAACATATTTATGACATTGGGGGATACTCCTGAGCCTGTCTATCCTAATATGATAAATGAGGTAGGAGTGGGGGGAGTTGAGACTACTTATATAGAATTATCAAGAGAACTTGCGGCCCGTGGGCATAATGTGTTCTTATTCTCTAAGTGTGATGAAGAGGGTGTGTGGAAGCATGTTAACTACATACCTTATAATAAACTAAGTAGTTTTCAGGATATGAACCCTGATATTATTATAACCTCTAGATGGTTTGATAGCTTACAATCTTCTGCTAAGAAGGTTATTTGGCTACAGGATGCCTACTTTAATGCCCCAACTACATTCTCAGGCATTGATCGTGTAGTGTGCTCCTCAACTTGGCATAGTACTCTTATAGCAGAGAGATTTGGAGATGCTATTAATAATCTTAGAATTATTAATCTAGGGATAAGAAAAGAACAGTTTAGACCTACTCTCAAAGATCCCAATAAGATGATATATAGTTCTAACCCCAATAGGGGTCTAGATGAGTTATTAGATATCTGGCCAATACTTATAAAAGAGTTACCAGATCTGAAACTAACTGTTACCTATGGTTGGGAAGGTTTATCAACTTGGGGGGATGAGAGCTGGCGTAGACAGACAGAAATGTATAGAGATAGAATATTAACTAAGGCAGCACCTTATAATGTACACTTTACTGGCCGATTAAAGAAAGAGGATCTATATGCTGAAATGTCAGATGCTACACTGTGCTTATATCCCAATAACTTCCAGGAAAGTTTTTGTTGCCACCCTGATAATATGATACTTACAGAAGAAGGTAATAAACCTATAGTATCCCTTACTATAAATGATAAAGTACTTACACATAATAATAGATTTATGCCTATAGAAAAAATCATGAGTAGGGACTATGATGGGGAATTGGTATCTCTAAAGGTACAGAATTCTTCTGGTTTGGTTGGCATGTATACCCCTGAGCACCCAATACGTCGCCTTACAGGAGACCAAGTAAAACGTATAAAGGGTTATAGATATGGCCAAGGTTATAGCAATAATAGTTTGTTAGTTGAACCAGAGTGGGCTTGTGCTAGTACAATTACGGTCGGTGATTATGTTCAGTTACCAGTGCCCCCTACAAGTCACGTCTCTATAACAATGGATATATTAAAAGATTTACAGAGTATAAATTCCAATTATTCAGAATATTCTGATGGGCGTATACGAGTTCGTTCTGGACGAGGGGGCGGCATACCCAGATTTATAACACTAGACGAAGAATTTGCGTGGTTCTTGGGTATGTATTTTGCTGAAGGATCATATTGTAGTAGTAATATAACGTTTGCTCTACATAAAAAGGAGCAAGCGTACTCTGACCGTATAGAGGCTGTGGCCCATAGGCTAGGAATACGTTCCCAAGTTCGCATTAATAATAACACTAGAACTGTTACCCTTTCTAGTTTTGTATTTGGAACCTGGTTAAAAGCGCAGTTCTTTCACACTGCTCGTCATAAGACTATACCATTATTTATTTATAAGCAAAGTTCGGATTTTATAAAAGCTTTTATAAGGGGGGTATTTAATGGAGATGGTCATATACGAGAGTCAGGTGCCTTATTAGAAATTGCTTCCGAGACAGGAGCGCTCAATATTATAATATTATTAGAATCTATAGGTGTTTACCCATATCACTTAGTATCCCATAAAAACGGTAGACCATATCATGTTATTGGATTTAGAAAAAAATATTGTTATAATATTTTTGGTGGAGATGCCCCCAAATCTGGAAATACTGTAGTATTAGAATATAATGGAAATATTTATATGAAAGTAAAGGAAGTAAAACTATCTCATTATACAGGAAAAGTCTATAATCTTGGGGTAGAGCAAGACCATTCTTATACATCTAATTTTGTAGCAGTCCATAATTGCCTAACCGGGTTGGAGATGCAGGCTTCAGGCGTACCTATGATTACCTCTAATCTTGGCGCCCTGCCTGAAACACTGTGTGCTTCTGGAAATAATTTTGCAGGCTCAGACCCAAGAAATAAATTATACATACATAATTTTGTTCAATATACAAAAGAGATGTGGTATAATATAGATATATATAGAAATGCTTGTCTTGAGTATATTAAGTCAGCTCGTGTAGACTGGTCCGATGTTTGTAATGAGTGGGAAAAATTGCTGTGGGGTATGTAAATGCCAATATGGAAGGTAAGGAATGCCACTAATGATGCCTGGATAACGCTTACTGGGCAAACAGGTACCCAAGGTGAAACGGGTATCCAAGGAGCTACGGGTTTGCCTGGTGTTACCGGCATACAAGGAGTAACCGGAACTCAGGGTGTAACTGGCCTTGGTATAACAGGTACCCAAGGTATAACTGGTGAAGTAGGTGCAACAGGAGTTCAAGGAGTTACCGGAGTAGCTGGAACTACTGGCCTTCAAGGTGAAACTGGAGTAGAAGGCACCACTGGTATTCAAGGTACTACAGGTGTTCAGGGAGCCACTGGAATAATTGGTACTACTGGACAGCAGGGAATAACAGGTATACAGGGCGAAACAGGCTTAGTAGGAAGCACTGGTATTCAGGGAGTGACCGGAGTTCAAGGCCAAACAGGTACTCAGGGTGTAACTGGTTTAATTGGAGAAACAGGAGTAACTGGCTTACAAGGCATAACGGGGATAGTTGGTGCAACAGGTGCCACTGGTAGTACAGGTTCTCAAGGCAGCACAGGCATCCAGGGGATAACAGGAGAGCAAGGCGTTACAGGAGTGCAGGGCATAACCGGACTTGTAGGCACAACCGGACAACAGGGCATCACAGGCTCTCAGGGAGTTACCGGGTTACAGGGTAAGACAGGGACGCAAGGAGAAACAGGCCAGATTGGAACCACAGGAGTACAAGGACAGACTGGACTCCAAGGTATCACTGGAGAGATTGGAGACCAAGGTATAACGGGTCTTCAAGGTGAGACTGGAGTAACAGGGAGTGATGGTATACAAGGTGTTACTGGTCTTCAGGGCGTTACTGGGCTTATTGGAACAACTGGTGCTCAAGGCAAGACAGGTCAGGTAGGAGTCACAGGTCAACAAGGTATCACTGGTGAACAAGGCGTAACTGGTGAAGTTGGTCCACAGGGTGAGACAGGGACGCAAGGAACTACTGGTATACAAGGTATAACCGGCTTACAGGGTATAACTGGAGTTCGAGGTAATACCGGACTGCAAGGTACAACAGGTTTCCAAGGAGTTACTGGTTCTCAAGGGGTTACCGGAGTACAGGGCGTCACTGGGATACAAGGTGAGACAGGAATCCAAGGAATAACCGGAGAGGTTGGACCTCAGGGAGAAACTGGGCTTATTGGTGAAACTGGGGTGCAGGGCATAACTGGTCTCCAAGGCACTACTGGCGCTCAGGGAATAACTGGAATTGTGGGCACAACAGGTGCTCAGGGTATTACGGGTTTGCAAGGTATTACTGGAGACCAGGGAGAGACTGGGCAACAAGGGACCCAAGGTGAGACTGGCTTAATAGGCGAGACAGGTAGCCAGGGTATAACGGGTATCAAAGGTAGCACCGGGGTCCAAGGAACTACGGGTATCCAGGGCGTTACTGGTAGCCAAGGTATTACAGGCGTGCAAGGAGTGACAGGTGTCCAAGGTATAACAGGGGCTACTGGTCCAAGAGGTGCAACTGGAGTACAAGGCGTAACTGGTAGAACCGGAATTCAGGGGAGTACTGGACGTACCGGCGCTCAAGGTACTACAGGTATACAAGGTTTAACTGGTTTACAAGGGGCTACTGGTGTTCAAGGAATAACAGGACTTCAAGGTGTAACGGGCATTCAGGGCATAACTGGGTTAGTTGGGCAAACTGGTAATAGGGGCGGCTTTGGTGGCTTCTCTACCGATTATACTTTTAGTGATAATACATCCGCAGGTGATCCTGGCAGTGGCTTTCTCAGATTTAATAGTGCTACTCCCAGTAGTGTAACTACTATGTATGTTCACTTTTATGATTATAATGGTGATAATATGTATCAGTTCTGGAATACTAGTAACTACGCTAATATACGGTTATTTAGTTGGGAGGCTCCAGGAAGATTTTGGTATGGTACAATTACTGGTTATTATAATGCTGGAACTTACTGGGTAGTAGCATTGTCCTATACTGGGTCTTCTGCTGCTATGTTTAATAATAATGAACATATTGTAGCCTCTACTGCAAGTAAAGGTAGCCAGGGTATAACTGGACGTACTGGTATACAAGGGGCTACGGGTCCTGCTGGTGATCCTCTAGCAGGTAGACAATGGATGTTAGTATAAATATATACTGGAGTTTGTAATGGCTTTTACAGAAGGGGCTAATGATGGTGCACTAAACGGAGCAGCGGCAGTAACAATAGTAGCCGCACCCGGCGCAAGTGCAAGACGATTGGTACGCTCTATAACAATATGTAATGTAGATACTGCTGATGTAGTAGTAACTGTGCGGTATGTTAATAATGCCTCTACTAGGATTATATGGTCAGGCACACTAGAGGTTGGTGATACCTGGCAGTGGGGTGATGATGGGTCGGTTATAGTGCTGGATACTACCACTAAGAGTATTACAGCAGTCATGGGGGGAGCCGCAGCTACTACTAACCCCGACTTTACAGCTGGTTATGGAGATGCTACATAATGAGAGTACTAACAAGTAGCGGTGCTATAAAGCAGGTATCTGCGGGGGGCCTTGATGATCTTGCTGACGTCAATATAAGCAGCCCTCAAGATAATGATATAATGGTATATGATGCGACTACCAGTAAGTGGGTTAGGGCTGTTAATCCCGTTGCTAATGTATTTCCAGATGCATTGCTTATTAGTCACTTTGATGGCCCAGTGCCTTATAATACTGACTTCACCGGCAACCCGAATGGGCACCTCGGACAGGTCGGCTCCTTCGCTGGAACAGGAGTCATCTGGCGACCAGGAAAGTTTGGCAAGGCACTTCAGGTAGCAGAGGCTACGACCAACTATGCAGGAAATCCCTCTGCTGAAGTGAATGCCACCGACTGCAATACCGTCAATAATGGCTTTGGCACCTCTGTGCTCGTTGCCAGTCGTGATCTTGTCAACTACGTTTATGGGGTAGCGTGCTATAAGCTGGCATTTACCTACGGCAACAGCAAGTCAACCTTCGAGATGTACGCCAATGCCGCGAAAGGAGCCGGGGGGCGTGTGGCTATCGCTGCCGGGGCATCTCTTTCGGTCTCTGCCTATCTTGGGGCAGTAACTCTAGCAGCCGGTGCCTTGGTCAAGTATGAGGTCAATTGGTATAACGCTGGCGGGGCGTGGTTTGCTGCTACTGAGGTAGACATTACCTCACGACTCAGCACTTCTGCGATGACCCGGATCAGCGCAACTGTCGTGGCACCTGCTAACACGGTAGCTGCGATGCTGGCCATTCAGTTCATCGCTGCTAATAGCACAGTCTATATGGATGCAGCTCAACTTGAATTGAAAGCCTACGCCACGCCCTACTGCGACGGCAGCCTCGGCAGTGGTCACACCTGGTCGGGTACGGCGCACGCGAGTACAAGTAGCCGGACGGCTGCCGAGTTCAACTATCCATATGTCGGCAACCTGGCATTGGGGGCAGGTACGGTTGCTGGTTGGATGATGATTGTTGCGGACAAGACTGTGGCAGCCGTTTCCCAGAATCTATTCCAGTATGATGGTGGTACTGGATATGTGATCCTGCGATACGATCAGGGCAATGTCATCGGCTGTTGGGGACCATGGGCAACACGTATAATTAGCGCTCAGGCATTCGGTGTCGATACATGGCATCACTTGGTCGTCACCTATGACGGGGCGATAACTTCCCTGTACATGAATGGTACTTTACTAAACAGTGGCGCTCAGGCGGCGTGCACAGCCTCTGCCGATCACTTCACCGTCGGGAGTAATACAACACCAGGTGAGTGGGCCAACGGCCTCATTGACGACCTACTCATTCTCCCTCGCGCCCTCTCCGCTACCGAGGTCAAGGCATTGTACGACTGCGGGATGCCAGCATCACCGGGGGCGGTGAGCACGAGAGATGAGTGGCAACCTGCGGTGCGATATAGTACCAACGCACAGCAGAGCATTGGTTATGGCGCAGATGCCAGAGTGAACTTCGAAGACAAGGTGTATGACAACTGCGGCTGGGTCATCACAGGTTCAAATTGGCGCTTCACAGCACAAACACCGGGCATCTACCATGTGGATGCACGTATAACATTCGCGGCCAGCACTGCCTGGGCTCTCGGAGAAGCTGCTACTTTCCACATTGTCATCAATGGCACAGTGAACTCTCCTGAGCTTAGTGACAATGATTACATTGCGAGTGGCGCGACTGCTCAAACAAAAACGCTTCATGGAAGCGCGGATGTGTGGCTGAACATCGGAGACACACTACAAATTGGTCTATACCAACTCTCTGGTGGTTCCATATCTTTGTCTGAGTGGGGTTTCCACAACTGGGTTTCCATCCACCGCATACCCTCATAGGAGGTAGACACTGTGTGTCAATATAAGGATTAAATATGAGAGTACTTGATTCATTAGGTCGCATAAAGAATATAGTAAATACTGGTGGGGTATCTGGCACAGAGCCTGCTAACACCTTCTATGCCGGGCCTACTAGTGGTGCCAACGCTATCCCAACATTTCGTGCTATAAATACTGTTGATATCCCTGCACAGATAAGTACTAGTAAAGTATATATTAATGATAGTGCTAATGGTCTAATGACTATCGGACTTACTATTAATCAGGGTGCTTCTGATAATGAAATACTTGCTTTAAAATCCAGTGATGTTTCTCATAGCTTTACAGGATACACAGAAGCAGATACCTTTAGTAGCTTTTCTAAAGCAGATACTGGTGCAGGCGGAGTAATGTTACGTGGTTTTAGCACAGCTTATAAAGGTATACAAATTGTTGGGCTTGGCACGACAGAAGATACTACAAAAGGGGGCAGTTGCACTGGGTATGTTATTATAGATACGGGTAAGGCCGACTCAGATAATTCTACCGTCCCTGGTACTAATGCTAATATATTCGTTGTTAGAAGTTACAATAATTCTTATGCTAAGTTTATTGTAACTGGTGGAGGGGATATATGGGCACAAAGGTGCTTATATATTAATGATTCTTCAAACGCTAATATGACCGTAGGTATTACTATAAATCAATCTACATATGATAATCAGATACTAGCTTTTAAATCAGATGACGTAGCACACGGTGGAACCTCTTATGCTGAAACAGATACTTATGGTGCTTTCCAAAAAAGTGCAGCCGTTCATGGTGGTCTAGCCTTTTGGGGATTTTCTTCACATGCCAACGCTCTTACAGGAATTGCATATTATACTTTAGACGATACTACAAAGAGCTCTTCGGCAACAGCACCTATAGCATTTGCAGCCTATAAGAAGTCTGGTACAGGAGCCTCCTGGCAGGGGGCAGATGCCAATACATTTGTTATTGCAACATATACAAGTACTGTATTTATTGTTGATGAAGACGGGGACTATCTATATGATGGTAGTGGTAGTGCCTACGACTCCATAGATGACGTAGCACTGTGTAATACTGTAGATAACACATTAGACAAGGCTTGGGATGACTGGACTGAAGACAATAAGCAACTTCTTAGTAAACTGGGTATTATTCATTACAATGAGGACGGCCATCACTTCGTCTCAGGCAAAAAACTTGCTCGGTTACATAATGGTGCTATTAGACAGTTAGCAAGTAAAGTTGCGCGATATGAACAAGTACTTCTAACTATGGGGGCAGATCCTAAATTACTAGGAGATTAATTCCATGCCATTTAAATCTAAAAAGCAGCGGCAGTATATGTTCAAATTTCACCCTAAGATTGCTAAGCGTTGGGCTCGTAAGTATGGTACTAAAGTACGTAGACATAAATCTAGGAGAAAGTAATGATATGTCTATTATCTAGGGATAAAGATGAAGGAGCTATAGGGCCCCCAGGACAAGTCAAGTGCATAAATATCAATAATAGAGAGCAAGTGGAATTAATACTAGCAGATCTAACAATGATCTTAGAAGCCCTTACTGTCTCTCTAAAACGCCTACAAGAGGCTTTAACATAAATCTAGGAGAAAATAGTATGCCTGAAGAAGAAAAAGTCTTGACAGGATGTGATATAATAGTATATAGGAGAATATTATGAAGAAGAAGACATTGCCGCCGTGGTTGGATAAATCGAAGGATAGTAAATCTAAGGATAACAAATCTAAGGATGATAAGGATAAGAAGAAAAAGGATAAGAAGTAGCATCTTGCGCCTGTTGCACAGATGTGGTATAATAGAAGCAGTGAGGTAGAATGAAAACAATTACACTAACAACATGGCAACGAGCGCTGATACTTAACATCCTATCCGGTACCCGTGGTGACCTACGGACTGTTAATAAAGCACTAAAAGTTATTGATATATTAGAGTTTACTGAAGAAGAAAAGAGTAGACTGGGCCTTATTATTAGTAGTGATGGTAGTATGACCTGGACAAACCCAAGTGCATCGGACCACTCAATAGATGATAATCTTATAGTATTTATTAAGGAGACTATTAATAATAGTAAGAATATCCCTGTACATACTGATGTAGTAGATTTATGCGCTAAACTTGATATAGGGTTGGGGGAATAAGTGTTAGTTCCTCCAACCGTTCCTAACTCAACCCTGGTACTAGCTGACCTACACTGTCCTTATCAAAACAATGAGTTTATAGATAGGGTTGTAAAGTTAGCAAAGTCCTGGGGAATTAATAATGTGGTAATACTAGGTGATCTATTAGATTTAGAACAATACTCTTCTTACATATATGATGAGAGTAAGATAATAGAACAGGGATTAGCGGCTGCTGAACATATAACAGATGTAACACTAGCAGACTTTCCTTCTATACTGTGGCTCATGGGCAACCATGAAGAGCGACTATATAAACGCCTGGGTAAGGATCAGATATCACAAGATCGTCTCAAGCGTCTGGTTACAACATCTGATCGTGTATCATTTTCAAGAATGTACTATGCAATGACAGAAGATGGTTCATGGATGATATGTCATCCAGGTAACTACTCCCGCCCTAATCCAGGTGGGTTGATTGCGCAATATTGTGCAAAGTATCAATGTAATGTAATTGCTGGTCATATGCATCTTATTGCAAAGACACAGGATATCAGTGGTAAATATGTAGGTATGGTAATAGGAACCTGTGCTGGTGAACTTGAGTATGATATTATACAACCAACTAATAATCCTATAATGTGTAATGGAGCGGTAATACTTAGAGATAGTTATGCTTGGCAACTAGATCAGTGGTCAGATTGGGAAACTCTAGCTAAGCTTGGAGAATAAAGTGTCTGTGGAAGAATTGGCAAAAGGAGTACTTGCTACTGCTGTAGCTGACCTGCTTTATGGAACTAAGGCAGCTAAGCATCGTGCTAAGGAGTTCTTATTGACTGATAATAATTGTGAGTACTGGTGTAAGATTGCTAAGGTTAATAGAAATGAGTTAGTTGATACTATAACGGATTGTAATAAGTAATGGTTACTATAAAATGGTATGGGGCGGGTATAGAGAGTATATTAGATCATAGTGTAGACTTTGAGAATGACACTATAAAGGTAGCACTATGCGATAATACATATACACCTTCTCAAGATGGTGACATAGAATATGTGGATATTGAGGGCGAGCTTGCTGCTGGCAGTGGGTATACAGTAGGTGGGGCAGTCCTTGACAACTGCACAGTTGCTTACCTCGCCAAAGTTGTTACCTTAGATGCTGATGATGTAAGCTGGCCAAGCTCCTCTTTCACTGCTAGGTATGCAGTAGCATATACATCCTCTAACCTTCTGTTCTATGTTGATTTTGGGGCTAATGTTACAGCTACCAGTGAAGAGTTTAAGATAGTATGGAATGCTAGTGGGATTTGTACGGTGACAATAGAATGACAGTAATTGTTCCTTGCAGTATTGTAGATGTCTCTATGAAGACCCCAGTCATTACAGCCTTTGACTCTCCTATAACTATTACAGTTGTAGACAGCTCCTCCTCTACAATAACATTAACTAATATTAGTAATAGTACAGTAACTCTTGTGGATGAACAAGCATGAATAGATATTATAAGGGTAATTTAATAAAGGTTACGGCTACGTTTAAAGATAGCACAGGTACCGTTATTGATCCAACAGTAGTCTCTGCACAAGTACAGACTCCTGCTAAAGTAGACACCACATACATCTATGGTGTTGGCGGGCAGATTATACGAACAGGTACTGGTGTATATTATATTAATATAAATACTACAAGTAGTGGTGATTGGTATTGCAGATGGTATAGTACGGGTGCTGGTCAGGCCGCTGCTGAGGTTCATTTCTTTGTATACGATAGTGAGTTTTAATCTTATTGAATTAGAGAGAAGGTAATGAGTACACCAGATTCCAGTTATCAAGTAACATATCGTGACTTTTGTGATGCCAGAATGGCTGCTCTATATGGCAGTCTAGAGCAGTTGAGAGCCATCGTAGACTCAAAGTTTCTATCGTCAGAAAAGGCACTTGCTGTGGCTCTAGTTGCACAGGAAAGGAGACTAGATCTCCTCAACGAATTCCGAGCTCAGATGCAAGACCAAGCAATGGCCTTTGCCAGACGAGACTTAATAGATGTACAGATGATCTCGATTGATAAACGACTACGGGATCTTGAGAAGTTTCAATCAAATATCGAAGGTAGAATCTGGGCCTTTGGTATTGGTATTACTATATTAAGTATGGTTATAGGTGTTGTACTGAAGTTTATATAAGGAGTAGTTTTATGTCAGTTATTTCTTTACTAGTTACACTTATTGTCATTGGGGTACTGTTGTGGGTTGTTAATACTTATATTCCCATGCAGGCCACAATGAAGAAGATTGTAAATATAGTTGTAATTGTACTTGTATGTCTATGGATATTATCTGTATTTGGTATACTACCCAACTTAGGTACTGTAAAGATCGGTAATTAATGATATGAATATTATAAATGTTATAAGTGACATGCCGAGGAAAGGTAAATGGGAGAGACGAACTGAAGTAGACACAGCAGTAATTCACCATAGTGTCGGGCCCAGCCTGCCTAAAGAAGGCACACTACAGCACCTGAAGAACATTGCTAATTATCATATAAGAGAAAAGGGAGATATTAGCATTGCATACCATTATGTCATTGATGGTAATGGGAATGTCTATCAGACTAATGATGTATATGATCTGACCTGGCATGGCCACGGCAGTAATACTACTGGCATTGGTATATGCTTATTAGGGGATTTTACTGAGGCACCCCCTAATGATACTCAACTGGCCGCAGCGCGTGGATTAGTGCATCTATTGCAATTAGATCATGGGATTAGCAAGGTGATTGGGCATAGACAGGCCCCCCGTGCAAACACTGCCTGCCCCGGTAAAGCATTTACCAATAAGATGATTATGGAATTACTTAGTGATAATAACAAATCAGTAATTACATCTGTTCGTTGGAATGCCGAGGAAGTAGTACGTACACTAGAGAAAATGAATTTAAATGATGAACTAAAAGCTATGAGACTCAATCTTGTTGATAAGGTTATTACACCACTAGCAGCGCTAGAAAAGAGTTTATAATGGACTTTGATGCTATAAAGTACCCTAGACCTTACTATGATACTGGAGTAGGAGTACATGCTGGGGCTAATGCGTACTACCCACTAGGAGAGAATGAAGGGTTATTTGATAGCATGCTACAAGATTTACGTAGTATGGGGATAACCTGGATAAAGTTCCTTGACGTAGATGGGACATCCTATAATGCTTGCAGAGTAGCATTTAAATGGGGCATGATGCCCGTTGTCCGTGTGTATCGCCCCAAACCCAACCCTGGTACATTAGAACCAAAACAGAAGTCTTCCATACAGTTACTTCGCAGCCTCGGTGTTGCATACTTTGAACGTAATAATGAGCCTAATCTCGTAGAAGAGTGGGAGACGTGGCCAACGACATGGACCACAGCCACATTTGACAAACAGGCGTATGACTGGTATACTGATGCACAGTACATTGCTAGCCTCGGTGGGCTGACTGCTATTGATGCCCTAAGCCCCGGTGGCAATTACGACGATATAACATACCTAATAAACTTCTTAACAAGCCTAAAAAAGATACCAAATATCTCAACTACCTTTCTCAAAAATCATGCTTGGATTGCAGTACATCCGGCAGGGCTAAATCACCCAATAAATTACCCAGATGACCCTATAAACCAAAAAGAGCACCCAGGACAAACCATACACACACACTACTATAAAGATGGCACTCCCACTGGTGCTAGTAATTGCGTTCGTAAGTGGGAAGCAGTAGGTAAGATTTTCTATGATATGTTTGGCTATATTATACCAGTAATGGCTACTGAAGGTAGCTTCTGGTCTGGTAATAAAGCGGACTCTAGATATCCTGAGCTAACGCAGTGGTCTGCAAGTGACCTTAACGTAGAATTATTAAAGAGTATGAAAAGTTACCCAAAGTGGTATATGGCAAATATGCCCTGGCTATTATCTAATCGACTCTTTGGTAATAAGAATGAGGGGTTTGAGCGAGATGCGTGGTGGAGGATACCTGGATGGGGTAATTGTCCTATATATGAGATGGACAAGTTGCCTCTATGTACTATATTAAGATCTAGTCCTGTACAAGAGAGAGGTGCTATGTTAGAAGATAGAATTGCGGCTAAAGCACAGACTGTTATTATTCCGCTAAACCCTGCGGCAGCCTTAGAGAAAGCAGCTAAGGATATAGGCGATGGCAGACTGCCCGCTTCTCCAGAGTTTACCCTGGAAGATAATGGGATTGTATATGTCGGTCAAGCATTCCGTAAGGAAGAAGAAAGAGACAAGCAGTTTATTGCTTATGTGAAGTATAACGATTGGAACAATGTTCGTTGGATAGAGAAAGATAACTAATGAATATAGAGCATCCGCACAAAGAAATACGAGAGCAGATTGATAAGTGCCCAGGGCAGCGAGTTAAGCCTTGTGGTACACATACTATGTTCGGTCCTAGCCTAGCAGTAAAGTTATACTGTGGTAGACGAGATTGTCCTATCTGTGGTAATTATAGATTAGTGAAGACTACAGAAGTACTAACCAGCGCCTCATTATTAACTCAACAAGATATTGTATATGCACGAGTGCCGAAGAGTAAGCGAGAGGCTTTGGCTACTAAGTTCCGTAGACATGATGCGCCGTGTGCTATATTCCCGCAAGAGAATGATCTTGTGTGGGTGACCTTTACGGGTTACACAGCACTACTAGGTGGATATAATATAATATCTGTTGACCTTAATGATATTAAGAAGTTCTCAAAAGAGGCACTGACCACTCCTACTGCGGAGAGGATCAGGTTCTCAAGTAACTTCCCCCGTCCTAAAGTAGAAAAAGATAATACAGGTACTAAAGAAGAAGTAGAGATGGATAAGGTGCCCGAAGACTCCACTGCTAAGTTCATTACAGATCTTCCTATCACTGAGTATGTTTTATTGATTAATAAGCTTGGTGTTGAGACCAGATGGAATGCTAAGTTTGACAAAGTATACTATACTACTGACGAAGCAATGTGGAATAAGATTAAGGAAGAGGTAGCACTAACTAGCAACATGTGGAGAATAGTCAAAAATAAGGTGATCCCTTTTGAGCTAATACAAATGTCGGTATAAATCCATATAGATATTAACCCCTTATGGATTAATACCGACACTAGGAGATGAAGATGACATTGGAATTGGCATTGAAATGGTTGTTCGGTGGTCCGGGGGCTGGCATACTGGCCTATAACACGGTAAAACGTGTGAAATGGTTCGAGCGCTTCAGTAGCGCAGATAAGCGCACCGCATCTTTTGTGGTAGCGGTACTGTATGCTGTCCTTGGATATATGTTAGCAGTGGGTATGTTGTATGTAGTAGGGCCTGTGAGCTGGCGTGGCTGGTTAGAAGAGCTGTTTGCAATTGCGTTTGCAACGGTAATCACAGCACAAACCCTGCATGGTTATAAGGAACTTGACAAACCGCTGAAGTAGTGGTATAATATAAGGTGTTGACGGTGGCAGTCAAATCTAATCTCGCCACCCAAGGAGAATATAATGTTACTCAATGGATTTAGTGTTCGTGTTGAAGGTGGTAAAGAGCGTAGCGGGTATGTAGAACTCGCTCATAGGCAGAAATATGCCCTAATCCTTGGTAATCAGCGTGCAGAAGCTTGTGACGCCAAGGTCACAATTGATGGGCAGGAAGTGGGTACTTGGAGAATTAATAGTTATGGAAGTATACGGATAGAGAGACCTGCTGAGGATGATGGAAGGTTTACATTCTATGCTCATGGAACTAGTGAGGCTGCTGAGGCGGGGATAAATAGTGAGGATTATCTAAGTGGAGTAATTAGCGTGGAGTTTGTTCCTTCTGTTCGGTACATTAGAGGATTTACAGATCCGAGACCGCCAGTTATTCATAGGTGGAATGATTATGACTACTGGTGGGAAAGGCCCACAGTATTCTACACTAGTAGCACGGGTAATACTGGGCCACAAGGTACAGTGGGTGATGTTGGTTGCTATGGATTTAGTTCTCATGCAGTTGGTGGGGGCACAGGACTCTCTGGGCAGTCCTACCAAGAGTTCTATAATGCCCCAGAGTTGCAGCTTGACTACAGCCAATCCACAACTATCAATATACGATTAGTACTTCGACAATGGAACAGCGACAGGCCACGACCTCTATCTATGCACTCTAATCCAGTACCTCCTCCGGTAAGATAAGATAGGGGGGATTACTCCCCCCTACCCCTTCTTAACATCTAAACAGCCCAAGCTTTCGCTTCATATCTCTAGCATACTCAAGTCTCTTAACCGTCTCTTCAATAATACTCATTACTATCCTAACTGATATCTCTGTTGGCTGAGTACTTTCTACAAGATATGTCTGATCATCAACAGATTCTATAAGCTTAAAGTGTACATGTGGGTAGCCCATATCCTGGGCTGTTAGTTCACACTCATTACAAAAACTATTTATACGTGCTAGACAAAAGATTAATCCTGCTTGGTGCAGCTTGAAGGATGCTACGTTACTATAAGAAACAAGTTCAATGTTCATTGATAGCCAACCCCCTTATAATATCATTATATGCCTCAGCCATAATCTTAGGCTGATTAAAAGCCTTAGCAATGGCCTCCCCTATATTCACCAGTGGACAATCTCTCTGTAGGTCAGACTCTACAAGGCCAGGGGTGCTCCTATCAATAGCTGAATACAGTGGATGCTTAGGATGCGTACAGGAAAGTCTATAACTACAAAATACGTGGTGCACAGCCGAGCAATAGAAGCATCTGTCAACCTTAGTTACTAAATACATTTATCCCCCCAACTATTATAGTTGATTCAACCTTTATTCAACCATTATAGTATATAAAATCTCTACCTTATATTAAATTCGTAATCTATCTTCCAACCACGATCTACAAAGTATTGTATCTCATTATTATATTCTTCTAATGTAGAGCAAAGCTTAGAGCTTTCGTTCCTACCGTTACCCCATAATTCTCCGTCTCTGTACCCCCACTCCTCTATGGTAATTTCCGCATCATCTGGTCCAATAACCATGCCCTGACCAATAAATGGGGCCTCAGTACTAAATGATAACCAGGTATACTTTCCTAACTTCTGTGGGGTAATCACCCCTGTGTGCAATGTCACTTTATACATAAACTAAGCACCCCTCTAATAATAATGATTACTAATAATAATATTATATTAACGTATAATATATATAAGATCATTAATGATCTCTTCTTGGATTACAGGGTCAATGTCCATCCACCACTCTGTAAACCCACATCTATTGTGTAGACTCTTTAGAATATTATATAGTAATGAGCACTCCCAGGTGTTCCCTACTTCGATATTAGTACTTGGATACATCATAGTCATCCCATCATTGGGGTCTGGCTCAGGGGCACTTTTGATATCGGTAATAAACTGCGTATCACTATCAAATCTACCTATATAGAGCTTATCCTTGATGAGAGAATCATATAGTGGCTGTGGATACCTTACGACCCTATCCATCCCAATTAAATCTATATATACAAGCTCTGATGTTCGAGCGATCACCCTAAACAGTGTGGAATCTATCATAGTTTAGCTCCTTTACAAGGCTATCTATACGATACCAAAGCGCAAGGGGGTCTATGGAAGATGTAAAGGCTGCACAAGTCTCTTCTACAAACTCCACAGCCTTCTTAACATCTAGCACAACTACCATATAATTACTCTCTACTGAGAAGAAATAGTCTCCTTTACCATCAACACCTTTACAGTACCAGGAGTTAGTGGCAGTAACATATCCCTGCTTAACCATCAGAGTGTTACCATCAGGTACTCTAAATATAGAACCACATGGTATATTATTGAGTCGATTGGTGGTGTACATGTTCCTCCTCATTACTAGATATCACGGGCTCTGTGCTAGGCGCCATAGATGAATATAATCTTCCACAGCCTTTACAGTGTGGGCACCGCCGTTGCACAAACTTGCCATTATTTCTCCAGCGGCCCACAGTGCCAGCACCATTACATACTCTACACTCAGAGCTAGGCTGCTCATACACTACGTAAAGACTCCAGTATAGCTTTCTTTTCTAGGGAGAGCCTGGTTAGGTCTATGTGATGGTATCTTGCCAGTATATTGTTAATACTCTCTACTTCTAGCCCTGCCCCACAACAGTTACAAATAACACTCCCTGGTCTAATAGAGTTATTAAAGTACCACTCTAGAAATTCACCTATAATTAGATCATCATCAGCATACCGTAATTGTTTATTACACTCAGTGGGGTCCACGCTTATTTGCCTTAAACGTAAACACCCAAACCCAAGGATTATTATCCCAAGAGTACAGCCCACTATGCCACCTATTCCAAACTATTGCGAACTCATCCTTAGCTACCTTCTCTACAAACTCACCAGAAACAATTCTGCCCTTAGGTACTATCAGTGGCAACTTATTAACAAAACTGATAGCCATATCCTCGATATCCTTGACACGAATACTCTGGATCCTTTCTATCCAATATCTATTAATTACAATATCATATCTTACAAAGCTATCTAGCATAGTCTCTGCGGACTTCCACTTCACCCTACTAGGATCACACGCAATATCACTCCAGAAGCAACCATAATTGTCTATAGAACCTGCTTTATACACTACCCTGTCACCTATAATAGTATAAGATTCTTGTAATGGTATAGGGTAGTGCATGGCGTATGGGTACATCAGAGTAGTGTCCCGATCTGGCAAGGAGAATGTTTTATTACCAGCGTAATGTCCTTGTGGTTGTGGCATTATAGGAAGCCTGGCCTGCGTCTTAAAACCAAGATAAATATTCTTCATGGCATCATCATTAAAAATCATTCTATAATCTCCTTTACATATACTTCAAAGGGTTCACCAAGGGCATCAATTAGTGTTTGAACCTCTGGTGATTCTAGTGCTAAGGCTTCTGCCACTTCAGCAGTGGGTGCTTCAATATCCAAGTGTAGTCCATAGAACTCTATCACTACTTGCCAACTCATATTTGCTGCTCCTTGTACAAGTAGATCTATGAGATGCTGTGTCCTCTACATAGATTGTGCTTGGTGGATTATCCCAGTATACTGCATACAAGCTGGGCAGTAAGTGAGGGCACTGTTCCTCGACAGTATGTGTGGGCTCATTGCAACGCTCACAGTTGCCGTTGGGTGGTAGCCCTCGCGCATCATCATCTCACAGAATTGCCTGATCATACCCCTATACACTACTGCTATGACTTTCTCTCCATAAGAATATCATAATTGTCTATAAAATACTTCAGTGCGGCCTTTGTAGCTTCCTCGCTGCTACTAAAGTACTCTCCTGGGCGCCGAAAGCGCTCTTGGGTTAGATCATAGGTCCACCCTTTGCCCTCAGTACAGTAAATAGCAATACTGGTTAGGAGAGAGGGTGGAGAGGGGTTGATAATTATATTAATATACATCTAAGATACATTCTCCCTTTCCCTTACAATTGCGCCACTGCTTGTATCAACGATCTGGTACCACGTAAGGCTACCCCCATGTGTGAAGGCAGCATCTAGTGCGTCTTCAATAGTAGAGAAAGATTCAACCAAATCCTTCCAGCCACCTGAAGGATAGTAGATCCAACCTGCGAATAGTAGATAGCGTTTCATATTACCTCCTGTTGGTCAGTCTTCCCACACTTTATCATCAGGAATAGGTGCACCTGCACATGCTAGCGCAATATCAAGTGCTGTATAGCCCTTATCAAGAGCATCTTTTACATAACGTGCTATATCTCTGCGTCCCCTGTTTTCTAACTCTAGCATCTCCCAATGAACACCATTACGAATGTCATAAGCAGCTGAGTGCATCAGCATAAGTGGCGTGACACGGGTATGCGCCATAATTATCCCCCTATTAGTTGTCCTTGAATAGCCAAGTCTCTGTAAATACCTTCTCCTTACCTTGCCAATACTCCCGTGCAATCAACTTCGCATGATCGTATGCATCTTCAGTGTCATAGTGGTCGAATATGTCAGGATAGTATAGCTTCATTTCATGCCCGTCTGGGAATCTTACTAGATAATATGTAACAGCTTCTTCGTTGTCCCACCCCTGGCCCGTAATATCAATAGCAATGTCTGCTGTACTAATTAGCCTACTCAGCTCATTGGAGCAAAGTGGACACAGCCCCCCACCAGAGCACGGTGTACTACAGAAAGAGCATTCACTGTAGCCTTCTGGTAGGAAGCAACTACCAGGAATAATCTCCTGATTAGCCCGCTCAAGCTGATACAAGACCCTCCGCTCACCCGCAGTAAGCCTATTATACCACACACTTGTACGTCTCATATAGACACCCCTTATTTATAGATACCACTCTAGTGTTTTAGTTGCAATAGATAACTTTATATACCAACTATCTGGAAGCATTATATATGCCTTTCTTATAGGAAGGGCTTTAGCAACTCGTGCTTCTTCAGACACAGTGTTATATATATTATCTATAATCCCACGCTGAATCAGTGCTCTTACGGCAGGCATAATGAATTCTCGTTCCATATAGCCATTGCCGCGGCACAAAACTTCCCTTATATCATCATAGGTCATTATGCCATTGAATTCTACCAACTTCTCTAATATTCTCTTCTCAGTATCAGTGTATTCACTCATCGTAGACTGAAACTTCCACTACGGAACAAAGCAGCAAGCTCAGCATTAGTAATAGTATCCTCTGTATATGATACATCATTCTCACGAATGAACTCCTTTATAAAGTTCCTCTCTTCTAGTAGCTCACCAGAGGTCTCTTCTATTATCCTATAGCAAGGCAAGTGCTTCTTACACCAAACAAGCATTCTCTTGCCAAACGGAGTCAGTGGATACTTAACCTTAACCACTACCATTGGTAAGTTAATAACAGAGAAGTCCTCAATAGTAGTTGCTACTGTTATCTTCAGGTCAATATTATCAGTCATTATCCCTTATTATATTATAGGATATAACACCCTTCTCATTTAACTTATCTAATATTCCTTGCAGCAGCCTCTCATTACCAACATACACATATATTGCTTCTTCATTATTTAACTGTATAAAGGCAAGAGGGTAAGAATCCCAGACCCTTACCCTCATATCAACTATTGCCTTCATAGCTTTATATAGGCCAACTTATTCAAGGGAATAATAACTGGCTTAGCTCCCAATCGGCAAAGCACAGAATCACTGCCTATAGCATCAACAAATAACATCTTAGATAAGCCATTTTGCAGACGAACTGTGTACAGAGTATCCCTATACATAGGAAACTCTTCATTATATATCTCATTTGTAATTGTAGTTGACATTGCTATAGCAGAATAGGGGATAAAGTATACTCCCCCTATATGCCTACCTCTAGCTACAATAAACTTATTAGCAGAATACACTACTACTGCCTGTGCATTGGTAAACTCTGCACCAACAATAGAAAGCTCTACCAAGTCCCCGATAGACAGCCTATACTCAGTATCTACCAGCGGGACTGGGATAGGGGCGGGTGGGGCGCTTGTATCAACTATAGTAACTACATCATGTATCTCTGGCTTCATAATAATATCACTAACAGCTCTCTTTACCACACTACTTCTCCACGTATTTCTTTAGTTGCTCTAAAGCACCCGCAGGATCACCATAACTAAGGGGTTCCTCTACTCCTAGTAACTTCTTTAATATCTCTACTGTTTCAAGATAGGGTATCTTTAGTTCATTCATTGCCACTGCAAATACAGCAGGCATATTCTCTACCAGCTCTGTTGCAGTACCATCAACTGTATTTAACTTCTCTTCGTACTTATTCATTGCCTGCCAGCCACGCTCTGCAACCTCAATTGCATCTTCGTATACAGAGAATGGGAATGCAATAGCGTTCTGAATAGCTCGTCTAACACTCTTTGTTTCAGCCTTCATAGCTATATCAGGCAATGACATGTCTTTGTTAGCCTTCTGATCCGGGCTGGCAAGACCGTGTCCTACATAGCAACTTCCATCACGGAACTTGACCTCTGCCCTGCAAATCGCTACAGGAACCTCCGGCGTGGGGAACTGAATGAATGTCGTAATGATACCAGCAGCCCCACGTGTATCTAACCTATATGCCCACTTGATTCCCTCAGCAGTCACATAAGGAATCATTTCCTTACCTGCTGGTATGAAACAAATAGCACCAAGGGGCACATTATAGGACCGACTCATTTCTACTGCACGCTTAATTCCAGCGTCACTAACTAACTGTGAGCCACTACTGCGAACGATCTTACGTTGTTCGCGTATATCTAGGGCCCACTCTCTTTCCATCATCTTATAATATTCGTCACTAGCGACGGGTACTAACTCACCTTCCATATATTTATCCTTCTATATTTTTTCTCCTATAATAGTATTGGGCTCTGTTCGAGCAAGAGTATTACAGGGATCTTAGTCTAGTTCTATTACTTCTGGCTCTGGGTTTGGCTCTCCTCTACATTCCTTGTAGAATGAGCACCACTTAGGGCTACACCACCACCCAGTAGGATTTGCCAAGTATAAGCCAGTCTCCACTGATCGTGCAAATCTTGGCAGCATCTCATCGGTCATCCAACGAATAGCAGTGGCCGAGCGAGTCGTTCTTGCAATACGTACCTTTGGTGTCTTTTGCTTCAGTATATAATGAAACTCAAAGGTGATTGGACCACCAACAAGGAAGCTATAAAATGTTGGCTGTAGATCATCTTGAATCTCGGTCTTATATGGTACACGCTCCTTTACCTTCCAGTCTACAATCTTGCCACTGGCATCAATAAAGTCAAGCTCACCAGCAATTGTTATATCAGTGTTCGGTATATTCCTCTTCAAGGACTTTGCTACTTCCATAACATGGAGTAGAGGCAATGCTGTATTCCAATACTCTTCCAGCAATACTTTACCATACCCCACAGCTTCCTCTGGCCCGCGCTCCCATACAGCTACAGACCCATTTACAAATCTAGGATCAGAGCGCTGGTGCGCGAGGGTCATAATCTCAATCTCAAACAATGCTTGCGTATCAGCGAGGCTATAGCCATGCAGGAAGTGTTCTGTCATTGCATAATGGAATGCAGAACCAACTAGCAACGCTTCTGGCAGAGTCCGTGGTACCTTATTAATATATGTATACTCAAACTTCTTGCCGCACATCATGAAATCTTTAACAGCAGACTGATGTATCTCCATATTATATCACTTGTAAGCTATTGGTCACTTACACCCCCTTTATCAATTCCATATAGAACATTAATAGCCACTTCCCTCTTCTTTGGCCCAACACCTTTTACACCCTCAAGGTTACCTTGTATGGCCAGTGCCGGACTAAAGTACACACTTAATATATCCTTAGCCAGCTGTTCCCCAATACCAGGTAGCCCGGTAAGAAACAACACCTGCTGATCTAGTAGTGTCTTACACACCTTGCTTCTAGTTCCACTATCTGCCATAGACTTGTGTGTTTCTTTCTGAAAGTAATTATATAATCCAGCTATTACACTGGCAGTGTTTTCAAGTGAAGTGCTGAGTAGTATATTAATCCCCTCAGCCTGGGCACTAACTAGAAAATTAGATAGTGCTGTGTAAGGCGTCTTCATCCTCTTGCCATTACCTGCAACAAGAAACCCATGAGATTCCTTTAGTGACCCTTCTATAAGAAGGAAAGCTTGGGATGACATGGATAGGCATCTTCGTAATTGATCCTGTAATCTTCCTTTCATGAATGAGCCATAGAGATCATTCACGGCCTTACGTTCAATGACTACACAGCCCTCTTTGCCCATGAATGTATAATCACCAGTTGGGAGAGGGCGTCTAACCACACCCTCTCCCAGTTTAGCAACTAACAATGGGTCTATAGCTTTAGGCTCGTGTATGTCAACAATAAGTTCCAATTAGAACGGGGGCGTGAAACTGATATCAGCCCCATTGATACTCACCCCTTCGACCTGAGCAAGAACGCTCTTATTGGTCAACTGAGAGAGCAGGTTAGAATTCTTCGAGGCATCTGTGCCGATTACTTTACCCACATAATCGGACCAACTCATAGTATTACTATCACTAAAGATCTGTGACAGATAGGTAACCACACCCTCATCACTAGTAGCTTCCTCTGCTGTAATAAGAGATACAGGAATCAACATATCCTTGAAGGGCCTGCTGCTATTTCCTACCTTGATCTCTTCATGCTGCTCAAAATGCGCCGCAATACCAACAATCTGATTAGGCTCAATACCCAAGTCCTTCCAGCACTTCAACCAATACTGCCACTTAGAATTCTTGTTGGTCTTAGCAGGAATCCACTTCTGACGCCCACTCTGATCTTCCTTCAAGGCTGTCCAGATAATATGAACCACATCCTCAAAATCTTCTGGAGTTAGCTGGTCATCCGGGGTTTCTTTACTAGTATACTTCTTCTGCTGGATTAGTTCCATACTATCCACCCTACCATCAAAGGGCTGAGGGGGTGGTGCTGTCGGGTTAAAATAATCTTCTAGACGCTTTTCATCTACCATTTGTTACTCCTTTTTTACACTGTACCACAGTTCTTCTTGTTTGTCAAATGTGCTCCTTGTAGGTCTATAAGCATTTGCTCTGCCTTGGTAAAGTTTGGTGTACGAGGTAGTGAGCTACTTATTGCAAGTAACTTATCCTTTATACCCTCTGCCAACTTTACTATATCCTCATAAGGAACTTCACCGTTCTTTACGGCATTAATCTCTTCTCTAACTATTGGTGGTAGGGGTAGGGTAATATAACCAGTGGTTAGTAACTCTTCCCCCTCTCGCACAAGTCTTACAACATGTCCAGCAAACTTCGTGTCAATACCAAACTTTTCCTCTAAAGCAGCTCTTGCTGGATTTCTATTACTTCTCCACTCACTATATGCTTGCCAGTCAGCAAGCAGATTCTCATACTTATTCTTAAGGTTCACACTACTCCAAACCTGTGCCCCATTATCTTCGGTGGTTAGCCCAAAAGCTGCGGGATCAGGTTTGATGGGTGGCTTATCTAGCCACCGCTTATGGTTACGAATACGGATTAGTTGTGAGTATGCATAACCAGCAAAAGTATGAATGGCCTTTGTTGACAAAAACATATCTCGTCGGTCAACAATGCTATTCCATTCTATACTCCCACATAGCAGCAGACTATCCGGTACAAATAGCATTTCAAGGATATTAGGGTTTGCCTGTAAGCATAGGCTAAAGAACTTGTTTAGTGCGAATATCTGTATATCACTGGATTCTACACCAAGCTGTGTCTTAGACCATGCTATAGCCTCTATACTCCCTGGGTGCCATTGTTCAAAACCTGTCAGTCCAAGTAGTGCGGAGGCTGGACTATAGCACACACCCCTGATATCAATATCGGACTCAGGGGTATTCAGTCCATAGAGATGGCTGCCTGCATAGCAGACCATTATTAATTCCACGGAATATTCTTCTTATCCTTCTCTAGATAGATAATAGTATCTAGAATGAACCCCAACGCAATACAGCTCCACCAATCGAAGGAAGCACCAAGGATGTTACTTCCCCACATTATAAGCAAACCCATTGCCAGAACTCTAAGAATAGAACCCACTAGAAGAATAACTATAGTGCTCATATGTGGCAGTCCACAATAGTAATAGTAGCATTACGATCAATATACTTAAGCAATTCTACAATCTCCTTATGCCAAGCAATATCCCTTTCTTCCTCAAAGGTATCCCAAGCCTTTCTCCAAGCACGGGTGTCACGCTGGCCATCCTCACCTATAAATTCTTCAGGCTTTGGTGCGTCTCTGTAGTTCCAAAGGCCAAACCATCCCATCTCTCCTTTTTCATACCAAGTGCCAGTAGGCAGCACTAGTGCCCAAGTCTTCCACTCATCCAAGTGCTGGAGAAATTCTTCAACAGTACAACTATTCTGCCCGCCAAAGAGCCCCCACCACCTACCACCTTCTTCATACCAATCCCACTTAGAGTCTGGGTTATAGGTAGTAGTTAGTCTACCATCAGGCTCCAATTCTCTCCCATAATACCACGCAGCAAACTCTCTAACATCCTTGAACTTACCTTTATTATTCGCCTTGAATTCTTCTAGTACCTGCTCAGCAGTGAGATCTGTTCTAGGAGCCACCCGTATATTCTCATCATAAGGAGCAAGCAGTGTATCAACATCACCTATAACTGCGATAGCAAAGTGGCTCATAGTTGAAAACCAACCAAGAGTCCAGTATAGTACTCTACAATGTTAGTAATGGCTCTCATACCAGCCTCACTCCCAGAAAGAATCGTACCAAGCTTAACAAATGCCTTTGAATATCGCTCCTTCAGTGACTTATTAACTCTGTTCTCTCGGTCAGTAGCAATATGATCAGCCAGGTCTGCAAAGATGATAGCAGCAGCCGTCTCATCCTTAGCCACCCTATCAATATAATCAGCCCAGGTCTCCCCCTTCTGTCTAGTAAGGATACGAAGAATAGGAAGAAGCTCTTCCAAGCCATCACGTCTTACAACGTCAGAAGTAACCTCAGTTACCTTAGAGGGGCTCTGACTCTCTCCACCAAAGATGTCATGCAGCAGCGCGGCTGCCTTGGACTTACCAGTAAACACAGCAGCAACTCTAACGATATGCTCCATATAGGGCCGGGCATAGATAGGGTCTGCCTCAGTAGCGTGTACCCTACTAGCCAACAGAAACGCTCTTCCAATCATTTCTGCTTCGTTCATTTAATTCTCCTTAGTTGAGTTAGATTAACTTCATACTTCTTAAAACAAGGTATAAAGTAGTAAGCAGAGCAATGGATACATTTATATATATCAATCTCGTTATCACAGGATATAAACGTTGGCTCAAAACATTTACAGCGAATATTAAGTACACAAACTGTACACCATGATATATATTCTATTGTACTAATTATACGTTTCCACACTGTACTCCACCGTATTTAGGAAACTTATGCACATCAGGGTTCTTTGCCCAATCTTCTTCTATGTCAGCATATACATACTCCGGCTCAGGCCCTAGTGGATCATAAAGATCTCCACCAAAATAACTAACTAGTACCTTGTTACCAATAAATGTATATGTATATTCTGTTAGATAACTATCTGTCCAAGGCCAGGGCCACCCATCCTCTGGTCGAATATCTACTATTCTCTTTACCGCATCTCTATACTCCTTTTCCTTAGTAAAGACTAATATATCCTCACCGAGTATCCATGGAGTGCCACGATCTACCAGGCTCCCCAACCACTCTGCATGCTCACCTATACCCACATAAAAGTCAGAGTTCATGCTGAAAGAATAATGAGCCCAGATCTTCCATCAAGAGCAATGTTCTTCTTATCCTTCATATCTGGGAAGGATATTTTAGGCAGGTGATCATATGCTCCCCACCATTGTTCTGTGTATGCTGTGCGCATGGTTTCTTCCATAGAAGAATTTGGGTCTTTAAGAGTAGGCAAAACATCAGGTAGTGGATCAAACAAAGGTCTACCAAAGTAGCTAGCCCAGACCTTTCCGTCCACAAACATATATGCATAATCAGTTGTCCGTGAGTCATCCCATGGCCATGGCCAGCCATTCTCAGGAACTGTGCCATCATCACGAGATGTAAGCTCAGCACTCACTGCTGCCCTAAACTCCTCCTCAGTAGTGGCCTTCAATATAGACTCTGCTACACCTTCTGGGTATCCATCCCAAGCAGTGCTGCCAAGCCATTCCGCAGACTCACCTTCCCCAATAAAATAATCAGCCCTCGTACCCATACCATATTTCTCCTATAATACTAAACTCTTCTTCCACCAATCAGGAAACAACCTGCTATTACCTTTATAGAACCACCCAAATGTCTCATCAATGATATACACAATACTAAAATCATTACTAGAACGTGTGCAGCGACCGCTGCCCTGAACAAGTTCCTGAACAGTTGCCCAGGCATAATAATTACCAACAGTTTCCTCTTTTCTCTTTACACGGCTATCTCCTCTATCAGGAAATGGAACCTTAGCAAAGATTATAAACCTGCCACGATCCTCAGCAAGATCGAGGCCAGTGGTCGCGCTAGGGCTCACCAGCACAGCGTCAGGTGCACTACCTGTTAGGAAGGCACGGAACAGGCGCCCACGGCCCGCGCTGCCCTCTTGCACTAGCAGTCTAGCACGATTCCGGGCGCTAGTCAAATCCCGTATCTTCTTAGCGAGGCGAAAGTTCGCGGTGTGAATCAACCCCCGCTGCCCCTGATGTGCATCAAGAATTATCTCTATTTTCTCTACTAACTTTATATAATCTCTATCGTTACTCTTAGCACTAATCCAAGCGGCAGGTTGGTAGAATATTGGTCGCCTATTAGCATCTATATTAGTTTCCAGTTCAACATACTGGTACGGTATATGCCCCAAACCTTTCTCTTCCATAAATACTTTAGGATCAAGAATAGTGGCTGACATAAGTAGTACCTTCCCAGCACACCTATCAAATAAAGCCTTCTCAAGTATACCGCTATCATCCTCAGGCTGTACTACCAGTACATCATTATTTCTATATTCGTAATAAGCACTAGTATCATATACCATCTTTCCAGTAATCATCTTCTTTCTAATCTGAAGCAGTTTAGATAAGTGTTCCATAAGTGCTGGTTCATTTACTCTCTGTATTCGCGCTAAATCATTAGCAATATTCATTGGCCCTTTAGTGAAGATGACCCCAAGGGAGTCATTAATAGAAACTTTTGCTTGGGCAAGTTCCCATCTTGTCAACCTTATTCCCATGTAATCTATAACTGTTGGATTAGCCAGATGTGCCTCATCAAGAATAAGCACTTCTACATTCTCTAGCCAATCATTAGCGAGGAACCAATAATAGTTAGTGGCTAACTCTCTAACAATCTTTGACCAGCCCTTGTTAATAAAATACTGACACTCAGTTTTATTACAGGTGACCAGTTGACATTCTACTAGGTCAGCAGTTAGTGGCGGTAAGGCTGGGCAATCAAAGCTTGCCTTGCCCTCAGCACTAAAGTATCCCAACTGATCTGCATATTGGCGCTGCAAATCCTTAGTTCTAGTCAGTACCACAGTTTTCAATGACTGCCTATACCGTGCTACAGCCGTAGCTATAGCAGACTTGCCAGAGCCTGTAGGACCTTGTAGCAACGCTACTTTAGTTCCACTTTCAAAGCCCTTTATTACTTTATCTATAGCGTCTAATTGTGTGGGCCAGAGTTTAAACGGTAGCCCAAGTTTACTCTCATCCATTCATCATACTCCATATAGCTTTATAATCTACTGTTGTTCCTATTGGAGACACTATAAAAGGCGTAGGAATGTAAGGTATATCTGGCACTGCTAATGTTGAAGTAGTTAATAACATTCCAATACCAAAGCCTTTAGATTGATAATCACTATCTATTACAGGTGCATAACTAGGCATACAAGGCCCTTCCAATAACTCCTCTGATACCCACCACCCAACTTTTAGATTATATAGCATACTGTATAGGCACATAGATGGCCCAATAGTAATACAAGGAACAGTAAGCTTAGCGTTGTCTGTGAGTTGCATATACCGACTATCAGGAACCGTAATACCAGGAAACTCAACAACACCCGATATGGCACAATTCTCTACTTCTACTCTTTTCTTAAGTTTATATAATAATGATCCTATATCATTAAGTACATTGATTGTATAGCGATGTCTTTGCCGTATTACTGCAACCCTATCCGTGCCTTCTAGAATAGTGACCATCTTATTAGAGCTAATGCTAACTGCTACTATCTTACCAAGCAGCCTTTCTAACTCTTCATACATATCTTAGCCAGCACTTCAGCAGGAAGCCTCTCATAGCCGTGTGGTATATTACCATCTGCTAACCACTTCGTATACTGCACTAGCAATTCTTGCATAGTTGTGTTATAATATAAGGAGATGGTTTCTAACTGTCTATAACAATCATTAGGTATAGTAAATGATGCCAAATAATTCCTCCTTTGTAATGCCACTAGCAAATATTTGTGGCTATGTAAATAACAGCACAGGTAAGGTTTGTAAGAAACCTTCCGGTGATGGTACAACTCATGAAGGTGTAGGCAGGTGCCTTGAACATGAATCCACTGATAACCTTCCTGTAGTTATAAATAAATCAACAACACGCTCTGCTCTTATTAACGCCGCAGACCCCGCTACTCAACAGCTAGTTGAAATATTTATGGATAATCCCGAAGAGATATACTCATTGCGGGATACTATTGCCTTATTAAAGGGTATTCAGGTACGTATGGTAGAGCAACTTAACGATGATGAAGGAAGTGTAGATGCAGACTCAGCTAAGACACTACTTGCTACCATTAAACAGCTAACCTCTACCATAGCAACTGCGGTAGATATGGAGAAGCAACTTATGAATCTTGTACCAAAGGCTGTTCTCAGTGCCTACACAAGCCTATTTACAGGCGTTCTTACAGAATATATAAAGGATCCTCGTATCCGCCTAGAAGTTATTCAGAGGATACAGGATGGCGCGAGGGAGCTCTTATAGCATGAAAACGATTATGTACTAATATACTATATAAATATGTTTCCTCCCAGGGACGTAGACCATATAGAAAGGTTAGCTCACCTACAGTTTTACCATAACACTCTTGGAGAGTCTTTACCATGTGTAACTCCTCCTTGAGATATCTGGCAGCCTCCCTACCATATTTATTTTTAGGTATAATAATGCTCATTACAGACATATTATTTTACCAAATGGTGCCCACCCAAACTCATTATTCATTATCCAGACTACTGGGTAGCTAGGTGCTATATCAGGCATTGCTCCATAGCTATCTGTAAGCATAATAAGGACTCTAGGATGTATGTGGTAGTCTCTTATGTAATCAAATACAGGTATGAAGTTGGTGCCACCACGGCCTGATATGGTAAGATTACGTACTTCAGGCAGATCGCGTGGGGTATACTTTTGACAACTCTGTACAACATAATCATGCTGAATGATATAAATGCTCTGTATATCGAATCTTGATAGGACCGTGTATATCTCACTAACTGCCTGTCGAAGCTGTTCACTACTTATTGAACCACTGGTGTCTATAGCAAATACAATGTCTTCCATAGACATATCTTCATAGGAGGGGAAGTACCCGATGTGATTCAAAGTTATGTTCCTATTTCTCCAATTAATGTCTTCTTCCTCGGTGTTTACTATAAACTGCTGTAGTAGCCTCCGCCAGTCTACCTTTGGTGATAGCAACTCCCCCACAACCTCTTTCAGGGATCCTGGAAGACTCCCTGCTACTGTGGAAGCTACACTAACTATGCTAAGAATCTCTTCCTTGGTCAAACCAGGCTCTGCTGAGTCATTACTATACAAGTGTTCATCTAACTTCTTATACTCTACCTTCTCCATCGAGAGTAGCTTTATATGCACCTGTTCTGCGCTCAACATCTTACCATTACTATCTCTTGATATATTAGTATCATAGTACATTCCTTCTATCTTAGGGAATCTACTTTCTATTAATATATCATTAACAATATAGTCAATGGCAAGCCCCCATAGATCATCTTCATAATTCTTACCACGAAGTATATGTTCAAGTATTATATGCAAAGTTTCATGTGCAATTATTGTCTCTCGTAGTTTCTTTGTAAGGGACCTGTTACCTGTCTCTGTTCCTTCTAGGAACTCAGGGCCGACATACAGCCGACCCTGAGCATCTACACTAGCGAGTATCCCAGGGTTGGCCTGGGCAACAATCACCCGTAGATTAGTAGCAACTATCCCAAGAAAGGGGTGGTTTATCATAAGTCGTGCACGTGCTGCTATAGCCTCTCTGAATATATCCAATCTACAGCTCCAGATTCAACTTTTGTGCCAATAGCATAAAAGGCTTACCCATATTCTTCATCTCATCAAACATACCATAGCCAGTCAACATTGTTATCATAAGCATAATAAAGTCAGCAGTAACTGTGCCACTGTTAAGTAACTCTAGTAGTTCCTTGAGCATCGGTTTACCGGCCTCGCTTCTATTCTTAACATGCTCTACAATAGAAGTAGCTGCTGCAAAGCACAGCCCGGCATTGGTAATAGCTGGGAAAGTCTTCTTGCCGGTAAGGATATCATGTGGTTGGGGAAGCTCATTATATAGCAGGCAGTATGTTAGGAATGACTGTGCGCAGGTCTTACCTATCATTCCCCCTAGCACTTCTCTTCTCACAGCTTCTGACTGTTCTAGTATACCATGTTTTAGTGCAAAGTCAACATTCTCTCCCCATGCCCGCGGAGTTGGCCAGTTCTCTATCATTCGGGTCTCATCATAATACCACAGATCGCCAATGCGTAGTGGCCGAGAGGCCCCTGTATCTAGGTTAACTCTTCCACTTGGGTTATCATACAAGCTGCTACTCATGTCCAAATTCCCTGATACACTCTGTGCAATATAGCCTATAATTCTGGGATCCACTTCTTTCCAACTAGCCCAGCTAATCCACTCCTTAACATTAACATCCATATATATAATACAGACTCTATTCATAAGTGGCCCAGGGATATCATGAATCTCTCCACGGTCCTCTGCGCGATTACCAATAAGAATTGGGTACCAGCCTTCCTTGAGTCTATTGTTGCCAATCTTTCGATTTAGGCAAATATCATATAGGAGAGTTTGCTTAGCACGACTAGCAGTATTGAACTCATCGAAGATGATAAAGCCGGAGTCTGGAAAGGTATTATTACCAATTAGGGGGAGTTCACGTGGGGGTATCCAATCCACGAAAGAATCAGGGGCAGGATAGGGAAGCCCATGCATTGCAACAATATCTTGGATCAGAAGATTAAATGTATAGATTGCACCCTTGGATGTATCTTCCTTACCCCAAATACCCATGCCCAGGCTGTTTCCAACCTGGGCAACTATTTGACTTTTCCCAACACCAGATGGACCAAGAATACATAGCGGTGTGCCATTAGGATAGTTCATCTTGATGATCTTTGCTATCTCACTTGCTCTCAATAGATTCTCCTATAATCCTATCAAACACTTTAAAATCTTCGTGGTCTATACAGAATAGCATATTTAGAAGAAGTTTATAGGCAGCACATCTTTTAGTCTTACCTTCTGGACTTGTAAGTACCATATAATCATCAACAGCACTTTCTGGCATATTACAAAACCTACTTGTACGTGGGCCACGGTGTGCTGCCCACGTAATTGTCCTAATCCACCCACAGCGCTTACTGCCTGTCTCCCAACGAGAGAGTATCAGCCCACGCTTTTTACATACCTCTTCAAGAGCCGCAATTACTCTCCCTACATCAGAGTCTTTGGGTACTCTATATACTCTCATAACCAACTAGCCCACACCTGTATACAACTACCATGATCGTCTACAGTAATATCAGCGCTGTTAAGCAGCTTACCAAGCTTAATAAGCTTAGTAGGCTTAGTATCACTTCTAAGTTTTATGTATAGATTTCTATTATAGTAGTAACCGTAAGATAACTCTAATCTATCTAGTTCTAAGTCTGCTAACCCTGCGGCCATCTCCTCTATCGGTACGACTTCATTATACTTCATATGTTCTAGGTACTCTTTTATATCAAGTCTGTTCAGCATTAAGTTCCTCCCAAAACGGGCTACCAAAGATTGTCCAACATCGTAGCACTCGTTTCTTAATTTCCTCTCTTTCCATAAACTCCCCCTTACGATCTTCCCAAGCCCTCACAAGACCCACTTCTGCGCTGACACGTGCTGTGGCTTCCTGCTCAAGACGAAGCTTAATCCCAGCTTGAATAGCCAGCACAATATCACCCACCCAATCAGGCTTCTCTGCCACAATCTCAGTAATGAACTGTAATACCCTATCTTTAAGATTCATTATTATTACCTCATATCTATATAAAGTGAATTATTGGCTACGCTTGCATAGTATGTAAATTCTCTAGCAATAGATGGTATTTTATATTTAGAAACCATACTACCATCCGGTCGGCTTACCATCTCTAGCCCTGATGAAGATTTCTTCAATATTAGGAACCCACCCCTCTTATGCACTCGTAAATACTTGGGCTTACCCAGTAATGCTACAGCCTCTGCATCCAAAGTTATATACCCAACACAATCAATAAAGATCCGAGCATTAGTTCTAACAGCTATCTCACTCATATTAATCCCACCACATCTTCACAACAGTCTTACCATCCTTCTCTTCTATAGATCCTTGATCAGGGTTGAGTTCTATGGCCAATGTGAATGCCTGCTCAACTGTCAGCAAGGGCTCAAATACTATAGTAAGTACAAAAGTATCTGTATCAAACATGATATGTACTAGTGGTAGCCTTGCTAACACACCGGCTACTACACTAGAACTACCACCCCCTTCTTCAAAGTTCAAATCTCTTAGGAGATCTTTTATAAGCATTATCCTGCCTATATCTGGTAGATTAACCATAGTAGAAGCCATCTCCTGGGGTCCAGTGGTGATTAGCTATCTGTATACAATGTATCTGACCCCTTGCATCCTCTAGATTTACCTTATCTTCTTCATTACCACTTTCTGTTTGATAATACAAAATTCCATTTATTTCATACCAAGGACTATCTATAATCTCAAAAGCGGTCTTATGCAGCAGAAGCCACTCACTAATCTCGTACAGGTTGCTTGGTACAATGTTTCCATACTGATCAAGATGGCAGTTAACTGTATCCTCGGCCAAGCGAGACAGCGCACTCTTAATAATATCTTCATCAGTTAGATATGGATTCACTTTCTTAAACAACTCCAATAGATTTACCATTATAGTACCTCCGCTAGATAATATTGTTGCTCTTCTCTATCATATATAATATTTGTATATGGGTACCACCCCCAGGTCTCCCCCTCTATCTCTACCTCCCTACTATTGAGCTCTTGCAAAGTTTCTTCATCACATACCACGCCTAGTTTCTCTATTAGATATTGTGGTGGTGCATACCTGATCATTTCTGCTGCTATAATATTCATGTCAGTCTCTGCACAACCTCGGAGAAAGGCACAGCTTCTACAGAGAACCGTGTTGAACTAATTGGCTTAATATAGAACTCTCCACCATCAGTATCAACGAATAACACTTGTCCATCACAAAATAATCTTATATTAGAATATGATACGTTAATAGTAAAAATACTACCCTTTATTCTCTCACCCACTTCATTAGTAATTTCTATCATTGGTCTATCTCCCACATAATAATATATGGCTTAGGGACACCCATATCTTCAATAATCTCTCTAGCAATATCTGTTATAGTCTCATTGTCACTCTCAATACCACTCACACTATCTTCCATTACCACTCTTCCACCAAGATACACCTTCACTATAAGAACAATAAAGTGCCACTCCCCTTCATAGTATCCTAGTGCACGCTTATAGGCAGCCCTACCTGCCTTTCTATACTCCTCACTACTAGGCTTGCCACAGTTTGTAGGAATAAAGTATCGAGCAGGAAAGCAGAGATGCTGAGTACGAGGGCTAAAGAAGTTCAATTCATCTTCAAAGCCCTCAAACTCAGTATCGAATGCAAACCTATGCCAATCATCAGAGAATGTTCCTAGATAAGAAAGATCATCAATATCATCTTCTTGACTTACAACCACAGTTACTTCTTGCTTACGTAGATTCTGTATAAGCTCAGTATCTTGCAGGTGCTTAGAGTTAAGAAGAATGTCTCTAATCTCCCACACCCGGTCTCCGAAGTGCTCATATGCTTGTTCCCAAGCCTTAGCAAGTGTGGTCTCAGCCACCCATCGGGCAGTTATTTCATTAGTAAGGGCTGTCCACAGGCTCATTCCTAGAGCATGTAGAACTACGGGTGTAATACTAGGGTCTTCTCTAACAGCCTCTTGTACCTCATTAGATAGCTTATTAAGATCCACAGTCTTCCTCCTTATAAAACGCTGACCATATTGCAGGCTCAATACTATACTCATGCAAAATCTCTCTCATACTTTCAGTGCTGTACATATTTAGATAGTGCTCAATAAGTATAGTGTCTTCCTCTTCATACTTATCATTATCAAGATATAAAGCCTCTAGTAGATCTAGACCCTCTTGTTGACTCTTATGTATATCTAGTTCTATATCATGAGCAGCATCATATAGATCCTCTTCAAGAGACTCCAAAATGGCTACACATAGAACCCGGTAAGGTGTTTGTTCAACATCTGCATCAATCCCGACATCCCATAGCCAAGGAGACTCTCGTAACATACTTAGTAGTGTATCAGTGTCATCAGGAATCTCTATATCAATGCTTTCTACAATATTATATATATCAGGATTGTCCCCCAAGTCGTTAACATATAGCTCGTCTAGCAATTCTACCAGCTCATTTCTTAGATTGTCATATTCTGACACATTATCCCCCTAATCTTTATCATCTCTTCTATGCTAGGCCCCAGCAGTAATCTTCCCTTATCTATATAACCCTCCCTTCCATCAATAAATACCTTATCGCTAGTATACCTGCCTGGTATAATAACCACAGTTATATCACCCAAGATGTGCACACAGATATTACCAACCACCCCAACATCTCGCTCCATTACACCAACTATAAAGTATCTTACTTCATCTCCAACAGTCAGTGCATAAAGGGTTCCAACCATAACTCCTTGACTATTGGTTATCTCTACTCTTAGCATGGATTTTAGTAACAGTCCCTCCATACACAATCTGCATAAGAACACCGCACATTCTAGTAAGCATGTTCTCAAATTCGCTTGTGAGATCTACACTGTTACTTGCCCAGTGAGCCGCCTCATGTAGAATGCATGGCAGTATGCTTTCAGGATCTTCTAGTATCTGTCTAGCAAGCACAACTGTATTATCACCACCATCATACATTGCTTTTATATTGCGAGATCCACCATTGATAATCTTATCTACTATAATAATCCGAGGAAGTTCCTCATGGAAGAGATTCTGTACCTTGTTCTTAGCGCGCTCAACTAGGGACTTATTCTCTTCAGTAAGATCCTCTATTTGTGTATACCTAAGATCATTAATTACATCATTGCTACTTTGTATTCCTACCGAAGCAAGTAGTCGAGCCCAACCATATCTAAAATACTCTATATCATATCCAAGATACTTAGCAATTATCTCATCATCATTGCCGGTACCAATCAGTGTACGAGTACCAAAGATAGCTTCAAAAGCCTCTTTAATAATAATGTGTCTTTCAAAGCTAATAGTATAGCGGTTGTAGAACTCACATTTGGACTCAAATACTGAAACAGTATCATGTGCAACAGTATCCAATAGACTTCTGATCTCTTTTGGAGCCATCTCTTCTAGTATGTAGTCAGATACTACAGTTTCTGCCGCTGTCATACTAACTACAGTTCTATCACGATTACAAATAATGCCCGACTCACTACGCTTCACATGATAGCTAAATAGTGCGTCAGGTAGTTCAGCTACTATAGCACCATTTACATACAACCGTCCACCAGGTGTACTTAGCTTATCCTTTACAAGCCAGTGTAGGGGAGTAAAACGAGCAAAGAATGACTTTGCTTCATCAAGCTCCTCCTCACTACATTCTACCAGAATATCTGTACCAACTGTGGCAGGAGAGTTTATCTCCTTATAATAGGCCAACACATCAATACCAAACGTGCTGCTATGAACTATAGTAGGAGAGAGTACAATATCTTTAGTTCTTATTACTATCTTACGACCCTCTCTTGCTAGCACAAGTGCGGCTAGCTTCAACCCCTCACCAAAGGTACCAATAGTATCTTCGCCCTTCTCACTGATACCCATTACAAGGTGGCGCATCTCCAGGCCCGGCCCATAATCACGGAAATGTGCATAACCATTTGCCCAACGAATAGTACCTTTGCAATTAAACTCATCTCTTACATCCGCCCAGTTCTGTACAAGCTCTCGCAGAGCAAACACTACTCCCCAATCTTTAACATACTTGGGGCTAATCCCAGTTTCAATTATAGACACTACTTTGCTCCTATTAGCTCTATGATAGTGGCTGCCTGTCTAGCAATCTCTTCATCGAGTTCTTGTATCTTCTTAAGATGTTCCTCCCTATCCCCCATACTACTATAGATTCTCTCGTGGGCACGAATGACGCCGGCCTTCTTAAGATAACTATCCCAGGTATCCTTATGTGCATTATATAGATGATTTATAGTCTCTATAACATACTCTGTAATATGCTTTCCTCCTGCCTTAGTAGGAGTCTCACAACAATATCCAGCATAGTGGTACATATATAGTCCTTCTTTACTACAAGTAAATATACCATCTACTAGATGTAGGAACCCAGAGATACTAAACTTCTTATTACGATATGCTACTACTGCCTCTACTCGCACAGCTTCACTTGCCACAAAGGCTATCTCAAGACCACTCTCTGTAACACGGGGTAGATTAGATCTGTTGGGGTAAAGAGTCTCCCAGTAAACAGTAACCTCATCCCTCTGACTAAGAGCGTAGTTAGTTATTAGATATACATTATCTGTGAACAACTCCTTCTCTATCTCTTCTACAGCCTTAACCCCCTCATCTCTGTCAAATGTTCTCGATAGGGAACTTGTCATTGACACCCTCCTATCATATTACTATGTGCAGTATGATGTAAGTATTCACCGTCATCAATCTCATAAGACCTTATAATAACCTCAGTATTCTCCGGTATGACCTTGAATCTACCATCAGTATACATTTGTATATAGGCCATAAACCCATTATAAAAGTAACTAGCTCCCTTAAAGGTGGGGCTCCATACCCAAGAATTGACATGGAATGTTGGCTCCATATATATGGCAGCGAACAATGGATTTCTAACTACTGTGCAGACTTTTACTCTCTTCTCTCCCTCCTCAAGTACTATTCTATAAAATAATTCTGTGTCGAATACATACATATCCTCAATGACTACAGCCACTTCCTTCCTCCTTATTTGAGTACTAACTTCAGGGCAGGATTACGCCTGCCCTGTGATCAATACTCAAAGATGGTGCTTAGCTTTCCATTCCTTCCAAGCAGCCTCTTCCTTTTCTTCTCTACTTTCCTTCTCTCTACAATCCCAATAATGTACATCTACTGCTTTATCTATACTTTCATCAATGGGAAACTCATGTAGTACAGTTATATCTTTATCAGAAGGAAGTAGTGGGGCCCTCTTTAGATGGAATCTGGCAGCCCAGTCTGCTTGTGTGGCAGTATCAGCCCCTACTGTTACTTGTACGACCTTGTCTACATAGATATGAGCAGTAATCATATATCGCATACTATTATTCCCCTTCTTCCAGTTCTATACAATCTGCCACACTAATATCATCCTCATCAAAGTACTTGTTATCTTCTAGGAATTGATCTATGGCATCAGATATAGCATCTTCTTTATCTCTACCAGCCCCCTGTATTGTCATATATTTCTCAGTGATATTTATAATAACCATATAAGCTACCATCTTATATCACAAGTGTCCCGCAGAAATCACAGATAAAGGAATTACAGGTTACTGCTTCAACTATCCTTGTAATATTGTAGTTGTCAGCGCAGATACTACAAATATAATCACCAGTATCGGTTATATACACTATAGGCCACCCATTATCACTATATTCACAAAGGTACCCAAAGACATCAATAAGATCATCCATCTATACACCTCATCTTAAACACTCTCCTTAGATAGTCTCTGGCCCATACTGCCTTCTTATTTCGCTTAAACTCCGCTAATCTCTCTGCAAATATACTACACAAACTACATTCATCATTCTCTGACCAGCTATCCCAATAGTGCCAATGATACCTATGTCTATCTGCCTCCTCTTCTGCATAAGCAGTCTCATCGAAGATAGCATAGTTCTCAAGTTGCCTGTGACAATCTTCAGCCCATTCTACAGCATCACTATTGGGTCTAACAATGAGATGATCTCTCCAGCCAAAGAGTGAATCTCGGCTTCTCTCAATCTCTACGTCATCAGGGCACTTTTCTCTAAGAAACTTCTCTATGGCATCGAAGTTACTATCTATAAGCACATCTGCATCACGATATGTAATATATACTACCAGCCAATCAGCATGATCTCCTGCATATACACCATTATTCAGACTATGTACTTCTTCTATAGTCTGCACACTACTGCTCCTTTATATCCCTTCTCATATATTCATATATAACAACTACCACCCCAGTGGCTGCAAGTATTAGAAATACACTGCTTCCTGATAGTATGTAAGCTGCTCCACACATTACTGTCACAAACAATCCTATCACACTCTTACCTTCTTCAACATCCGTGCAGTTTCTATAGCAGTAACATACATCTTTTCTACTCTATCAATCTCTTCCTTTATCTTATTCCAATCTTCCACTCTTGGATATTGTATATTGAGCGTGTAGTCCTCCCAAGAGACAGTGGCAATAGTAGCTAGGACTATGTTGATATCCTTACAAAAGGCATCCATATCAACAAAGTCTGAAAAGTGTGGGTACTCAGGTACTAGACTGCAATGGCACACCACACTTACCATATCACGTCCCCATGATATAAATCCAGTATTCATCCCATAACCTCCCTTGGGTAATATCCTAGCAATACAGCGCTCTCGTTGATAAGATCACCTTTAGGCAGGATAATATACTCACCATCATCTAACCTAAGAACTACTTCACTCTTCTTCAGGGGGTAGTATGCACCCCGAACATTAGGTATCAAATTACCACCACAATTATGTGTACCAACCTCAGCAAGTGGTACTGCCACACCAAACTTACGTGAATCGAGTCCCACATGGTGCCCTGTGAAGTATCTATTACCAATAACTATACGATGTGGATGAATCTCAGCATCTTTTGCTGCTCTCTCTAATTCATCAACAGTTTGCATATTTGGGCCATGCCCTTCTTTTTCTGTAAACAGCGCAGCGCGCTTAGTACGAAATGGACCTATAACATAGAGGTACTTATCACCATGAGTCTCAGCAGTAGGTTCATTTTCTGCTGAAAATGCTTCCCACCTGTTGTTATGCCATCCACAGTAATATTTAGGTATCATGTCGCATGACCCACATAACAAGTGCTGCTTCAAGAGTTGCTCCGGCCAAGAAGAAAAGTGCGTGGCTACCACCAACTATTGCAAGCGCCAAAGTACACACACCTGTTACTATGCACAGGACAAAAACCTTTATCATTCTTCTCTCCTCTGGAAAGCAAATCCTGTTATACCAAGACTCTCTGCCATCTCTTTAATACTACTCAAGTATGCAGCTAGCCCCACTATAGCATTTAGGTCTTCAACCTGTTCTACAGCAATAACAAGTGCATTCTCAACAGTATGCTCATCAAAAGTATAGTTCAAACCCCTACTTCTACATATATCACACTTTGCACCACGACGTTCTGCATCCCTGATACTATTAGCATCCAATGTACCACTCTCGCAGTACTCAAGGTGTAGTGGTGTGATACAGTAATAGTGTGGCACACCACCCTCCTTTATTTCAACTAACTCGAAAGCAGATCCATCCGGTGGTTTAGGAATGTTAGTTATCATGCCCCATCCTTTCTATTGCATGAATATGTGGGTCTGTACGACTAAGTAGCCAATGTGCAAGTCTATTAAGAAGCTTAGAAAGCTTGATACATAGACGTGAGGATCTAAGGTAGAACTCTGCCATATAACTATGATATCTCATATCTTTGCAAACTCCTCTACAAGATCATTTAGGGCGCCAGGAAGCCTATCAAGCACAAACAACCTAACTTCATGATAACGGGACTTGTTATACTGCATCAGCATCGCTATACCTGCTTCTACACGCCCTAGCAGATATCTAACCTCCACAGGATCACTCTCTACAAACAGGTGTACAATATCCCCCCTAAGTGTTCCCTGAACACCCATGCACCCAATAGTCCACTCTCGAATGTCCTTCCACACCTTCTTGCCGGCTACCCCATCTACAAAGTCTGCGAATAGCATTATATTCCCCCTTTAGTGAATTATAGTTAGTCACTAATCAGAGGGTAGGAAGGTTCCTACCCTCTCCATTAACTACTAACTACTCTCCGGGCTCAGGCTCCCTAAACATATTCACACCAAGCTTAAACTCCCTATCTCCTACCATCACTGCCTGATTCCCACCACTACTAGCAACAATGATATTAGCACCTGAACTCTTACTCCGCCCAAAATTCTTAGTAGTATCAATGGTCAGCACAATATTGTTACCCTTAGCCTCAACCTTCACATTCTTCATCACCTTTCTCCTATCTCATCAAGATTGTGATAATAATTATACCAAGAACACAAGCTACTGTAACCAAGCTCCACACTAGTACATTGAAGGGTCGTTCATCATACTTTTCCTTCTCTACATACGTCTCAAAGAATATATCGCATGGGTCACCCTCCCCAGAAGTTATATATCCTCCCCAAGTTACTGCAAAACCTTCTAGCACTTCCTGCCAAATATCATCCTTAACCGCCTCTAGCACTTCTATATTCGAGCTGGCCCAAGAGGTATAATACTTCCCACTAGGAGTCAGTGAGAACACCGTACCGAGATAACAACTACCTACATTTCTCTCATCAGCATTATTCATTGCCTCATTATAGATACCCTCCCAACCCCACGCATCAATCTCTGCGGTATACTGCTCAACCAACCTCTCTCTATTCTTCTCATATAAAGTCGTGTATGCTTTGTCAAATCCCAGCTCTTCTAGGTTCTTCTCAGCTTTGGTCATCAGGATCTCCATAGGCAGATTCTATTTCTGTAAAGCATTCACTACAAATAAGTGGTGGGCCTTCCCAATAGATAGTACCCATAACTATCTGCGAGTAAGAATCTTCACCAGAGACCTCTGCATTGAGGTTACTACTTGCACACTCAGGACAGTATGTTTCACCATACTTATCAAAATAAACTATAGGATACCCACCAAGGTTTGTACATGCAGGCAGACTACCATCCTCAGCCAGTAACCTTAGTAACTCCTCTCTTTCATACTTTTCCACCATCGTTCTCCTATCAGATTTTGCCCTAAACACTAAGAGCATCCATAAAAAGTGCCTTAGTAATTGGCCCGCAAATGTCCCTAAGGTGGCCTTTGCGAATGAATGTTGGAAAGATGTGTGAGGTACTTACTTAACGGTATCACTAAGGGTATCCATTGCAACATTCCACGTAAGATTACTATAATATTCAAGCAGAAGAACAATCAAGTTCTCTTGATGAAGTTCTGTTAAAACTCTCTTTATTAGTAGAATATCATTATATTCATCTTCTCCACTGCCCACGAGACTGGCAGCCAGTGTTCTACCAAGGATATCTCTGCATAGAGTTATCAGTCCAGGATATGCACTGGCTTTACTGAAGTACTCTGTAGCCTGCATGAAGTGCCCATATATTGTTGCACTCCCAATCTCATGTCGCAGACACCTACAACATTCTTCTACTATAGGTGTAGAAGCTTGGTTAGATAGTGCAGCGGCTAGATCAACGATATTCTTGTAGAAGGTAATGATCTCTTCTACAGGAATACTATTGTCAGACATTGCTGCTAGTATAGAAAGATTCCTAAGTCTGCCTTCATTCTCTACTGAGTCCCAGACGATAGTTATACACAATGCACTTCTTAGCTCATTACAGAGTTTATTACCACTGAACTGTTCTCCGACTCTCATCAACTCATTGTAAAGATAGTCAGGGCTATCTAGTTCACCCTTACTGTGCTTTGCCAATAGATCTACCACATGTATTATATTAGCCATTTTGGGTACTCCTGTGCCTTCCCAGTTATCAACGCAAGTTCTACAAGAACCTCCTCTAGCTTCCCTTTCATCTCATACACAACATTCCAGTTTACTTCTAGCAGCTGATCGTCTTCGCTGTGTTCCGAACAACTATTAATGACCATAGTACAAGCCTCAGCCAACTCCTGCACCTTCTTTACATCCATCACAACTCCCTCCTTAATTTATAGGCTCATGTCTGCCCACAATTGCTTATGGGCAGACGCTCAGCCTACAAACGTCTCACAATTAGATTCTCCACTATTAGATATCCTATTGCGAGGCCCACCACAAGCGCAATAGGATATAAGCACAAAAACAAGATCAGCGCACTATTATACATCCTCTTACAAACCCACCGATCTCATTGCATGCTCACAATCGGGTGTGTCCAAGCTAAGCTTACCACTATTATCTACAAGGGTAAGAACGAATAGTATGACATCTCGCAGATCATATGGAGTCATACCTTCTACCTGTTCTTCTGGTGAGTACTGATAGATCTCTGCCAACTCCTTAGCAGTTGGTAGTCTCGTGGTATGATTAGGGAAGTCCCGTTCCACAGCCTTGTGAAAGTTATGAGAGACAACCGCTTCTCTCAAAACTGTCAGCAACTTCTTCATGTTATCCCCCCAGTAGTGTACTTACTAGCTTTATAAGGATCATAATGAGCATCAATGTGAGAACAATGAGTGTCAACATGCTTGCCAGTTTCCACACTTCCAGCAATACATCATCGGAGCACCATTAGTCTGCACTTCTCTAGACAGTGTGTGCCCGCAGTATCCACAGAGTACTTCACTCTCTTCAGTTATCTCCATCTCACGTATCTCTTCACACCGATAGGTAAAGCTAGTATGTTCCTTGGTAACAAATGCTACTCGATGTGTAGGCATACCCGTGCCATTATCATAGTTATGGTGTACCTCTGCAATGTTATGCAGGGTTTCCCAACCACCCCACATCCATCGTACCCTAACATTCATGTGTACTTCTCCTAGAGAGATAACCGCAGTATACTGAGCAGCGCACCAATGGCAACTCCCCACAATATTCTTCCAATACTCACCACTATCTTATCCTTAGCTACCTTCCCGATAATGGTGAGAGCTACTGCCGTCCAGAGTATCATGCTAAAGACCTCTACACTAAGTAGCATGTCTGCTACTCCTTATATCCATGCCTCGCAGAAGAACCTCATCATAGATCTTCTGCATCTCCCACAATACAGCATTTACATCATTGGGGAGAAACTCACGACAGGAGAGCACACCGGAAATCTTTCCCTTAGTCCAGGGATCTGTTTCTTCCTCCCTAAGTAACTTACGAATACAGAAAAGGAATGACGCTGCTACTTCTTTAAGAAGGAGACTCTTCTCACTCTCCTTATTAATGCCCGCCATGGTATTGTCGATACTCTTCTTGTAGCTGTCCATGTAAAGCTTCTCCACATGCTTGTCCACAATCTTTCTCCTTAGTTACGCCCTTATATCAGTAGTCAAGTTTCCCTGACTACTGACGAAAGGTATAACTAACTTGTAGGTTCTACTTATGCCTCTGGCCTAATGATACTGTGAATATTACCCCTTCTCTTCTCCACGAACGTATCTACTCCGCGCTCCTCATTAAAGCGCCTAATATGGTACTTATTGTCCTCTCCCTTGAACACCACAACGGTATCCTCAGGATTATTTGCAGCAACACTCTCCGCCGAATGGACAGCTTGCATTGATCTCTTGTACCCCATTATTAAGCTCCTTTTCAAGGTCAGATGCTAGCTTTAGAATCTCCTCTTCGGTCTTCGGTCCGTAGTACATCACTGTGAAACTGGACGGTAGAGATGTTAACTTAACTTGAACTGTTTCTGGAGTATCAGGCTGTGTATTGCGCCTAATCCTTAAGAACAGTTCCCGTGCAACTGTCTTTGGACTAACAAAGACTCTCATCTTGATACCAAACACTCGGTAGCAAGGAACATTTAGTCCATTAAGGTACACGTAGTCTAGTTCTGCCACGTTACAGTCTCCTCATTAGCTCCCTAATGTACAGCTCCTCACAACTCTCTTTCTCTTCATATACCTCCTGCAATGTGCAGACCTTAGCCTTCTCCGCATCCTCTCTCGTCAAATAACTGACGAAGTCACGAGAGGGCACAGTGGCATTTGGACATCCAGGATAGTTTGAGGGCACACTAGGACATCCCTCACAACTTACTGTCCAGCACATCTTACTTCTCCGGTGTTAGACTTGCGATTATCCAGGAGATTGCTAGTATGATGACTGCGGCATGTGCCACCACTTCCATGACTTCAGTGATGGTTTCATAGTCCAAAATGATGGTCATTATCTACCTCGTAGTTTATCTACTAGTATACCCAAAGTGCTTGACAGAACTATCCATCCTATTACTATTAGCACTTCAAGCATGGCCAGTTATCCTGCCGCACTTCCTGCATCGGACACTGCTTATCTTTCTTTGCATCCTCCTCACTGAGATAAGAAACAGGCTTTGATATGCCGTCACATTCTCCTAGCTCTGGGCAGTTCTCACAAGTTACCCGCCAAGGTTTCATCACGATACTCCTGTTCTGCGATATCTCTTAGTTCCGCAGATCTGTATGGGCCAAATACCGAGTATGTCCTAGAAGGCACACAAGGATCATATAGGTACTTGTTGTAAATATCCTCCTTAAGCCCATAATCTTCATGTATCTCTGCTAGATTTCCGTTGCGATAGCGCACGATAAAGTAGTGCATGGTTGCTTACCTCACAACGTGATCGACCCCACCAAACGTGAAGAAGGAAGCCACCCGATCTTCCACAGTGGCAGTTATACCAGAGATCCTTCTTGCTGGGTATCGAGCCTCCTTATCATGTATATTAGAGTGCAGCACTAGTACACTTTCTGATGGATAGTCAAAGTTAGCATAGTACAGCTTATCTACGTTATGGAACACCGATACTTCCCCAGATCTTGTCCAGACCTCTACTTCCATATACCCCTCCTTAATGCTCTAACTACAGCCAACAAGATACCTCATTGTACCTTGCTGGCTGTGTGTTAGGTCACTCTATGGGGTAGAATTGTATTGGAAAGCCTTCCTCCTGATATCTTACTACATCATCCCTTGATACCACCAAGGGCACAGTTTGTTCCTCACTGTTGGTGTACTCAACAATGAAGAATCCAGGATAATCAGTTAGTTCCTTTATGACAACCCCAACGTAGCTATCATAGCCACGCACATCACACAGCCCAACAACTCTGCCAATCATCTTATCTTCACCTTACATTGTCAACCTGTTAGGTCGGCGCTGTGCGGGCAAGATACTTACCTTTGGTTCTTGCACACCAGTTTCCTGTTGTGCATACAGGTGAAGTTCCTGCCTCAGTGTTGCCGGTCTGGCCGGAGCAAAGAACAGTTCATACTCAAGCTTATCTCTCTCTGACATACCCGCTAGTTCCTCCTTACTAGCAATATATGTCTCACCAGATGTCTGCCAAACTGGCTTGAACACCACGTTTCTCCTTAGATGATGCTGATTTCCACGCAGAACAGATCAGTGATGCCAAGATCGTGTAGGTCATTAATGCTAGCCTGCACTTGGGCACTTACCTGGCTCTGGTTGCTGGCCAAGAATTGTGCCTCACCAACCTTCTCATCGTTCCGAGTGTAGAACTCTGCACGATAGAGTGTCATTGTCCCTCTCCCTGTGCAAGATTCTTATGTATCTCTATTCTCGCCAAGTACTTACCGATGGTAGGATATGATCTACCCTGCTTCCTTGCTATCTCCCTACACTTTCTCTCCAATCTTTCTAGTTCTGGGCAGCAACTTCTCTCTCCCTTATCATACATCCACACTTCGCCAGCACGATTTCTCTCCTTTTTGTTATGCCCTGAGCAAACCCCACCAACATTCCTGCTGGTGGGGCCTAGCTCACGACTTAACGGGTGAGAACACTGCCCTCCCAAACATCATCCATCTCATTATAGCACCTTATCCAGGCAGCTATAACAACAGACTTGTGACAGCCCTGAGAACTATCCTGCACAAGCTGTCCCTTCATACGATCCATAGCCTTCTTCCTTGCTGCTTCTCTATCCTCCTCAAACGGGACACTATGATCTCTCTTGACAATCACATCCACAACATCTACTGAGTCATAGTGCGCAGCATACACGACCTGCACAGTATCACGGCGCTGCAAGATTGCACCATATACGTGCAGGTATAGTGAATGCTCGGTCATCTCATTCTCAAACTGTGAGTACATCATCTTTGCCCACAGTTTCGCTGAGTCCTGTATGAGGTCACAACTAATGAGCTTGTGACACTCAGCACACATCTCTACACGCGCCTTTATTGCGTCATCCAACTTCGTGCTCACCTTGCTCTCCTTGATACTGACACTCTTGAAAGTAGCACACATTCTGTTGCCGTCGGTTATCGGGGCATACAATCTCCCTGCACATCCGTGGTAGACACACTTCTCGCAAGACACAATATTCAGGGTACCACTCCACCAGGGAGCATCTACTTCTTGGTACCCATTCCAATGAATAGGTACACAAGTGTCTGCCTTCTTCCACATTTGTGGACCCCAAACCCAGTTCTGAGTTTGTTGCCTATTAGCATACTCATCAAGGGCCTTTATGCACTCTCTTGCTTCCTCCTCATTCTTGCACCTGAAGACGTAGTCGTGGTACAGATGTCCTGCTTCGTGGCCGCTCACTACTTCGTACATCGTGTCTCTCCTTTGTTATAGACTAACACCAGGGTCTAAACCGATGTTTAGGCCCTGCGTGTAAACCTACAACAAAGTGTCTGGTAGTGGGTTCTTATTCTTCACTACGTCTACTCTGAACCCACTATCAACTTCCACGGTGTAGTACGCCCAACAATGTTTATCATAACGATACATCTGTGCAACGGCCCTGACTGCGCGCTCACGACTCTTACAGTTACTAACTTCGTATCGTCTAACTCCCTCACGGTTCTGCAAGCGCTTGACATTAGGCACAGTATACCTCCTGGTGGGCTATTTTACGCGCAGCTTCCTTGCTTGTATAACCGTAGTTATATAGGGCTAGAAGCCTTTGACTGTTTATCCCCTTATTATACCTCCAGTATCTTATGAGATAGTGTTTCACTTGCCTCTTCCACGCTGCCCACTTATCCACGTAGATTCTTCTTTGCAAGCTCATCCCAATGTTCTGGGATAAGACTCTCTGCATCGAACGCCCAGTCTATACTTTCCTCATTCTCATCATCATACATAGCCACGACCTCATAATATGTACCGAAGTCATGGGGGAAACCTTTGATCTTGTAGTAGCCAAAGAACATCTTAGGCTGCTCAGGATGAATCTCCTCCATCATCCTTATTAGTTCTCTACACTCTCTCTGTGCTTGCTCACTATAGTTGGCGTTACCAACCTGTGCACAATCCTCTTCCACAGGTGCACTACTGAGCATGATATAATCCCGCATGTTATTCCTCCAAAGATAGCAGGAATGTATACTCCTGCACTAGTTCTTCTTCGGATAACTTCTCCAACTCTTCCTTGATATCAACTCTGTCCGCGGGATCTTCCATATTAGTACTCCTGACCATCGAATATAGGCCCATCAAGATCTTCTATCGAACGACGATCAAAGTCATCAACCCAGTCGAGAGGTTCGTCGGCGTTATCTAGCTCTTCGTAGAACTCTCTATCCATGTCCTCCCAGTATTGTCGCGCATATACTTCATCGGGAGTTTCCTCGAAGGCATCTTCTGGATCTAAATACTCTTCAACAGACCTACCACAACTAACGTATTCCTGCATGTCCTCCAACATGCAGTCATCATGATGAGTCACACCCTTGCACAACTTCTTACAGGCAAGTTCTGCGGCCCGCAAGCACTCCTCAGGATACTCCCGATGAATCTTTCCACAAATCGGACACGTACCCACAGTTTCTCTCCTTATTAGTGCCCTAGACCATAACATGCATTATGGTCGGAGAAATACATGCCAAGGGTAAGTCTCTATCAACTCTCTAAGCAGAGATTGATACTTACTGCCATGTACGTCCTCACCACTATCCCAATAAATATCTGACCACAACACGTGAGCGAACTCGTGCAACACCACTTTCCACACTTGCATAAACTGCCAATTATCACGATCATCGAAGCCACTATCTACATTATCCCATACCCATTCAACTTCATCGTACTCTCTATATCCATCTGTTGACAACTTAGCTGTGTAATGCTGACCAATAGTTATCTGGTGCAGGCCACTGTTGTACTCATACCAACAAGTCTTGACATTCTTGTCAAGTACCGTTGACCTATAATTGGTTATATTATACTGCTTATATAACCAATCACAGGCTTCTAGTGACCAGTTTAGATACTCTTTGTTCACAGTTAGTCACCCCTTTGCTGCTTACCACAATCTTATGACTCTGGTAAATAGCAAAAGTGCCCTAATCTTAATGAGGGAGCCAAAGTATAGCTCCCTCATTAACCATTATTGCATTAACAGCGAAGAGCGTAGTTATAGATAACTTCCTCCTTCATTAGCTCTCTCAAACTCTTGCCATCCTTATCCTCACCAAATCCCCGCACGATAGTGTCTGCGGAGATTATGGTCATCTTGTGCTCTGACGTTATGAGCACGAAGTCAGACGTCCTCATTGCCTGGCACTGATCTTCCACCCGATAACTTGAGTTACCAGCCTCCCCCAGCAACTTCTTATCGAATTCGTTGCTGCCATACCACCAGCCCATCTCTGCCCACTTTAGTTCCACAGCACACTCCTCTTAGTCTCATCAAAGCTCACAGTATATATTATATACTAATGAGCTTTGTCAATCACTAACTAATAGTCAAACTGATACCAGTCTGCATGTCCTGGTATCACTTCTCCATACTTAGTCACAAACGTCTTCATCCAGACACTCTCCAACTTGTTTGGCATGTCCCGGAGAACGAATATGCCAGTTAGTGCTAGCACAATCATCCACTTCTTCATTACTACCTCTCCTTATTAATGCCTTGCACACTTCATTGCAGTAATCCTACCTCTTTTTTCACTGCAATAATGTGCTCCTGAGCAATCTGGTAATTCTTCATGAACGAGTCAGGATCAGGGTTAAAGTTCTTGCCTGTGCTAGATAACCTTAAAGCATCCTCTAGCACTTTGCAGTGCTTTTCTATCCAGTTCTTACTTACATCCACAACGCACCCACACTTGGCTGTCTGCATGACGTTATACCCTCAGAGCCTTCTTAGCCACAACCTTTCCACGCACTTCTGCTGTCACATACTTGTCGTGTACAGTTATGACAGCGTTGTCATACTTCTCTCTGAGCATGTCACAGATGAGATTCACATACTCCTCACGTGCACGAGAAACTTCTGCTCGTGCAATTAAGATCTCTTCACTTACCCCCTGCTCATCTTCCTTCCCAACAGGTCGGGCAATGTCTCCTGGCAACTTTACCATCCACACTCCTGGAGAGTTCTGAAACTTCCTATGTAGCCACACATGACCCTTCATGATTCTCTCCTTATTGTGTGCTAACCACAGTATCTTTACTCTGGTTAATCCACAATAGAAACTGGGGCAGATGTTACTCTGCCCCAACTTAGCACGACATTCATCCTCAGAGTATTGCTACCCTGATACATGAACTATTATTATACTGATTCTTATTAGTCTATATTCTGAAACTCACTTACTATATTCTCTTTCCACTCAGCTATGCCCAACAATTGCCTTGCCATAGCTTCTGTGATGCCAGTAACCTGTGCCATCATAACTTCCTTCCAGTACTCCGGCACACTTTCCACAACCACGTTTGTTCGGTCACCAAAGGTAGGATTGTCTATCACAACGTCTTTGTAACCAAATCTCTTAACTGCACCCAATGTGTGTGGCCAGTAAAGGTAAGCAATAACCTTGCCAGCGAACCTCAGCGTATATTGTTCATAGTTCTTTGGTAGGTTAGTCAAACCTTCTGGGATAAGTAGCATAGACTGCGGGGTATGTGAGAAGCAAGATATCCGCCCACAAGCCATGCGGATATCTTCCCACAAATCTAGCTTCAGATTGTACATCCTGCCACTATGGGCAAGGAATAGTGTGTGTGTAATTTCCGGGGCCTTTGGTCCCTCACTAATAACCTTGACATTTGGTACGCTGTCAAGATCTGATGCTTGCAGAATGAGCAAGGTATTGTGAGCTCTGGTTATCTTCAAAGTTACACTCCCCATAGAATGTTGCGAAAGATGCGACGGCGCGCCCGCAATGGTCCGACCCGTGCCCTACCCTACCACAGCGGGCGCCAGCGCGCAAATCGGCGCCACGGTCCTGCAAAGCAGCGGAGCCGATGCTAGCGTCCTGCAAGGCAGCCAGTAGGCGGGATAAGGTCAAGTATATCTTTGACAATATTCTGACAGGGATGATACTCGGCGGGGGATAACACCAATAATATGTAATGCTGAAAGTTGTAAGAGTTTAGCCTTAGTAAATATATGAAAGTGAGTGTTTTATTTGTGAAATGGTTTCTAACACTAAATACCATCCCTATCTAACTATCGCTCTAACAAAGTTTCCTCAACAATGAACCCACAATTCTCTGCTGTTTCTACTATCTGCGTGTGATATTGGCCAATTAACTCGCGTGTTTCGATGTCCAGGCGGTTGGTCAAGAGTTCTTCAAATAGAGTTCTAGCGAGGTTTAAATCTGTGTTTGAAATTTCAGAAATTATTTGTAGTTGAGTGACTAGGCTGGTTATTTTGTAGCGATAGTGGTTGTGGTGGTTGTGCAGGCTGCCAGTGCCTATGTTATTCTTGAGAGACTGTAAGAGGGTGATGTCTGTGTGACGAAACTCTAGGGTAGATTTATATGGTTTGACTATCCAGAACCCACACAAACCTATCATACGGATCACTTCTTGCGTATCTTGCATATGGCATTCTCCAGAGCCCAGTATAGTGCACACTGTGACTGTTGTCAAGTACAGTTTAGTAGAGTATGGCTTGTCCCGCATACGTGGATGAGTTTGTCCCGGGGACACGAAGTTTGTCCCGCTTTTGTCCCGCAAGGGCTTATTTTGTCCCGCAATTAGGGTGATATTTTTGTTAGTAATGCTAAGTATGGTTATATTAGTGCATGGTAGTGGTTAGAATGAGCGTGCATGTGGTGGGTTTATACAGTGCTGTGTGTAGATTTGGGATATTTGTGGCAGAGGGTGTCGTTTGAAAGTGTCGGTATTAACCCATAGTATAATATTATACTATGGGTTTATAACGACATACCGACAGACTTAGGCAACGACAGGCACGTGTGTGACACATAGGTGAGTGTGATGCTTATGTATATTGGCTATGTATTTATAACGACATATCTATGGTGCTCAACATGTGTATACCAAGTGCTTAGCAACATATAATAATATATATACATAATATTATACAACTATATCTAATTATATATAAATGTATATATAATGTCTATCCTAATATTTGCCCTAAACACTATAGTGAAAATTGGTGTGAAAACGTGGGGGGAGGTTGCGAGCCAAAAGCTTCTCGCTTCCGAAGCTTCGAGGACGAGAGACTATGGGGCAAGAGACTACCGGGTGAGAGACTGTGGGGCGAAAGATATTGGGCACGAAACGTTGGGGCACATCTGCGGGCGCACGTTCTGACCCACTGGAATCGTCTCTAAGGACACTGGCAAGGCACTGCTACCTACCGACCGTGTCCTACCGTCCATAGGGCACGGGGAACCGTGCTGGTGGCTTCTCATGACGATTGTGGGTACACGTTCTGGGGAGGGGTACTTGACATAACTGTCGAGGCTAGGCAAAGGAATGGGGAGCCGGGTGGCTCCCCAGTGGTCAGACGGTGGGACGCGCTAGGCGGTTGGCGTGGTGGCACGTAGGGCAGCGAGGCGGGCCGCAGCTTTCTCGGCAGCCCGCTCGGCACGCGCTAGGCGGGTCTCAGTGATGATGTATGGTGTCTCGCCGGTGCGCTTCCCCGCACCGGGCTTGGCAGTCTCGACACTCGCGCCCTCGACCTTGCCGCCCACGACACGGAACGTAAAGCGACGGGACGCAGTGACGGCAGCTAGGTCCGAAATCAAGCCATCCAACTTTGTGAGTGTGTGTTCGGCGGAGAACACACGGGCGGGCGTGCCGTTGCCGGACGCGACGACGATATTCCACTCCCCGTCGTGCGCAAGCACTTCAGGGCCAGCGAGTGGAGCCACGTCGATGGCGGGCACAACGGCTGCGGGCTTGACCGACTCACGGTACTGAGTGACGGCGGCGTCGGCCAGCACACCTTGGCCAGCGGCACGCAGCGCCTCGACGGCGGCAGCGATGGCTGCGGGCAGGTCTGACTCAGTGGCGGGCATGGTGGTGGCAGTAGCGGCTGCATGTTCCCGACGATTGGCTGCGACGGCGGCAAGCATCTCACCTTCAGTGGTCGCGACGGCGGCAAGGGTACCAGAGTCAGTCGGACGGACGGTAGAACGTGACATAGCACTTTCTCCACAGACAGCGCGTAGGTAGTCGGCGACTCACCACCTCCCCAGTCTACACCCGGTCGTTGTGGCTTGTCAAATCCGGGCACACGTCTCACACGTGCACATCAGGAGTGCAACGATGGCCTGCACAGCACACGAGGGCCTGCACGACCTGGCTGTACGTTATGTCAAGTCAACCAGCCCGGGTACAGGTGCTGCCCAGTGCCCGGGCTGACCTTGTTATGTCAAGCTATCCAAGCCGGGCATGGCACACGTCTGCGCCGTGGCTGGGCTTGTTATGTCAACCTTGACGGGGCAGACTCGGCTGGGCACACCTACCAATGTCCATTGGCAAGTGTCCTGCATACGATGATATACCGGAGTGTGGGAAGTAAGCGCTAGAAACAAGGTTCACCGTCGGCGTTGACAGGGTAAGGTAGGGATACCCCCTCACCCACCACAACCCAACTTTTCAAATAAATATACTTAGCAATGCATAATATATACGTTCGTACCTATAGTTGCGTTTCCCGGCCAGCTGTGGTATACTCCTGGCCATGCGCGCAGCCTACCATCCCGATCATACTATTGTGGCTACTATTCAGCAGATGTCTGCTGAGCTTGGCCGTGTTCCTACCCCCGCTGAGTATCAGGCGCGGGTGGGGTGCACACGAGAGCAGGCTAATGCAGCCCTGGCTATTACCAAATCTGTGCTCTGGCAATCAAACACTATTATAGGCTTTAAGGTTACCCGCGATATGGTAGTTGCCTATGTCAATGAGCAACTAAACCACAGGCATGTCCCTGTGCCAGTTATTGCAGCGGAGTTGGGCATATATCCAGCCGATGTCTATACAATCATAAAGAAGCTGCGTGTACGGCCCCCGAAACGAGTTCCCAAGGCAAAGGTATGCCCCGATTGCGGCGTTCCTGTAACTATAGCTGGACATAGGTGTCGAGAGTGTGCGAACCTGTGTAGAAGTGGGTATGCAGTCTCACGGTATGCTACCCGGTCGAGTGGCCGAGATGGCCGGCACCACTAAATATCTATAGCACGAAAGAAGTTGCTGCTTGCCAAGGCTGCCGACCTGTGCTATAATGGGGCACTCAGGGGAGATGCTTAGTGATGATAAAATTCAGTGGAGGTTACATGGATATTCTGGCAAAGATATGGTATATAGCTATGTGTGTGCTCGCCATCAGCACAGGAGTAGAGAAAATAGAAAATACATTGTTAATGATATGTTGGGTAGGGCTGATGATATTTATGGCTATAGCATTCTGGGTAACATACTTATGACAAAACTTGTCCATGATTGGGTAGAAACCTTTGTTACTGCACACCCTCTGTCTAAAGAGGGTTTAGTGGTGGAGTTTGGTAGTAAGGATATCAATGGTGGAATAAGGGATATATTCAACTGTGAGTTTGTTGGAGTTGACATCGAAGCTGGCCCAGGAGTTGATGTGGTCTGCGATGCAAGTAAGTATGCACCGCCAAGGTTAGCAGATATGGTAGTGTGTGTAGGAACATTAGAGCATACACCGGATAGTAGATCTATCCTACATAATGCATATAGTATATTGAAAGATGGGGGTGTGCTACTTGTTATGGCCGCTAATAACTGGCTTCCACACTCCGCTGTAGATGGCAAGTGGCTGATAGGAGAATATACAGAGTGGTATAAGAACATATCGTATGATGAACTAGGAGACTGGTTACTAATATTTAATATGTCTACTATATATGTATCTGGGCCAGACATATATGCTATAGCGAGGAAGTAGTATGGAAGAGGTTATTAAGGCCGCAGTACAGCTTATTATAGATAAGAAAGATATACAGGTTAATACTATATATAAAGTTATTCTGCATAATTGGTATTTTACCCCCGCAGTCATTATTGATCTCAAGCGCTTCGTGGCAATCTTGGGTGCGGCGGGGGTCATTATAGAGATTTATAATAAGGAAGATGAACTTGTCATCGGTCTTTGATAGTATACACGCTAAGTTGGATGAGCGAGCAGCCATAGGGATGAAGACTTATGGAAGACCGCTGGTGCCCTTCAACAATAGAGACAGCTTGAAGGATGCTCAAGAGGAACTGCTAGATCTACTGGTATATCTTGAGCAACATATTATGGAGTTTGAAATATTATTAACTGTATTTAAAGATCTATTAGATTGGGCCGAAGAAAACAATTGCCCGAACGAGATGTATATAAAATGTAAAACAATATATACATTACTTCGGAGGGACTAATCATGGAGCTTACGGTAACAATGACAGTGAGAGTTTGGACAAAGGATGTAGAGGAGGCTGTTAATACAGTATTGGACATACTGGCGCGCACTGCTGATGAGTTTGGAATAGAGGTAGATGTTACGGAAATTATGGAGAGTGTATGAGCTGTATTGTCGGCGTATTCGGTGATGGCAAGATGTACATTGGTGGCGATAGTGGAGCAACGTGTGGGTATAAGCACCTGGTATCAAATGTACCCAAAGTGTTTAGAAACGGGGAGTTTATATTTGGGTTCATAGGCAGCTATAGAATGGGGCAGATACTTCGTGTGTACTTTAGCCCGCCCTCTCAGATAGTAGACACCACCGACTATGAATACCTAGCCACACTTGTTACTGAGCATATAAGAAGTATATTCAAGGAGCACGGCTTTCAAGGTGACAATGAGCGTGAAGGCGGTACCTTCTTGATTGGATATCGAGGGATAGTCTATGTTATGTACAGTGACTATCACATAAACTGGTATAATACAGGCACTGTGGCCATTGGTTCTGGAGAAGATTATGCATTGGGCAGCCTACTAGTTACAAGTATGTTAGAGCCTCGTGCTCGGATAGAGGCAGCTTTGCAGGTAGCCGCTATGTATACGGGCACAGTCAAGCCACCATTTATTATTATAGGAGATGATGATGATATTCAAGGTAGTGGTGAAGGAAAGTAGTATTGAGGTAAGGGGCGCATACTTTGAGGCTTTGGATGATGGGAGACTATTTTTATATAATGAGGATAACGATTGCATTGCTGTATTTAATATAGGTGAATGGCTTTATGTGGTGGGTGATGAAGAGATTGACCTGCCCTGAGTGCAAATTTGGTTTCCTACTGGTGCTTACTAAGCAAGAAGAGCACTGGTCAAAAACATATGAAGAGGGAGTTGCTGTGAAGGATGGTATATTAGAGACTCGATTGACTCTCCGCTGCCCACTATGTGATACTAACTATCTCTTGGTGCTTGGAGAATATGAGTAGAAAACATAATCAAAAGAGGGACCTTATTCGAGATATAGAAGATTTACAGGAACGTATTGCGGAATTAAGAGGTAAGTCAACAGAGAAGGACTTACGTATGCTGCATAGGCTAGAGGATGAGTTGGTGAGCTTACAATTCATGTTAAAGCACGGGGACTTTGACTACTATGAATAGCATTATGACTAAAGAAGAAGCACAAGAGATACTTGATGGGGGGTGGAGGTACAGGGGAAAGGTGTCATTATATAGAATGGCTATGACCATCATCTCTCTTTATAAGAAAGTAGAGACTCTAGAAGAGGATCTGATAGCAGAGACAGAGCTAGTATACCAAAATAAAGAATATGCTGATTATTGGATGGAAGTGTATTATGATATGTTGTCAGGATTATAAACATGGATAAAGAAGTAATAGCAGAAGAGTTTTTAGATAACAAGTGGGTACAATGATAGTATACTTGGCGGGGCCTATAACAGGCTGTTCATATAAAGAATGCACAGATTGGAGGAAGACAGCTACAAATACTCTTGGTGCATTTAATATAAAGTGCCTAGACCCAATGCGAGGTAAAAGCTTTCTTGAAAATGCTGATGACATTAGAGATGAGTATGGTGCTACTCCTACTTCCAACAGGCAGTCGATAACGTACCGAGACCACGATGATATAAGGAGGGCTGATATAGTATTAGTGAACTTCAGTGGGGCAACTAGAGTGAGCATTGGCACCGTGATAGAAATAGGGTGGGCAAGCGAACTAAACAAGCTTATCGTTGTCATCATGGATGAGGATAATTGTCATTGGCATGGTATGTTACGAGAGCTTGCTTATGTTACCGTACCAGACCTAAAGACTGCTATCAATATTATAAGGGAGGTAAGTTGACATACTTTATGCTTGTTGCTAATGCGGGTACTGTAGATCTATATCAAGAAGATAGTCTAGAGGAAACACAAGTACTGCTTGATAGTGTTGCAGAAACTCTTCCTATTGACAGAAGCTTATTGGATTACCCAGGAATAGATTTGTCTTACCCCGCCACTGACTGTGGGAGTACTGTAATTGTGATTGAGGGAAGAATGGTACCGATAAGTATGGATGTTAAGTTGAGAGTACATAAGGAGACTAAAAATGGAAAATGAAACTTATTATGCAATTATCGTTGATGAGGAAGGAACTATTTTTTATAAGGGGGACCACTATAGAATAGAGGAGATTATTAGGGAGGCAATAGAAGATTTGAGTGAAGATGAGTATGATGTTATAGAGCCCTTTGGGGACTATACTACAGCCTACTCTAGTGAGCGGTCGGTAACTATTGCGGTATTTAGGGGTAGTTTAGTGGTGCCTGGTATTGAACAGTTTATAGAAGTAACGCTATGAACGAATATTATTATGCACTTTTGATTTGTCAAGATGGTGTTATTGGATATGAAGCAAGTACTAAAGAAGAGTTGTTGGCTAAGATTAATGCCAGACAAGAGTATCTAGATACTGATCTTGATACAATTACATATATTAGTGAGTACTCTGGAAACTTCTTTGACATAGAGACTGACCGCCTTATTGTATTCAAGGGTGAGATACTTAATCCCTTAATATCTTATGTAGCTAAGGTAACACTTCCGTGATGTATCAAGATCTGGCCATGAGAACCTGTAGCCCCACTAATAAAGATACTATACAAGCAGTGCTGGGGCTTATTAGTGAGTGTGGAGAGTTCGCAACACAAATAAAGAACCATCGTGCACAAGGACATGACCTAGATACTTCTAATCTTATAGAAGAGATTGGAGATGAGCTGTGGTACTTTGCCATGTACTGCGAGACCTCAGGAAGATCGTTGAGTAATTATATAACTGACCCTAAGGTTCACTTTGATCAAGAGTTGGCCCTAGAAGGGCTAATATTGGGTTGGGCGCTTACGATAGGTGGCTTGGCTAAAGAAGAATTGGTTGGTTACAAGGATGCCCTGGCAGATGTTCGTACTATGGAGTGTATTATGGGGCTTGTAACTATCCTTGGGCATATATGTTATATGCTGGGTACAGATCTAGAGTCTGTTATGGAAAAGAATATTAATAAACTGAGGGTGAGATACCCGGAGAAGTTTGAGCCTGAGCAAAGTCTTAATAGAGATACTGAGGCTGAGCAAGAGGTACTAAAGAGTTAGTATATTGGGAAAGCTACATGTAGGATCGTTATTTAGTGGGATAGATCTTGGGCTTCAACAAAGGGGGCTTATAATGAATGATAAGGCTATTGCTAGTGGAGAATTATCATACGATGAGCTACAAGAGGCAGCTTTGTGGCTTTACCGTCAAACAATCTTCCTAAGAGAGAATATTACTGGACTAAATTCTGACATTGATACTATACAAGACATAGGTCAGGAGAACTATAATATAGCTAGAGATGAAATTGAGCTTTGGAAAGAACGATATTATGATCTATTGGCTAAGCATGATGGATGATAAGATTATTGCCAGCGGTGAGCTCTCGTATGGCTTCTTACAGGAAGTTGCGTTAGCACAATATCGTATTATTCAAGACCTTAAGGATGATATAGAGGGGTGGAAGGATCAAGCAGAAACTAATACGGAAATTGGTATGGAAGAAGTAGCAAGAGAGAAGGACGAGACTAGGTACTGGAGAGATAGATACTACGGACAAGTATGAACGTGCACAGAAGATGCTTGAAGGTAGAAGGCGGGCTAAAGCGGCGCGTGAGGCTGCTAGTGTGCAGACTGCTATGACATCTTGCACACTTATTGGTGGTGACTATGATCATTGGCCGATACTTGCCAAGCAGCTTGGGCACAGACTGCCTCATCGAGGGACCACTATAAATACCGCAGATATGAAGAAGTGGATGAAATGGTGTGGATTCACCGTGCCGTGGTTTAAGGAATGGTCAGGACTGAAGACTGTAGCTGAGTTCCTAACACTAAATCCAAATTGGTCTATGAGAGCGTTTGCGGGGGTAATGTTAGAGGAGTGGGAGAGTGCTCAGTATTGGGCTACACATCCTCGCCCGAAGTTAGAATATAAACCAGTACCGGGCTATAAAAAGGGATAAATTATGCTTGAAGCACAGTGGAAAAGAGAACTAGAAAATACTCCTACTGAAAAGAAGTATCTGGTTAATGAACACTATATATGTATGGCTATCAGTAGCCTACTACGCGCTGGCCATTATGTTCATATAGGGGAAGATGGGGGGCTGTGGGGACAATATAATGTATGTGTTGGTGGCTATACTAAGTATGGCAACAATCTCACAGATATTCTTGTACAGCTTGCAGATATATATGGATGGTAACTTATGGATGATAAGATAGATATGCTTATGGATTATGCCCTATTATTTTATACCATTTTTGCTCTTGTATTATTACCAATATGGGCACTATTAATGATACTAATAATACTTATTATGTTATGGGGGTGAGTTATGTATAGTATAGAGCACCTAGATCATATTGAAGTGTTTGAGAATGACAATAGGCCCGTGGCAAAGGTTTATGATGATAGAGTAACATTTAATGATGGAACAGAATTTACATATAAAGGGTTTACACTACGGGAGATGGTTAAACTAATTGTATATGGGGCAAGGGCAATATAATGGACTTTACTGAGTATGCAAAGGCTGCCTACTATAATAGTAGAATTTCTTATCTTAATAAGATTAAGAAACTTATACACTGCTCTTTCTTAAAGACCTTTGGTTGTAAGCCGGATTATGTATACACAGAGATACACCCAATTAAAGGAACACAGTTCTTTGTTGAGAGAGAAGGGGTGGTGCTCTCATGCATAGTGGGGCAGATACAAATGGAAGATAATAGTGATGGTTATTATATAACTTTCTACTATAAGAATAAACCTGTATATTCATTAGCTGATCTTGGGAGGTTACTATAATGATATTAATGAAATGTGGCCACGTTGCAAATGAAACCTGCCCAGTGTGCTTCCCAGACCCAAATAGTTATACACCTGTAGACGAAGTGCCTGATCTAACAGGTAGACTTGCACGGTGTGATTACTATATATCATGCTCGAAAGAGTTACCCAGTAGTTTAGGTTTAGCATTCTTTGAGTATAGGCCAAACGATACCTATGATAGGTTTTATTGTGGCTGCATGGGCTGGGAGTAAACTATGTTTAAGAGAGAGAAAATAGTTCCTACTGAGTTTGAATTGGATTGTATGAGTATATATAATATACTAAGGAGAGATTATATAGCTCGTATGATACCATTTATCACAGAGGCATTTGCTGCTAAGTTTGGGTGGCAGCCTGACTCTGTGCTCCCAACAGAAAACAATGAATTTCTAGTAAAGAAGGGTCGTGTAACTCTTAAGGTTACATGTGAGGATAGTAAAATAAAGTATTTCTATACTCATGAGAATGATCGTTGGCAACTTCCTCATGAAGTTCCTAACAAGGGGACATTGGGGATGCTACTTATGGAGGACTATCCTGAGTATAATGTTGGTTAACATGGGGTTATATATATGACTAATCTAAGGGAGATGGCTAAACAGGCCCACATAAAGCAGCAGCAAGAATACGTAAATACTATACTATTCCTTATCCCCATAGAATTCAAGAAGATATTCAAGTGTGCCCCTGAACGTATGTACTTTGAACCAGGAGGATCTTTCTATGCAGAGAAGGATGGTATAAAACTTACTTGTGTGGTGCATAAAAATGGCCTTAATGAGGGGAAGTGGGTCTATTCTATAGAATTCCGTTATAAAGATAGAACTATATATTCTCTTGCTGATCTTGGAAGAGTATTATGCCATACGTAGACCCGCCCCCTGGATATAGTGATTGGAAACAGTTAAAGGTACATATGGATGAGGTTTATCTGGCACAAGAGTATAGACAGTGGGCACTGATGATACTAGACGTGGATGGACTAGGGGCAGCCCTTAATTATATAGAAGCAATATTGGCAAGGAAGAATGAACTACCTAGCAGTGCCTGAATGGGATGGTCAGCAATGGCAGCCCACAGATATGTCTGGTCGGTATCCTGATATAACCTGGCCAGAGAACTTTGATCCAAATACCTTACCTAAGCCTAAGTATACCCTTGGACAAGTAGTGCAATTCTATTGGGCAAATAATGAGGTATGGAAGGGTGAAGTTAGGAGTATAACAATGAGTGGTGGCTATCATGATAATCTTACCACAGAAGAAGCCATTCATGAGCGATACTCAGAGCCCATACGCTATATAATACATAGTCATGGGCATGGGCGCTGGATAAAAGAGAGTAACATTCTCTATTGAAATTCAAGCCAAGGTGTGGTATAATATATGTCCAAGGGTGAAGTATGCTACCCCATGTTAGACATTTAATACTAAACTAGTATTATATTAGGAGAGTCTATGGTACTAATGTTTGCAGCACTGATACTAGTGCACCTTCTATATGATTTTCATTGGCAGGGCCCTTTTATTGGTAATATGAAGAGTAAATCGAACTTTCTATTAGCAGTCCACGCCCTAACTTGGGCAATGCTGCTCTGTACTGTTATCTATTTCATGGGGGCACTCTCTTGGTGGCAACTACCGTTCCTATTCATCACACACCTACTCATTGACTATTGGAAGTGCCATAAAACGTATGAAATTACTCAACCTGAGTATTGGAAATATCTATACATTGATCAAGTTCTACATTTAATAACTATTATAATAGTGAGTATTTAGGAGACTGACTATTGACAAAATTAACTGATAACGCAATTAAATTACTAGAAGAACGATATTTACGTAGAGACCTAAATGGCACTCTTATAGAGACTCCTGATGAACTATTTCATAGAGTGGCCAAGGCGGTGGCACAGAACGATGATGACCTTGCAGAAAAGTTCTATATAGCTATATCTAATCTTGACTTTCTACCTAACTCACCAGCACTATTCAGCTTTGGTACAGATTTTGGTAGTGGATTTGCCTGCTTCTCATTAGATGTGCCTGACTCTATTGATGGTATATTTGAAACAATTAAAAAGTGTGCGGAGATAACTAGGCAGGGGGGAGGTATTGGTCTCTATATTGGTAATGTCAGACCCAAGGGCGATAATGTTAAGAACAAACACGGGGTAGCAAGTGGGCCAGTGTCCTTCTTATATGTATTTGATTCTATGATTGAGTGTGTGAAGCAGGGTGGCTTTAGACGGGGTGGGGTACTAGCCCTATTACCAGTCTGGCACCCTGATATCATGGAGTTTATCTCCTGTAAAGAAAAAGATGGTGTACTACACAACTTCAATATAAGTGTAACTCTTACCGATGAATTTATGCAGGCGGTTGAAAATGACACTGACTATTCTCTTATTAATCCACGTACACTATCAGTAACTAAGGTTGTTCGCGCCCGTGACATTTGGGGCGCACTAATTCAACATGCTTGGCAAAATGGAGAGCCAGGTGTTCAGTTTTGGGATACTAATCAACGCTATAATCCCACACCGAGTCTTGGCCCACTTCTTAGTAATTTATGTGGTGAACAGAACTTACTGGCGGGTGAAGCTTGCAGTTTGGCTAGTATCAATCTAGTCAACTTTGTTGTTGGAGGCACAATAGATTGGGCCCGTTTAGATGAGACCTCACGTCTTGTTACTATATTTCTTGATATGAGCATTGATATTAATCGTTATCCTTTACCAGAAACTGAAGCTATTGTTAAGCGCACTCGGCGTGTTGGTCTTGGTGTTATGGGTTTTGCAGATATGCTGTATAAGTTAGGTATTCGTTATGACAGTGAAGAAGCAGAAACTTTGGCTGAGCATATTATGGAATTCATCACCTATACAGCGATGGATGAATCTATGACTAGGGCTATGGATTATGGCCCCTTCTCAGCAATGGAATGGAAGGGGGACTCCTATGGTGAATATATTTGTCCAATCACTATAGACCATGATAGATCTTTCATTGACAACACAGAAGAGTTTGACATGAACTGGAGTTGGGTAGAGGACAACCTTGCTGATTATGGCATTCGTAATGCAGCAATTACTACAATTGCTCCCACAGGAAGTTTGAGTTTTATTGCTAATACTAGCTCCGGCATAGAACCGAACTTTGCACTATCAGTTACTCGTGATGTCTTAGGTGGTAAGAAATTTATATTCTTTAATCCAATTGTAGAACAATTGTTGAGTGAGTATAGTGTTACTTCTATAGAAGATCTCCCTGAAGAAGTTCGCAGTTATCTTGTCACTGCTCATGAGGTAAGTCCTGAATGGCATGTTCGTATACAGGCTGCTTTCCAAAGGTGGACACATAATAGTATTAGCAAAACTGTAAACGCTACTTCTGACTTTCCTCTAGAAGACGTTGGTCCATTGTTCATTGATGCCTGGAAGAGGGGATGCAAGGGTATAACATTTTATAGGGATGGTAGTAGAGATAACCAGGTACTTACTGTTACTACTGAACGCAAAGAAGCTTCTCCACGAGAACGCCCGCCTGTGACTACTGGTGCAACTGAGCGGATACACCTTGGTTGTGGACGCAGTCTTTATGTTACAGTTAATGAAGATGAACAAGGCATATGTGAGGTATTTCTTACTGCTGGCCATAGTGGAGGGTGTATTAGTGCGCAAAGTGAGGCACTGGCGCGTCTAATCAGTGTATCTCTACGTGCTGGTATCCCTATTCCTAATATTGTTAAGCAACTACGTGGTATCCGTTGTGCAGCACCAGGCTTTGGTGGGCGAGGGGCGCTCAGTTGTGCTGATGCAGTAGCAAAGGTACTAGAGAGACGGGTTAATGGGCAGGTGTCTAAACTTGCTACAATAACTGGTGGGCCCGAATGCCCAGAGTGTGGCACAATGTTAATTATGGGAGAAGGATGTATGAGTTGTCCAAACTGCGGATTTAGTAAATGTGGATAAAGTATATTTAATTAGATGCTCGGATAATATAATAAGGGTCTGTGATAAGGAGACTGCTGACAGGGCAGTCTCCGGCCTACAATTTGCATACAGCGAAGAAAGGGATGTGGTGATTACAGATGAGCCCTGGCTGTGGAGGATTTGGGTAGAAAGGCAAGGGAAGATAGTGTATGTTGAGTATGACCTGGTAGAAGATGGAAGTACGTATAATGTAGTACCTGCTCACTCTGAAGAGGAACTTAGAGAGATAATAGAAGTAAGGATACGGGCACAGTATGGAAATGGTATACAGGT